TTATGGTTTTGAATTGGAGGAATAAATCATGGCAAAGAGAGCGTTTGACCTTGGAGCAGCCGTACATAAGATTGATATTTGCCCGATCCGAGTAGTTAATCTGGAAAATCTGCGCAAGGAACTGGATGCACAGGGAATTGCTTATACACTTTAAGAAAATCTCCGCAAAACAGAACTTTGTGCGGAGGATTGCACAAAATCTCCGTTTAGGACGGAAAAATGCAATCAGATGCAAAAATATGGAGGGAAATCACTTTGGAAAAGACAATTTACGGCGGTAAGCCGAAAAATCCAGCGGCTTATTGTGCATTACATAACGGCAGCTTGACCGTAAAGGAAATGAAAAAGAAGGGCTGTCTTGGCAAGCAGTGTCATCATCTTCGGAAAAATGAGCAGCACGAATACTGGAATCAGCGGCAGATCATGAAAGCCAGAAAGGAAAGCTAATATGGGAAATCTGTATTACCAGATGAAAGATGGTAGTTATATTCAGAAGTGTGAACTGGAAGAAGCGTTTTATATCCAGCATGGATACTACCGTCATAAGAATGAAACTGAGTTTTTGAAGTGGTTGCATTCTTTGCTTGGAAAAACGATCATGAAAGTTGTCCGTGAGTACGATATGCAAGTGGAAGAACTGGCAAAATCTCGTCCTGTTTTGGCTGTCATGCTGTACCGCAGCCGTTATAACTGTTCTCTGGTGGAAGCGAGAGATTATGTCAATTCTCATGTTGAAAAAACCGTGTAAATGGAGGAAGGAATTATGGTTAGAGATGAAAGAAATCTGGAAGGCAAGATTTGCGTTTTCAATACGCATGGTATGGATTCTGAGTGGAAAATCCATGACGGCGAAAAGTGTACGGTTAAAAAGCGCAAGTCTGAGGACGAATATGATTATGAAGATATTGGAACCATGTGGGAAATCAAGCTGAATAGTGGCAAGGAATTAGACGCATTTCCTGATGAATTGGAAGAATGCGAAAATAATGCTTGACAATAACCATAAATACAAGTACAATGGAAAAGGAGAAAACAAAATGGAAAATATGAGCGTATATTCTGTTGTGGTTTATTATACTGGTGGAAGCAACCGTGGTTATCTGATCAGTGCAGAGGATCGAAACAAGTTGATGGAAAAGTTGGCAACATTCTTGGACTACAACAATGTCCTAACCGTTCATATTGGAGAAATCTTTGAAGTGGAAAACATGATGCTGTAAAGAAGTGTTCATTATGATTGGAAGCATCATTACATATTTTCTGTTGCTTAATGAATGTGCGGATGAAAAGCGTTCTGGATATGATAGAAAGAAAAAATATGTCGGAAAACCACATTGGATTGAATATGTAATAATAGTAGTCGGCGCAGTAATTCTTATAACACGTTTGTTTGGATAATTTCTAAGGAGAATGACTTATGATCTTTGAAGCATTGTTTCTTGCCTTTACGCTTGGAAGTCAATGCGCACAGGAACAAACTTCAGCTATGGAAGTACAGAGTATGGAAAAAGACGAGTCTTTTCAGCGGCAGCGTTTCTTTGAGGATCAGAAAAGGTGGAAAGCTGATAAGTTTTCATTTTGTGGAAAAATAAATGATTTACCGTGGAGCCGCATTCTGGAACTACTTGACCTGATTGACAAGGGTTATTTCCCTGCTGCCTATGTGATTGATACAAACAGCAAAGAGAAAGCCTTGCAGCGTTATGGACTGGAAAATTACAGTTATAAAGAAGTACCGTTCGGTGGGTCATTAGCTTGTATATATCTGAAAATGTCCGATGCGATGGATTATTTTGATCATGGCGGCACTTGCCGGGATTGGATTGGTTGTGATGGAATATATCATCAAGCAGTCATGTCATGGCATTCAGTGCGTGAGTTGTTGAAACAAGGAAAAGTGATCATTGGTTTACCCTTTGGGAACGATAGTGAACCACAAACTATGACAACAGCAGAGGCAAGAGAGTTTATGAGCCGCAAGATGGAAGAACGCTTTCAGAAACAGGTGTAATAAAATGAAACGAGTAAAAGGATATATCAGCACCAGACCGCTTGGCAGTTATGATTTTGAATTTTTCGTGGAAGATTCTATGACGGATCAGGAAATCAAAAACAAAGTCGAGGATATGCTGGAACTTTCCATGCACTATGATGTGGAAGAAGGATATGTTGCGGAGCAGCAGACAGTGTACCGCAAGAAACATTCTTTGGAGGAAGATTGATATGGATATTAGAGAGGTTTTGAATCGTCCTGAGTACGATTTTATCAAGACAAACCCTCACCTTGGGGGGTCGATGATTTTTGCAACATTTGGTGGAAGTCACGCATACGGTACGAACACGCCTGATTCTGATATTGATGTTCGTGGTTGTGCGCTTAATTCCAGAACCGATATTCTTGGAAGAACCAATTTCGAACAGGTAATTGATAACGCAACAGACACCACCATTTACAGCTTTAATAAGCTGATCCATCTGCTGTCGGACTGTAATCCTAATACAATTGAGTTGCTGGGCTGTAAGCCTGAACAGTATGTGTTCTTTAACGATATTGGAAGAATGATGGTGGAACAGCGAGATATGTTCCTCTCTCAGAAAGCCGTCCATGCCTTCGGCGGTTATGCCACTCAGCAGCTTCGCCGTCTGCAAGCAGCTCTGGCTCGTGACCGCTATGACCAGTCGGAAAAAGAAAAGCAGATTCTTTCCTCTTGCAAGTCCTCTATGACCTCTTTTAACGATAGGTATCAGGAGTTCGAGAACGGCGCAATTCATCTGTATGTGGATGAATCTCAGCGTGAGGATTTGGATACAGAGATCTTCTTGGATGTAAATCTGACGCATTATCCTCTCCGTGATTATAAGAACATTTGGAGCGATCTGAATACCATTGTCAAGGAGTATGGAAAAATCACACAGCGTAATAAGAAAAAGGATGATGCACACCTGAACAAATACGCTATGCACCTGATTCGCTTGTATCTGATGTGTCTGGATATTCTGGAAAAGCAGGAGATCAATACTTTCCGTGAACATGATATTCCTCTGCTTATGTCCATTCGCAATGGCGAGTTCCAGAATGAGGACGGAACATTCAGAACGGAATTTTACCAGATGGTAGACGAGTTTGAAAAGCGCATGGATTACGCAAAGGCAAATACCTCTCTCCCGGAAAAGCCTGATTACAAGCGGATCGAGGAATTTGTTATGTATGTCAATGAACAGGCGATTAAAATGTGAGGAATAAGTCATGTTTTTAAATGTAGTCATCGGAAAACCTTTGGTTGATCCGAAAACTCTATTGGCTCTGGATGATTTGGACTGGAAAAATAATGAGCAGCCGCAGACCTTGTTTACGGAAACCAGATACCTTCCAGCCGTCATGAAAGAAGCTGGTGTGGTTCAGTCTACCAGCGAGGTTCGGAAGAATCGTCCAGACCTGAATATCTCTTTGGAAAATCCCGATTGTCTTTGGGTAAAATGGGGCAAGAAACGCCTGTATGTGATAGTAGGTGAATGAGTATGGAAAAATGGTGGCTGAAAGCACCTGAAAATGGATGGCAGTTTAATACAAGTCATCGTCTGATGCAGATTCCAGAGGAACCGAAGCGTCTGATGAAAATGCTGATGGATGCAGGATATGAGGCGTTTGTGGTCGGCGGTTGTGTTCGTGACAGCTTGATTGGAAGAACACCGCACGATTGGGATATTTGTACCAATGCTCTGCCAGACCAGATGAAAGAAGTGTTCTCTGATTTTCGTGTGCTGGATACTGGACTCAAGCATGGAACATTGACTGTTCTGCTGGAAAATCCATATGAGATCACAACTTATCGGAAAGACGGTGATTACTCTGATCATCGTCATCCAGACCAAGTTGAATTTGTCAGCGATTTGAAAGAGGATTTGAGCCGCCGTGACTTTACGATGAATGCGATGGCAGCGAACATCAACGGAGAAATCATTGACTATTTTGATGGTCAGTATGACTTGCTGAATCGGAAAATTGTTTGTGTCGGTGATCCTGAACAACGGTTTGAGGAAGATGCGCTCCGCATTCTCCGAGCCATGCGCTTTTCTGCTCGTTATCATTTCGGCATCGAGCGGAAAACTGCCAATGCAATGCTTGCAAAGAGGAATCTTCTGCTTGATATTGCCGCCGAGCGCATTGGAAACGAGTTTCTGCAAATCATGTCTGGTCGTTGCGATTGGTTGCTGGAAAACTTCACGGAAATTTTTGAGGTTATCATTCCTGAGATTACGCCCAGCATTGGATTTGTCCAGAATAATCCCCATCACTGCTATGATGTGTGGGAGCATACAGTGGAAGCGATTCGTAATTGTCATGGAGATACCATTGTAAAAATTGCTTGTCTGTATCACGATCTTGGAAAACCGTTCTGCTATTCCGAGGATGAAAACGGAATTGGACACTTCTACGGTCATGCCGCCAAGAGTGCAGAGATTGCAGAACAATCACTTCGGAATCTCCGTCTGGAATCCAAACTGATTACTGATGTGGTGCAACTCGTAGCATCCCATGATCGTGTGCTTGAGGTAAAGAAGAATATTGTGCGCCGATGCTTGAATAAGTTTGGAGAAATCCAATTTATGAATCTCATTTTCCTTCAGACAGCGGATAAATCAGCACAGAGTATTGATATTGGTCAGCGTGGAGAACAGGTTACAAGAGTCAGTCAGTTTTACCGCATGATGCAGGAAATCAAACAGGATCAGGATTGTTTTTCTCTGAAGGATTTAGCAGTCAATGGCAATGATTTGATGCAGCTTGGTTTTTCGCAGGATAAATCCCTTGGCAACGCTCTGAACGCCTTGCTTGAATTGGTCATGGATGATAAAATGGAAAACGATAAGGAAAAACTTCTGACGAAAGCGAGGGAACTTCTCGATGAAAAAGACCTCTGAGTTTTATGTAGAACTGTCAAAGCTGATCAAAACGATCCCTGCTCCTGCATCTGTTGTTTTCGATGTAATGACCTATAAAAAGGCGTGTGAGGATTACCAGACTGCATTGTTCTATGTTAGAGAAATCTTATCCAATCATGCAACTTATGAGAAATGGAAATCTCAGCTTGGAAAAGGCACTGTGGATGATGAATTCATTCTGCAATGCAAAGACAATATGGATGATTACATGGAAAAACTGAGAACCTTTGTAAAAGAACGCTCTGAGGAAGGTTGGGAATGATATGGAAATGAAATTCTGGAAAAACAACGAATTGGATGACGCAGCTATTATCAAGGCATTGAATCAGGCAGTAAAAGATTACGAAGATGGAGCAATCGCAGAAGTTCGTGATTCTCTTGCCGAGATCGTTAATGCCATTGACGAGTTTGAGGCAATCATGGAGGGCAACTGATGTGAAATGGAAATATGACCTAAAGAGTTTTGGTAAGGAACTTCGCCAGTGTATCAATGAAGGCGGCGAGGACTTAGAATCTTGCCGTAAAACACTCCGAGCCTTGGAAAACTGTTATAAGTTGATAAAATCCAAAGTATCAGAGGATGATTGGGAAGAAATCAGTGAGGAATACAGAACTGTACGACAGCACATTGATATTCTCAGCGTAGAGGATGAAGCAGAGCGTGAGGATCGTCTGCTGGATGAAGATTTTACTGGTTATAATCCTGCTCTGGAATGCGTCAATGATGACCTTCGTATTTTCTATAATGTCTGTGATGATTATAGAATTTGGATTGGAATTTGAGGTTTGGAGGAAAAACTATGTGTGATTTTTGCGAAAAATATGATTTTGGATTATCATCGTGGGAAGTAGATAAATATGGCGCACGAATTATTAATGCTGGCGGCAGTTATCGGTTTCCAGAATATCGGCAATTTTTATTTTGTCCAGTTTGCGGACAATCCAGAGTTAAAAAGAATATTTTGCCGCCAGTAGAAAAACGAGAGTGTCCTTCATATTATAATGCTCAGCCATATATTTTGAATTAATAACAATAAATGCAAGAATATACGAAGGAGATGCTATATTTAGAGTAATCCTTACTGGTGAAAGAGATTATAACGATTATCTTAATAATCGGGAGTAAAATATGACTTATAAAATGCGAAAACCTTTGGTCAAAAATAAGTATAATTTGACTATTAAGCAGCTCAAGAAATATAAAGTTGTAGATAGAACTCATGTTGGATTACCGTTCTTTTGGAGAAATGATGTGATTGGAGCATGGTGTATTTGCGGTTTTGCAGGAACAGAAGCAGACCGTAGGTTTGGGACAGGGAATGAGTTCTGGATTGGAATTTATGACGAAGATGCAAAAGCCCATGCCGGAAAATTTCGCTTCTATTTTTCATCATATGATGGAATGTGCGGTTATAATTTTAATCAATTCTTTGATAAAAAGGATATTGATTGTGAGAATGATATGAGAATTCAAGAGATGTTCTTAGAAAAAATCAATATGTTAATTGACTGCGGAATTATCGCTTTGGAGGGCAAATTATGAGGCTTCGGAAATCTAAGTGCAGAATAGGTTATCGTGTTGTATTTTCTGGAAAGTACAAAGGACTTGCAGATTCAGATGAAGTGTTTGTTGACTCTCAAGATAATAATGATGTGTTGTATTTATTTCATGTCTATTTGGATAATCCAGATGTAACGATTTATGTCTGTTATCATGATGGAACAGAAAAGAAAATTGTTTTGAAAAAGCAGTGGAAATGGAGGTGTAAATGTCGAAGCGAGTAAGTGATGAAATAGAACAATTTGTAATCAATCTTTATAATAGCAATTTCAAAGTTGGAGAAATTGCGGCTAAATACGGAATACATAGAGCAACAGTTCAAAGAATTCTGTTACGAAATGGTATTAAGTTGCGAAAAAGTACGCCTGATCATTTTTATAATACCGAGTTCTTTAACCAATACACGCCAGAAAGTTGCTATTGGGCAGGGTTTATTGCAGCCGATGGTTATGTCAGGTCTGATCGGGATTGTGTTGCTGTTCACTTGTCTATTAAAGATTATGAGCATCTGGAAAAGTTGGCATTTGTAACTGGATTCATTGGTTCACCTAAGATTAATAAAAAGTCTTGTGTTTTGTCGTTTAATGGTAAGTGGTATGTAGAGGTGTTGAAAAAGAACTTTGGGATCAAACCAAGAAAGACTTTTAATATATCCATTTCTAATAATATTCCTAAAGGGTTGCAATGTCATTTTATTCGTGGATATTTTGATGGTGATGGATGTATAACAAAATCTGCTGGATATGTCCATGTTGAAATCACATCTGGATCAAATGAGATGTTGGAACAAATTAAAGATTTCTTTTATGACAACGGCGTAGTTTTGAGAACCGCAACAGGAAAACCAAATATACAAAAAGCATCTCAGACAATTAATTATGGATGCACAAACGCTATTAAAGCACTTGATCTTTTGTATAAAGATTCTGTTCCAACAACACGGCTGGATAGGAAATATCAACTCTATTTGAAATTCAAAGGAGAATACGAAAATGTTCGTAATTGACAAGCGAGATAACAAGAAATACATGGTTTGTGCTGTTCGTGATAATAAAAACGGATTTCCACATTTCTTGATTTATAGAAATAATCAGTGGGAATATTCTTGTGCTAAACATTTTGTCCCAGCAGATAAGAAGGAGTCCTGATTATGTATGAGGTATTATTAGAAAGTTTGAAATATTACGCAGAACATGGCGTTGGAGAAATCAGTACCTATGAAGCTGGGCAAATAGCAGAGTTATTGGAAAGTCAACACGCAGAGATAACCATGCTTCGTAAAATGCAACCAGTCGTTTTGTCTGGTGAGAGTGCAAAGAGCTTTTCACTTGCTCTTGAGCTATCAGAAACAAAATCAAAAATAAAAGAATTAGAGAAAGAGAATGCTGCTTTGAAAGCCTATAAAGATTACTTTGCTGACTGTTATGGACAAGGGTATGAGGTTGCCAACTATCATTTAAACGGTGATTTAGAGCCTCTGGATAGTTTTATAGATGGAGCGCAGCAAGCGCACGATTCTGTGTTTAATAAGGAGGAATCCCATGTATGAAGAACTGGTAACGAGATGTCATGCAAATGCTCGTAACGGTATTTCTCCCAAAGATATTGCTTTACGAGAAGCCGCATATGCAATTGAGGAATTAGAAGCAAAGCTATTCGATGAAGAAGGCGTAAATCTCGTATCATATTGGCAGCAACAGTGTCAAATTGCCGAAAATGGATTGCGGAACACATCGGAAGAACTGAGTCAAAAAGAATATACAATCCTTGGTATTATGCACTCTGTTGATAAGTGGCTTGATGGAAAAGAACTGGAACAAGATGAAGTAAATCGAGCAGTTACAATGCGTGAAAAGACCTTGCGGATCGTTGAAAAGCAGGAGCGTGAAATCAATAGTCTGCATAAAGAATTGGAACGAATGAAATCCATTATGCGTGAACATGGGATTATGGTTATTCCCAGCGCAATTCCCGGAGGAAAGTCATCTTGGAATATTCCATCAAAGAATTAGGGAGGAATACAAACAATGAATAATGTTATTGTAAGAGGTCAAAAACAATATGTTGACCTAAATCGCAAACTTAATCTACATAACGGATCGGTTGTTTTGCTGAAAAACAAGGGCAATGGAGATAGCATTGATGCAATCTATTATGTTGTTTCATTCCGTGATAATAAAAATAAGTATAGCGGAAGTACAACTGGTTATTGTACTTTGCTGAATTTGGATTCTGGACAGTTTGCTTTTGAAGAGAGATGCAGTCGCAACACAACTGTTCGCCGTGTTCTCAGACATTTGCTTCGTGTCGGCTATACTATGCCTTATAATCCTGATGCAACGGATGATGATTTTCAGTTACGCAATTATGATGTAGAAGTTCATGATTGTGGTAATTACAAAATGGAACTGGTGCTGAGTATTTAATTCCCCAAGTGGAGAAAGGAGAAGTCCAATGATTTATTTTACTGGTGATGTGCATGGTCAGATAGATGACCTGTTGCGTAGACTGGATTATAAAAAGATTCCTCATACTGTGGATCAAATTATTGTTCTGTTGGGAGATGTGGGCGTAAATTACAATAGAACTTTAAATGAATATGTCCATAAGCAAAAGCTGCAAGATAGTGGCAGAACCTATTTTTGTATTCATGGAAATCATGAAATGCGTCCAGAAAACATTGAAACTTATCATGAGAAATCAAATGAGTTTGGAACATTTTATGTAGAGGATAATTATCCGAATTTGCTGTTTGCCAAAGATGGAGAAATTTATAATTTGGATAATAGAAAAGTGCTGGTTTTAGGTGGCGCATATAGCGTTGATAAATGGTATCGACTTTCCAGCGGTTATCAATGGTTCGCAGATGAACAGATTTCTCCTGAGAAACGCAATAAAATTTTTAATCGTATCAAGAAAATCAAAAAAGTCGATCTTGTAGTATCTCATACTTGTCCCGAACAGTGGCAACCAACTGATTTATTTTTACGAGGCTTAGATCAGTCTACGGTAGATAAATCTATGGAAGAATGGTTGTCAAAGGTAGAACAGGTTTTGGAATATGACCATTGGTTATTTGCTCATTTTCATGCCAATCGAATGATCAATGAAAAGGCAACAATGTTGTTTGAAAGAGTAAAAAGTATTAATCAAATTATGGAGGGATCAATCAAATGATGAAATATATTCTTGCCGCAACTGTACTTGTTTATATCGTGTTAATTTTCATTCCCAAGATGAAAATCACTGTGAACGGTCAGCCTTCGGATAACTTTTTCTACCGCATTTTTGGTGCGGCGGTTCTGGCTCTGATTTTCTTTGTTGTTATCGGGCTTCCCATTTATGCGGTTAGTCTGTTGTTCTAATGGTGTTACATATGGAAGCGGTTTGGTTAAGTGTAGTATATTTTGGCGGCTTATTTCTGGCAAAGGTATTGGACAACGCCCTTGGAACGGCAAAAATCATTTTGATTCAGAGAAATAAGACTTTCTTTGCTGGTCTTGCACTTGGCTTGTCTAATCTGATTTATTTTATCATCACAAAGAACATTGTTTCCTCTGAAAGTAATATGTCGTTGATCATTGTTTCTGTTGCCAGTGCAGTTGGTTGCTGGATTACCGTAGCGATCAACAAATATCTGTCCAAGGATCAGTTATATGTTAATGTAGTCATGTCGGATAATCTGGAAGCTATGAAAGATTTTCGTGATTTTCTTGCTGAACATCATATCAAGAATGTCGCATCAGATAGCTATACTCTCGACTGGAATACTAAGACCATTACGATTACTGCATATGCAGAAACGAAACAGGAGAGCAGTCTAATCAGCAGCTATATTAAGAACAGCCCAAATAAGTTCAAACGGCTGGTACAAAAATAATGGAGGATCATCATGAGAATTAAAATGCAAGTTGCCAATGGCAGTGCGGTTTATACCATGAAGGGCGAGGAAGATACCATTGAACAGGTCATTGCCTTGCTGAAAAATCCAGATGTGATTAGTATTACGATCACAAAACAAACTTCAACGGAATATTTTAAGTCTATCAGAAAGGAGAAAACACATGGAACAGATTATTGAATTGGCAGTGGTAGTTTTAGGGTTTGTTACATTCATTTACGCAGTTACTCGTGAGGACTATGAAGAATGTGATGGAACTGGATGTGATCTCTGTCCATTCCCTCGCTGCGAGGACGCACCAAAAGATTTGTCTAAAGCACAAATGCGTAAAATGGAAGGCGAAATCGTTACCATTGTTCTCAAAGATTCTGTAATCCCTGTTAAGATTTTCATCAAAGACAATGATGTGTGGGTGGAGAATTCTTTCGGTACATCTACCACTTATGATGATGTGAAAAAGCATGGTGGAAAATTTTTTGAGAAAAATCGCAATTAGGTCTTGACAATAACAAGAAATACAAGTATAATGTAAGTGTCAGTTAAAGGTGCTGGCATTTCAATAAACTACATAACAAGAAATACAAGTACAAAGAAGGAGCGTTCACAATGAACATTGAAACGAAAATCGGAATTGGCGATCAGGTATTTGTCCTGAAGAAAATCACAAAGACTACTTGCCCGATCTGCAACGGCACTGGAAAGATTCGTCTTGGTAAGGCAGCAACATTTGATGCTGACACGATGGAAAAGGCAATGCAGCAGGTCGCAGAGCAGATCATTGAGTGCATCGAAAACAATACCATGCGTGAGTATGCTTGCCCTGAGTGTAAGGGCAGTGGCAGTGTTAAGGCAACTGGTCAGAAGAAGTATGAAGTCCTTACTTGCAAGGTCGTTTCTATGCAGTTTACTATCGGCGGCGAAAGTGTTCCTCCTGTAATCATGTATTCTGTGGTTGATGAAAAGGGTACAGTTCGCAAGATGATGGAGAATCAGTTCTATACCAATCGAGCCGATGCAGATAAGCAGTGTTTTATTCTCAATCTGGAACGCAGAGAGGTTCCCATTGCAGACATTCGAGTTCCTTACAGTTTTGCCAGTACGATCCCCTGTAATGAGAAGCTGAATAAGCGTCTGGACGAGTGGCGTAAGAACAAGAAGTTCGAAACCGAGATTTATGTGGATGATTGCGGCAATCTCTTTGACGGCTATACCTCTTATCTGGTTTACAAGATGATGGGTATTGACACTGTTCCTGTTGTTGTATGGCCTACCGTAAAGAAGAACAAGGAGGAAAAGACTGATGCGGTTTCCGTTTGATAAGTATAAGTATTACCACAGCGGTAATCAGGTAATTGCGGTTTCTACCTTTGCTGGAAAGACTGTTAAGGGCGTTGCCAAGTGTGATCCTCATGACACTTTCTCTCTGGATACTGGTAAGCGTCTGGCGGCTCTGAAGTGTAACAATAAAATTACCGCAAAGCGGCTCAAGAGAGCTGCCCTGCGGTATGTGGAAGCTGAAAAGGCTGTTGTTGCGGCGCAGAAACACGCCGAGCGCATGAAGCGGTATTACAACGATGCAAAGGTTGAACATAAAGAAGCAGTCGATGAACTGAATGATCTGTTGATGACTGTTTGATCCATTTAATTTCCCCCTCCATAGTCCTGAGCATGACTGAAACTGCTCAGGATGTGGCGGTATGGCTGAGTGGTTTAAAGCAGCGGTCTTGAAAACCGTAGGCGGTGAAGAGCCGTCCGTGGGTTCGAATCCTACTACCGCCGCCAGTAAGTCCATGTGAAATGATATATCATGGCTGGATTATCGACTACGATACAGAGAAGAGAATGGACATTCGAGCAAACACTTTAGAGTGCGATGGTACTCCGTCAACAAAAGCAAATCGAGCCAGTAAGAGGTAGTTAAATAGACTAAACAAGATGTGGTTCTTGTAGTTTAATAGAGAAAGGCTGCAAGATAAAGCACTTGAAGCGCAAGGCCATGCGTAGTCAACCATATCGTAAACCAGACTGGCGGGACTAAGTAGAGGTTGACAAACGGTATGCGTCTACCGTTAAACATACAAAGTGTCGGCGCATTTCATATCCGAGGCGTGGATGGACATACGGAAAAGTCTTGGTGAGGTTACTGGCAAACTTCGGTTTAGGTCAGAGTGTAGGATATGACTTGCACATGAAAAGGAGAAATTATGAATTATTTAGAATTTATAATTAGTGGAGCAATCAGTTTGATTCTCGCTTGTATGGTTTAAAATTATGTAAGCAAGAAGCAAAACAAATATTCTGATAACAAAGAAAAATGTAGCGCAATCATTGATTTTGTTATCCTTCTTGTTAATAAAGTTCATAACCAAGATGATGATATAGATGACTTACTTTCTAAGAGAGAAGAGGTTGTACGCAATTGTTTAATTTATGGTTCAAACCAATTAATTAGAAAATGGGATAAAGCGTTTGAAATATCGTCTGATCCAAATGCAACAGTAGAAGAAAAACTATTTTGCATAGAAAGAGCAATAAATACGCTTAGAAAAAATTGTGGTCATTATATACCTTTGCCTAAAGGCGCAATTCTTAGGCTTTTTGGAGTTAAAGATTTGAAGAAATAAAGATTCGCTTAATATCATTCTCCCAAGCGGTTTTCCGATGATTGCGTTTCCATTTTACATAGTCGTTCCAACGCCATTCAGAAGCTTCGTGAGAAAGACCAAAAGTGATTTCAATGTCTTTAGCTGATTTCACGCCCAGCATATCAAATAGAGGCATAGGGCAAAGGAAAGCTGCCGCAAAGTAATCTGCTTCAGCTTCTAGTTCTGGATTAGAAAGATTATTGAAATTATGTTCCGCAATAAGCGGCTCTGCAATATAAGGCAGATGGTTCAGCACTACATGACCGAGTTCGTGTGCCAGAGTCCAACGAATTCTGCCAAGCACATTGTTGTTTGCGGTGGAGGAATTAAACAGAACAAGGTATCTGTTTTTGGAAACATCATAATGAGTGCAGCCGCTTTGACTTTCACATAACAAGAAAACCTCTTGCAGTGAGCAGCGGTTGATCTCAGAAAAAGTCTTATATGTCATCAGCTTGCAGTTATCCATTAACTGAAATGGTTTGCGTGGATCAAGAGGAAACGACAAACCATCCAGATTACGATAAATCTGCAAAATCTGGTTGCAAATATAGGCGTACCGAATCATAAGTATATCACCTCGAATACCAGTGTAACATAGTGACAGTCCAATAATACGGACACATTACTGATCGTCACGGAATGCGTAGTCAAAAGCAATCTTCAGCATTTGCATCATGCGTTCCCGATCAACAGGGGGACATTTTGGATTTTGCTCTTTGCAAAGTGACAATATCACTATCTCCAAGTAGTTCATCGGCAGGAGTTGGAATGTTGGTAATACCCAGCAGATAATCCGTAGTTACATTAAAGTATTTCGCAATCTTCTGTACCTTGTCGATGCCGGGGATGCTAATATCTTTCCACTTTTTAATTGTTGCATTGGAAAATCCGCATTCTTTTTCTAACCGTGTAATCGTGATTTCATTCGAGTCGCATAGTTCCTCAATCCTTGAATATAGAATGGAAGCCATAGAACACACTCCTTTTGAGAAAGTAATCTAAGTTTCTGTTGACAATGAGAAAATTATCTGGTATAGTATGACTTAGATAAAATTCTCACTACAAAGCAATTATAGAGGAAATTATCTAAACTGTCAATACTAAATTGGGGAGGCTGCTAAAAATGCTTGTTAATGAAACCAAAATGGAAGAGTGGAAGATGCTGTCTTTCTTTGCTCTCATGAGCAATTATGATTACTTTAGTGTCCAGAAGGAGGATGATCCCACTTTCTTTGCTACTGGCATTGAACGATCTTGTGGCTGGGTGTTAAAGTTTATGAGGAAATTTGCAACGCCTGTTTACTCTGACGGTGAACTGATTAGCGTAGCTGCTATTAGTGATACCGAGTTTAAATGTCGAATCGGAGAATTTACATACTATATTCGTGCTTTGCATGAGAAGTCAAATGCTTTGCCTGTTCGCAAAAAGAAGAACTGGAAAAACATTCTGGATTTTGCAGATACCGAATATATCAATAAAGATAAGTGCCAATATATCAAAGAATTGGACTTACTTGTTTTGGTGGTCGATCCTGATTTGCTTGGCGAACTGACCGCCGTAGAGGAATCTCAGATTAAACGCCTCATTAATATCCGTCTGCATGGCAATGGAGCTGCAATGCAGATGTGTCGTAGCGTTTGCTTCAAATGTCAAATCCATAGTGCAAATCATATCATTTATGCTGGTATGTATGATCTGGAAAACTCTGTTTCTGTCAGCAGTGTTATGGTTTATAACAGTCGTATCAGCCAGTCTATGTCTGATGACGAGGATCAGCAATATACGAACCTTTGGAATTTCGCCCAGCAGCTCTATCATGAAAATTTCTCGTAACAATCTTTGCGGATATGCTTGACAATCTTCGTTGAGCATGATATACTATAACCAGAAATACAAGAAAGAGGTCTGCAAGGAGAAATGCGGTATGAAAAAGATTGTAAAGAGGGGAGATATATACTATGCTGATCTAAGTCCAGTTGTCGGCTGTGAACAGGGTGGAATTCGACCCGTAATAGTGATTCAGAATAACACTGGTAATAAGCATTGTCCTACTGTGATCGTGGCTGCAATCACTTCTCAGAATAAGAAGCCGATGCCCACACACATTAACCTCTCTGTCAATGAATGCAAATTATCCTCAGATTCTACGATCATGCTGGAACAGGTAAGAACGATTGATAAAAATAGGTTAAAAAATTATGTATGTAGTGTTGATCAGTCGAAAATGGAAGAAATCAATCAAGCAATTTTGGTCAGTCTTGGGCTTCCAGTAACAGCTTAATAACAAGAAATACAAAAAAGTGTTGACAAATGCGTAGTTGTTTGTTAGAATATTTAACAGAGGTGATGGTGATGCTTGATACTTCTTTAATTGACAAGTACATTGCAGAAACTTTTTTAAATTATTCTGATAACAACAAATACAAGCAGGAAACATTTAATATCATCAATAGGTTCTTTAATTTGACAGACGTTGAGTATAACGATTTGTCCAGACAAGATTTGCTTGATATATATTCACAGCTTGCTATTATGAAAACGAATGTATTTCAGTCTCATAAAAGCAAAGTCAGCGATTTCATGAAGTGGATGTATGAGACTGGAAATGGCTCGATTAAACCGCTGGAAGAAATTAGAGAGATATTTTTTGAGAATGTGGATCGTACAGCTTTCTACGATACTTATTACTTTGAAAATCTGGATGATCTGAACGATTTGATGGAAACCGTCTTTGGCAAAGAGGTTTGTGATTTCTCTACATTCCGTTGCGCAGCTCTCCTTGTATGGCATGGCATTCCAGTAAAACATTTGCCAGATATTCTCAAGTCTGATATGCACAATGATGGCTCAGTGCTTAATCCAGTAACAGGACAGAGAGTGCAGCTTTCCCAAAGTATTGTTCCTTATTTGCTTCATTATCGTGATGCGGACACATTTGCGTCTGGAAAATTTGGTGGTATGACTGTTCCTTATAAGGAAACGCAGTATTTGTTCCGTACCTATAAGACGGCGCATATGACTGACAAGCAACTGATCAATACAAGCAGCAATGCAATTAAAGCCGCTGCCGATACAGGACGCATTTTCCAGTGGGAGCGTATTTATGACTCTGGTATATATTATAGAGTACATGAGTACGAAAAACAAAATGGAAATATCAGTCGCAATGACTATGAATTGCTTCGTGAACTATTCAAGATGGATCATATCGACTTGACAAAACAACGCCAGCGTTATTATCTTTCTCAAAAGTTTGATGAATATCAAGAGTTCAAACGCTATAAATATTCGGATTAATCCGAACTTGTTTAAGGGGCTGCGCCTCTTAAACATTACATAAATAACAAGAAATACAAGAATAACACGAAATGGTTTAACGGCAGAACGCCGCAATATGCGGAGATTTTGGTTCGAATCCAAAGATCGTGACATATCAAAACTTGGAGTAAACTATGACGATTACAGATCCTTATGGATTTATCTATATAACAACAAATCTGATAGATGGCAAACGGTATATCGGACAGAAAAAGTTTGATGATTATTGGAAAGGTTATCTTGGCAGTGGCAAACATCTGCGAGAAGCTATTAAAAAGTATGGAAGAGAAAATTTTTCCAGAAATATTGTAGCGATTGCTTATTCAAAAGAAGAGCTGGATGATGCAGAGATTAGTATCATTAAGTTCCTTGGAGCAGATAAGAGCAGAGATTATTACAATATTGCAGAGGGCGGCTGCGTTAAAGGCAGAACTGGCGAAGATGCTTTTTGGTATGGTAAGCAACTTCCTGCTGAAATGATTGAGAAGCAAAAGAAAGGTCGTAATACAGAAAAGAGAGTCTACCAATATGATTTAGACGGAAATCTGATTGGGGAATATGTTTCTTTATCTGCCGCTGCCAGTGCAAATGGAATTGCAAAACAAAACATTAGCGTGTCATGTAAAAATGAACACAGAACTTGTAATGGTTTCTTCTGGTCATACGATGGAAATCGAAAGAATATTCAATATGATCCTACGAAAAACCATCAGCCGAAAAGTGTAACGCAATTTGATTACTCTGGTGAAATTCTGTTAAAAAAGTTTCCGTCTGTAAGAATTGCTTCTGAACAGACTGGAATTAATAGATCAAATATCCATAATTGTTGTGTTGGCAGAGTAAGAGCTGCTGGCGGTTATAAATGGAGATATGATTCACCTTAATTGGTGTGTTATATAAATCAAAATTTAAAATTTAAGGGAGTGAAAGATTGCACAATGAAGTAATGAAATTTATTGACAGATTTACTATGCGTGGAAAGTGGAGCGAAGTTCTCACATCTTTTACTTGTGGATGTTGTTATTGGTTTGCATTTATCTTGTGCAACCGTTTCCCTGAAGCAGTAATGATGTATGATCCAGTGATAAACCACTTTGTAACGCAAATTGATGGTCGGCTTTATGACATTACAGGAGAAGTCACACAAGAGTACAAAGTCGTAAGATGGGATACTTATCTCGATGAACTGGAAAAGAAACGCATCGAAAAGTATTGTATTAATTTTTAAGGTTTTCAGAAAAGGAGAATTGAACATGGAACTTCGTATTGATCAGAATGTTTTGGACAGATTTCCCAGCTTGTACATCGTTCAGGAGAATGATGTTGTTACAGTGAAGTTTGATGGAGAAAACAGTTCTGATTTTTTGTTTCCCATGACGCTGCCGATGACTAATCTGGATCACATTTCTTGGCGCAGAGTGGATGAAATTGCAAAGTCTGGTAAAGCCAGAGAATACTTTGCACTTGGTGCAACGAAGAAGGACTACATGAAGAATGGTTTCGTTGCTACATATCAGATTATTGGTTTTGACCATGATGATCTGGCTGACAACAGCGGTAAGGCTCCTATCTCTTGGGATATGGTCGATCTCTACAAGGATGAATCTGCAATGCGTAGGGATGGAAACTCTGTTTGGTGGAATGATTCTGATATTCGTTCTTTCCTGAATGGAGATTTCAAGAACAATGTTTCTGATGATCTGGCAGCTATTGTTAAGCCTGTTTATAAGCAGAGCGTAGACCGTAATGGTAATATGCAGAAAACCATTGATGAATTCTGGCTCAAGTCCGAGCAGGAATTGTACGGACGCAAGTTCTGGTCTTATGGCGGCGAAGGTCACTGGTATGAGTTTTATGCTCAGGAAAACATTCGTTACTGCAAGGAAAATGCCAAGGGTGAGAATGACTGGCAGTGGTTGCGCTCTGTTCGTGCGGACAACTCGTCCTACTTCTGCGGTGTCGCCACTTCGGGGAGTGCGAACAACTCCGCCGCTAACAATTCGCGTGGGTTCGCCCCGGCCTTCTGTAACTGAGTTAATCTGTTCATCCTAACATCTCTATTCAAGGCGAAAGCCGAGAATGAGATGTGACGGATGAACCTACCAAGTAAACCAAATACAAGAGGTAAGAATATGAGAGTATTACTGTTAATGCGTGGTGCGCCCGGTGTCGGCAAAACCACATTTATTAAGGAAAACAATTTGGAACAATTTGCTCTGTCTGCTGATGAAATTCGTTTGCTGTGTCAATCTCCTGTGATGACTACCAGTGGAACTTTTGGTATCAGTCAGGATAATGAGAAGAAGGTCTGGTCACTTCTGTTTCAAATTTTGGAGGCCAGAATGCAGCGTGGCGAGTTTGTTGTCATTGACGCAACGAATTCTAAAACCGTTGAAATGAATCGCTATAAGACGATGGCACAGACTTATCGCTATCGTATTTATTGCGTTGACTTTACCGATGTTCCTATGGAAGAGTGTAAGCACAGGAATTTGACTCGTCCTGATTATAAGCAAGTACCAGAAGAAGCTATTGAAAAGATGTATGCTCGTTTTGCAACACAGTCTATTCCGACAGGCATTACAAAGCTGCGTCCTGATGAACTGGATCGTATCTGGTATAAGCCTATGGATTTTTCCAACTATAAGAGAATCCATCATATCGGTGACATTCACGGCTGTAATACTGTCCTTCAGGAATATTTGAAAGATGGTTTGAAGGATGATGAACTCTATATTTTCTGTGGTGATTACATTGATCGTGGCATTGAAAATATTGAGGTTATCAACTTCCTTTACAGCATCATGGAGCGCAAGAATGTGATCCTGCTGGAAGGAAATCACGAGCGTTGGCTGTGGTACTGGTCACATGGCGGTACTGGCAAGTCCCCTGAGTTTGAAAAGGTAACTCGCCGTCAGCTTGAGGAGGGGGGGCTTGATACTAAGGTTGCTCGAATGCTCTATCGTAAGTTTGGTCAGTGTGCTTATTACAAGTATCATGAAAAGACTGTTCTTGTAACTCATGCTGGTCTGAGCTTCATTCCTGATAATATGACCACACTGGCAACAGAGCAAATGATTCGTGGCGTTGGTCGATACAGTGATTATGTCGATGTGGCTCAGACTTTTGATCATATGGCAGCTCCCGACACTTATCAGATTTTCGGTCATAGAAACACTCGTAATCTGCCTATTGAACTTTCCGAGCGTTGTTTCAATCTGGAAGGCTGCGTTGAGTTTGGCGGTGATCTGCGAGTTGTTGTGCTGGATGCAGATGGTTTCCATCCTGTATATGTCAAGAACACTGTGTTTAAGACAGAGGAAGAAGCTGAGGTAACTGCCTATACTGAGCAGGAACTTGATGTGATGGAAATGGTTGATCAGATGCGCAAAAATAAGTACATCACTGAAAAGAAATACGGCAGCATTTCCTCTTTCAATTTCACCAGAGAAGCATTCTACGATAAGAAGTGGAATAAGCAGACTACCAAAGCACGAGGATTGTTCATCAATACTGAGAATGGAAGAATCGTTGCTCGTTCCTATGACAAATTCTTTAATGTGAACGAAATGCCCGAAACCAAATTTGATATGCTTCAGCATAAATTAAAGTTCCCTGTAACCGCTTATGTAAAGGAGAACGGTTTCCTTGGTATGGTGTCCTATAATCCTGATACGGACGATTTCTTTATTTCAAGTAAGTCTGATCCGCAGGGCGATTTCTCTGCTTATATGCGTTCCATGTTCTATCAGGTTGGCGAAAATCTGGATGAACTCAAGGAATATATGAAGAACAACGATGTGACATTCGTGTTTGAATGTGTTGATATGGAAAATGATCCTCACATCATCAAATACGATAAGTCCAGACTGTTCCTGCTGGATGTAGTAAAGAATAAGATGCAGTTTGAAAAGCTGCCCTATTCCAAGCTGGTTCAGTTTGAAAAGTTCGGCTTTGATGTCAAGAAGAAAGCAATCCAGATTGATAACTGGACTGATTTCTATAACTGGTACACAGAAGTTACCGCAGAGGATTATCTGTATGACGGTAAGGAGATTGAGGGCTTTGTGGTAGAGGATAGCGTTGGCTATATGGTCAAGCTGAAACTGTATTACTATAAGCTGTGGAAGCATATGCGTTCCGTTGCTCATTCTGTTTTCCGTAGCGGTCAGTATCGTTACATGGGTTCTTTGCTTACACCTCTGGAAAATAAATTTTATGGTTTCGTCAAAGAACTCGCCAATGACGAAAACCATCCTACCAATATCATTGAATTGCGAGATTTATTTTTTGCGTCTGTAATGAACAACACATAACAAGAAATACAAGAACGGAAGAGGTTAATATGAATAAAGAAGTTATGTTCAGCACTGGAAATAATAACTGGTCTACGCCTCAGTCGTTCTTTGACAGGCTCAATTCAGTATTCCATTTTACACTTGATCCATGTGCCGATGATACAAATCATAAATGTGAACTGTATTATACGGAACAAAATGATGGTCTTGCGAAAAGTTGGGGGGGGCAGACAGTTTTTTGTAATCCTCCATACTCTCGTAGAACGAAAGGCAAGAGTGGTCAGGAAGATTGGATTGAAAAATGTTGTCGTGAGAGCAGAGAGAATGGCATTACTGCTGTAATGCTCATTCCTGCTCGAACCGACACAAAAGCACAGCATGATTTCATTTTCCCAAATGCGAAATATGTTTGTTTTGTCAAAGGACGATTGAAATTCAACCAGAAAGATGCAGCTCCGTTTCCCAGCGAGGTTGTAGTCTTTACCGATCAAGATTTTGATCAGCAGATTCGAGCATTAGAGGATTTGGGAAAATGGATTAAATTAAAAGATTGAGGTGGCAGTTATCAAATATGTAGGCTCAAAAAGCCGCATTGCCAAGCATATCGTTCCGATTATTCAATCTTACATAGATAATACCAGCGCAGTGTTTTATTTAGAGCCGTTTATCGGGGGGCCAAATGTAATTGACAAAATTTCTTGTGATAGAAAAATTGGGTATGACATTAATCATTATCTGATTGAACTATTCAAGCATAGAGATCAGATTACATCTTTGCCTGATGAAATTACGCAAGAGGAATATGCGGCAGTAAGGAAATCATATCAAATGCAGGATGGGAAATATCCTGATTGGTATATTGGAGCCGTTGGTTTTCTTGCGTCATATAACGGGAAATTCTTTGGTGGCAGGGCTGGCATTGTCAAAACCAAAATTGGTACATATCGGAATTATTATGACGAGGCAAAGCGGAATGTAATTGCGCAGCTTCCCAATTTACAGGATGTGGAGTTTGCCGAGGCAGACTATCGAACTCTTGACTTGGATCATTTTCATGGCGGTGTAATTTACTGTGACATTCCTTATAAGGGAACGACTGGATACGAAAATGATTTCGATCATGATGAATTCTGGAAATGGGCAGAGCAAGCGTCCGAAACAAATGTTATTTTGGTATCAGAACAGCAAGCACCAAAGAATTGGAGATCAATTTGGTCGCAGCCAGTGAAAAGAACACTGGATAATGCGTCCAGACAAAACATCACAGAGAACTTGTTTATTTTGGACAAATAACAAGAAATAAAAGGAGAAGCGTATGAAAAAATATAATATCATATACGCCGATCCTCCGTGGACTTTTAAAACCTACTCAGAAAAAGGAAAAGAGCAAAAATCAGCAGAATGTCATTATCAATGTATGACCATTGAGGATATTTATAATTTGCCAATTGATAAATTGGCTGCTGATAATTGTGTACTGTTTCTGTGGGTTACTTTCCCTCTCTTACAAGAAGGTTTAGAAACTATTCGTAGATGGGGTTTTGAATATAAGACTTGTGGTTTCAATTGGGTAAAACGAAACAAGAAGTCTGACAGTTGGTTTTGGGGTTTAGGCTACTGGACAAGATCAAACAGTGAATTATGTTTACTTGCAACAAGAGGTTGCCCCCCCCGAATTAGCAGATCGGTTCATCAAATATGCGATGCGAGAGTAATGAAACATAGCAAGAAACCGTCTGAAATTCGAGATCGGATTGTTGAACTCTGTGGAGATATACCAAGAATTGAATTATTCGCAAGAGAAAAAGTAGACGGATGGGATTGCATCGGCAACGAAATTGATGGGCGTGATATTCGAGATGTTTTGAAAGGAGAAGATGCTTATGATTGCGAGAAAGCAGATCAGTAAGAAATGGATTGTATTGCTTGTAATGGCTGTTGCTTTGGCGGCAATTCTGACTTGCTGTTCTCCGTATCCATATCCAGTTCCAAGACCAATTTAGGAGTAAATAATGGGAAAGAGTTTAGATTACATAAAATATCGAGTGTTAGAGCAGAAGAATACTAATCTGGATATTGCATTCGATAATGCTTTTGAGGTTTCACCAAAGCAGTTTCTCAAGTTTGACGAGAACAATCAATTGTCTTTGGTTTGGAAGAATGATGATGCTGATCCGAAGCTCGATATTAGTGTGAAAGTTACATACGATCCTGATACAGATTTCAAATATTTCACCACGAGTTCTTCCAGACATGATGGAACAATGTTGTTTGTATATGAAAACATCGAGGCTTGTCTGAAGAAAATCTTGTCTTTGCAGACTTATGATGCAAGTGTTGGTATGCCAAAGAATGCAAACAACTGCAACTATTTCTATACCATTGGTGACATTGTAGTAGTGAATGAATACGGAAGGCGTTTTGCAACGGATGAAAAGCCTTGGATGCAGCAGAGAACAACTGTAATGATCCCGATTGTATTCCGTTACGAAGAAAAGTGAGGTGGTTTTATACTCCTTACAAAAGAAGTTGAAATAAGAGCAAAATGTAAAAATACAAAGCATTTCGAAGATTTGGGATATGTTATTCCACGAGATAAAGATAACCGTGGCAGATTAAGAATTGTTCCAAATGCCATGATAAAAGTTCGGGTGGGAGATTTACCAGATGCCAGTGGAACATTGGTTGATTATCAGTGTAATGATTGTGGAGAAATACATACAGTACCGTATTCGACAATTAAGCATAGAAAGAATAGTCAATATTTGAAAACAGGAGAAACGCTTTGTAGGGCTTGTGCTAACAAGAGAATGTCTGGTGAACGAAGCAGTTGTTATAAACATGGAACTGAAAGATATTCAGAATATCGAAATAATGCGAGAAATCGCAATATTGAGTTTCAATTATCGGTAGAAGAATTCAAGGAATTAGTTGAAAAACCGTGTCATTATTGTGGCGGTTATTCATCAGACTGGAATATAAAAAGCCGTGGAAATGGAATTGATCGTAAAGATAGCAATATTGGGTATGTGTATGAAAATTGTGTTCCGTGTTGTAGTAAGTGTAATTTTGTAAAGAACAAAATTCCTTATAAAGACTTTATTCTTTACATCAGACGGCTATATGAAACAACAAAAAATTACCAAATTTAAATAACAATTATGCAAAGGAGTAATGATGACAATGATTAATCATACTACTCCCTTAATGCGGGGGGGCTTACAGTTTTAAGTCTATGTGACGGAATGAGTTGTGGTCAAATCGCATTGAAAGAACTTGGGATTGTTGTTAAGACTTATTATTCTTGTGAAATTGATAAAAATGCTATTAAGGTTACGATGGATAATTTTCCTAACACAATTCAATTAGGTGATGTAACAAAAATTTCTGAGGATTTTCTTCAAACGCTGCCGAAGGTTGATTTAGTAATATTTGGCTCTCCGTGTAGATCACTTTCAAAAGCAACGGCTGGCAGAAAAGAATACAATAATGGGTTACAAGGAACATCATGGTTATTTTATCCGTGTAATGATATTCTGCAATGGATCAAGACAAATAATAATCCTGATGTAATGTTTATGGTCGAGAATGTTGATAGTAACAAAGTCGATGATATTAACGAAATTAGTGAATTACTTGGCGTAAAACCAATCCTTATTGATAGCGCATTATTTTCTGCTCAAGAAAGAAAAAGAAATTATTGGACTAACATTCCAGTTGCAGAACTCCCAAAGCATAATTCGTTAGTGCTGAGAGATATTATGGACGATACAGTTGAAGATAAATTCTTTTATGTTCAAGATTATACATATCATGGAAATCATAAACGAGTTTGTGCTACTTTACATATTAACGGTCATGATATTTTGAAGCGTGTATATAGTCCAGACTTTAAATCTCCGACATTAACAAGTTGCCGTGGAGGTAATTTACAAAAGAAAGTCATGGACAACGGTAAAGCCCGAAAGCTAACACCTAATGAATATCGAAAACTGCAAACAATTCCTGATTGGTATCAGATGAATGTAGCGAATTCTCATATTTATAATATGTGTGGCGATGGGTGGACTATTGAGGTTATAAAGCATATTTTTAAAGGCTTAATAACAATAAATACAAGTAAAGGAGTATAGCGAAATGTCAAGCGAAAATCAGACCAAGAATGTTGAAATTGGAAACACACCAAATGAGAACACTGTTGCTGAAAAGCCCAAGTCTGAATGGGAGCAGATGCTTGAAACTATGATGCGCCGAGCATATCTGAATGGTTTGTCTACTGGCATGAAAACCATGTGCGGTTCCATTCTGAGCAAGATGAATGAGTTCCAGAGCCAGAGAATGAATCCTCAGATGCAGCTTATGCAGTTGCGTAAGTGGTGCAATCAGTGTTTGGCAAAGGTGAATGAGCCTCCCAAGGCAGAGGCAGCAACAGAAACAGAGAACAAGGTTGAAAATCAAGAAGGAGAGAACAGCTAATGAGAAAGGCACGAGTTCAGAACATTTTGACTGAAAAGGAAACTCAGTTGAATTCCTTGGTTCAGGAATCTACCGATGCAGTTTCTTTAATCACCAATACTATCAGTCGTTTGGAAACCGTCAATGAGCAGATTCATGAGAAAAGCGAGGAAATTAGTACATATCGTGCTGAACCGGATCGCATTCAGGGTTCTATGGATCAGCAGATTGCTCACAATGAAAAGATTATCGGCAAGTTTAAGAGTTTCTTGGAGGACTAATGGATAATAAGCGAGATTTCTTTGCGGAAGAATTATCCCTTATTCGTACCGAATGTATCAAGAAATTTCTTGGATATTGTATCGACAATCTGCCTGATTATTTCTTCCGTGTAGCCGCTTCATCCAGCGGCAAATATCATCCAGAATATGCTCTTGGCAATGGCGGCTTACTGCGACATACAAAGGCCGCATTCTGGATCGCAAACGAATTGTTTAATCTTGAGATGTTTCAGTTTTCCGAAGAGGAACGAGATTTGATGTTGACTGCTCTTATCCTTCATGATGGACAGAAGCAGGGTAAGCGAGAGGGTAATACAGTCTTTGATCATCCTCTGCTGGCAGCAGATTTCGTAAAGCAGTGTCATATTGAAACTGGTCTGTTGAATGACGAGCAGATGAAATTCTTATATGACTGCATTGCCACTCACATGGGACAGTGGAATACCGCACGATATTCTAAGGTTGAGCTGTCTAAGCCCAAGAACAAGTATCAGAAGTTTGTGCATCTCTGTGATTATCTTGCAAGTAGAAAGTTTCTTGAAATGAATTTTGACAAAGTTTAAGGAGATTTGTGTATATGAGTTATCAGTCCAGATTTAGTTTTTGTGGAACCCCTGTAATTCCTAAGCAGAAGGCAGATACTAAGCGTCCTTTCTGCAAGGAAATTTCTAAGAAAGATGAAAAGACCAAGGAAACCAAGAAGATGCTGTCTATGACTTTCGGCATCAAGGAAACCGACATGAATATGGCTTTTGTCGAGGCTTTTGACAGCCAGCAAAAGGTCATTAAGACAATGGATGTTGACAATGAAAAGATGGATGTAGATTGGGATGACCGTTTTGACGAGGACATTATCGAAAAGGTTGCCAACTACCGTAAGTACATTGTTGATCTTGGTGATGAACACGGCGGCAGACAGGAATTTATTACCGCCTACGATATGATTGAGCATCTGCGTGAGCATCTGCCCAATTATGATGGTCGAGTTGTTGTTACTGGTCAGTTTACTCGTGACTGGTATGCAAAGAAAAAGACTTATTTCAGTAAGTTCCGCATTCAGAATGTGTTCGCTGCCCCTGAAGAGAGAAAGAATCGTCTGCTTCTGACTATGGATTTGTTCTACAACAAGAACAGTCTTGATGACAGTGATTTTGACGAGAACAAGAAGATGACCTTGGATTGCTACATTGAGCAGTATATCAACAAGGACGAGGGCAGAAAGTATGTTCCCATTCAGGTTGTGTTCTCTGGTGCAAAGTACGATCTTGAGAATGAAAAGCACAAGAAGTTGTTTGATTACAAGATGAAGTACATCAAGGTCAAGAACAAGAATATGGTACATATTCCTTGGGAGATTGTGCTGCTCCGTGGTGCTGAGGAAGCAGAGTTTGACGAGTCTATGCTGACCGATTCTCAGCGTGAACAGGTTGAACTTGGTATTAAGTCTGTTGATGATTTCCGTCCCAAGGGCAACATCTACGGTGATCGCATTGACGAGTTCCGTCTGTTCGAGCCTAAGCTGGAAGGTGATTATGCTGATGGTGTTCTGGAATGTGATGATACCGCAGACGAGTTCGAGGAAAAGATTTTTGTTCCTGCCGCAGATGAAACGATGGAGGAAGCTAAGAAGAATTCCAAGTCTGCAAAGTCTAAGTCCAAGAAGGACGAGGATGACGATGACGAGCCTCCCTTTGATAAGGACGAGGACAAGGACGATGTAGACGAAGAGGATTTGTTCTAAGGAGGTAGTACATAATGGCAAGAAAATTTGGTGAAAAGCGTGAGATTTGCATTGATCCTCTCGCTTATAACATTGGTCTGATTGGCGAGAGCGGTATCGGTAAGTCCACCGTCATCAAGGAAGTCTGTGAAAAGCTGGTTGGCGATGACGGTTATATCGCTTTGGATATTGGTAAGGAAGATGGTCATGACGCTATCAATGGTATCGTGTCCGCTAAGATTCCTGATTGGGCAACTTTCAAGGAATTCTGCGATGATGTTATTGAAAATAAGCTGACTGACTATAAGGATTTGCGTGTTGTCATTCTGGATACTTTTGACCAGTTGCTTGAGATCACTGAGCCTGAAGTCATTCGTATGCACAATCGAGCAAATCCTGATAAGCCCAAGATTACTTCCATTAAGGCAGCTTTTGGCGGCTTTATGGCTGGTGAGGATAAGGCAATTCAGCTTGTTCTTGATAAGCTGTGGGAACTGAAGGCAGTCGGTGTTTCCTTTATTGCAATCGGTCACACTAAAAAGAAGGATGTGGACGATCCCATTACTGGCGAGTCTTATTCCATTCTGACTACTAATATGAGCCAGCGTTACTTTAATGCGCTCAAGACAAAGCTGCATTTCCTTGGCGTTGCTTATATTGACCGTGAGATCGTAAAGCAAAAGACTGGTAAGAAAAACATTGTAACTAAGGAAGAGGAAGTTAAGGGCAGAGTTCTCAGCGAATCTCGCCGTATCTCTTTCCGTGATGACAATTACAGTGTTGATTCCAAGTCCCGCTTTGCAGACATTGTTGATGAAATTCCTTTGGATGCCGATGCCTTTATTAAGGCTCTGAAGGACGCTATTCTGGCAGAACACAGCAAGGGCGGCAAGTCTGTTGAGCAGTCTGAAAAGGAACTCAAGGAGGCTCGTAAGCAGCAAGAGAAGGAATTAGCCGAAAAGCAGAAGGCAGATGCCGCCAATAAGATTGACGAAGATCGCAATACCGAGCTGCTTCAGGTTATTCAGAATAAGTTCCCCGATGCAGATGCCGCAACCAAGAAGTCTGTTAAGGAAATCATGAAGGAACATGACATTCCTAATTTCAAGAATGCAGATGATATTCCTACTGCCGTTTTGGAACAGATTGTTAAGGTGCTGAATCAGGAGTAAATCATTGGAGGAAATCAGTTATGGCGAGAAGTTGCAAATGTGCAATTACTGGCGAAGTCGGCACAACTGATACCTTTGTAAAAATTGGTTCCAAATATTATAAGAGCCAAGAAATATATGATGCAGATCAGCGTAAGAAACAGACTTACAAAGAACTGATTGATTATATTTGTAGAGAGTTTTTGGGGTATGGAAACGGACAACCGTTTCCTCCCATTCTCCCTAAAAAGATTAAAGAATTGTCCTTTTACAGCAATGAAGTGATCTTGGAAACATTTAAAAAGTGTGCCAACGACATTCATTATTGGCTGGAACACAAACAATTCTCTAACGAGTATAGCATGATCTCTTATATGTTTACCATTGTAAAAGGTAATATTGCCGATGTTGCCAAGAAAGAAAAGAGAATGGCTGCGTCAAATGAACAAGTGAAAAAGAATATAATTGAATGTGGTGATTTATCCGCTATCGGCTCAAAAAAGCAGGGCAAAGATATTAGTCGTTTTCTCATTGATGATGAATTATAAGGAGGTAACAATTTGAACTGGAAAGAGTATCCTGAAAATTTAATCAAAGGTCGAGAGAGCGCAGAGGCTACATTCATTTTTTGCCTTTGGAAGCAGCCTGAATTGTATGATGACTTTGCAAGAGTCAACACACAAGATGATGAAACTCTGAAAACAGAGGACGGTATTTTCTATTTCTCTTTGGGCAGACAAATGTTCAATCAGGGATTTAAGTCTTTTGATAATGTGACAATCTACACATTTTTAGAGAACAAACCCACTGTCAAAAAGCATTTCGATGAACTTGGCGGTTATCCAACGGTTAGCGAACTTTGTTCTTTGGTAAATGTCGAAAATATTGATGCTTACTATGACAAGATTGCAAAGATGAATACATTAATGACTTTGTATGATAAGGGCTTTAATGTAATTCCCAACATGGATCGCTTTGCAAAAATGACAAATCAGGAAGTCTATGATTACTATGACTATATCCTGAACAGTGTCAGTATTAAGAACACTCACGATATTGATATTGAAACACTTGAAATTGATGATAAGTTCCTCAGCGAATGCGATGATGGATCGGCACAGGGTATCAGTTATGGTAAAAATTGTCCTATCCTGAATTATCTGACACTTGGTACACCTCTTGGTGATATGTATATGTTCGCTGGACATTCTGGTGTTGGTAAAACCAGTTTCGTGTTTGAGAATATGATCATCCCTATGACGAATGATGGTGTAAAATGCGCCGTCATCAGCAATGAGCAAAGATCGAAAGATTTTAAGCAGCTTTTGCTTGTTCACATTCTTACGAATGATCTGGACTATTGGGGTCTGACTCGCAAAAAGCTGAAAATGGGTAAGTTTACAGATGAACAGTGGGAATATTTGCGCAAAGCAAAGCAGATTTCCAGAGAGAAGTATTCTAATATTCAGTTTATCAAGATGTTTGATAATGACATGAATAAGGTCAAACGCATCATTAAGAAACTGGCAAAGTTGGGATACCAAACGATCATGTTTGATACCATGAAATCTGAGGATGAAATTGACGAAGCTATGTGGCAGCAGTTACTTATCCATAGTCGTAAACTGTTTCAGATTACCAGCCGTGAAAACATTTCTCTGATCTGTACTTATCAGCTTGCGCTTCATACTCTGAATAAGCGATATTTGGATGCAAGCTGTCTGTCTAATGCAAAGCAGATTAAGGAAGTTTTCTCAGAGATGGTGTATTGCCGTCCTCTTTGGGATGATGAATTCCCCGGCGAAAAGTTTGATGTAAAACCATATCAGTTAAAGAAAGATTCCAGTGGAAAATATTCCAATGTTCGTGAATCTGTGCAACTCGATAGAGATAAAAAATATATCATCGCATTCTTAGATAAAACAAGAAATGACGATGATAAAATTCAGGTTCTTTATGAATTCAATGGACGATATAACCGTTGGCGTGAAAAGGGTTACTGCTCAGTATTCAATGAACATAAATAAAGTGAGTGATAATAATGGAACAATTAACATTAGATCAGCAAAGGATTGTTTCTGAAAATCACAACTTGATTTATAGCTTGGCAAATAAAAAGAACATTAATCTGGATGAATATTATGATGTTCTGGCAATTGGATTATGTAAGGCAGCTATTGCTTTTGATAACACAAAGGGGAAATTCTCAACTTTGGCTTATACTGTCATGCTGAATGAGTATAAACAAGAATTGAGAAAACAGCAGAATGAGAGAGCAATTCCGCAAGATAAATTACTTTCATTTGATGTTCCAATTCAGACAGATCAAGATAGCCAATTTGCAAGTTTTGCAGATGTGATTCCAGATAATAATGTTCAAGTAGAGCAAGAAGCAATTCATGCACTTACATATAAATCATTGTCAAGTAAACTGAAACCTGATGAACAAGTGATTTTCGCCATGTTGTTAGATGATAAAAATCAGAGCGAAATTGCCAGTGAATTAGGGGTCAGCAGACAAAGGATTAGTGTAAAAATCAAAAGAATTCGCAGTTTATTAAGTTAGAAAGAAGGAAAGCAATGAAACATTGGAAGTCTATTTTGATTGTAGCTGCGGCAGTAATTGCCGTTATTGTATTGGCTGTATTTTCTTTTCAGGGAACGCAGAATAAAGCAATCTCCCTTGAGGAACAGATTAGCACCGCTCAGTCTGAGATTAAGGTGCAGGAAAAGCGCAGAGCAGACCTGATTCCTAATCTGGTTGATTGTGTGCAAGCCTATGATGAACATGAATATCAGACTTTGATGGATGTTGTCAATGCTCGTGGCAGTGCTACCGATGAAAGTGTTCAGGAAATTCAAACAATGATTCAGGCTGTCGCAGAGGCATATCCAGAACTGAAAAGCAGTGAAAATTATCGTGAGTTGATGAACGAACTGGCAACAACCGAGAATTTGATTGCCAATTACAGAAGTAACTTTAATACTTGGGTTAAAAGTTATAACCAGTATGTCCGAAAGTTCCCCAATAAGCAGATTCTTGGTTTCCTTGGTTATGAGGTTATCAATTACGAGTATTTAAATTATGATGTTTCCTCTGATGCTCCTACTAACCTGTTTGATTGATAGGTACATAGTATGAAGATCACGAAAAGAGAAGTGATTTTCAGTGTGGTTATTGCTTGCCTGATGCTTGTATTTGGCATTATGATTTCAGGAAAAATCAATGATAGTTTGATGAACAAGTATCAGGAATACAATACCGCATTGCAAATCGACAATGATTCCAGTTTGTTTGAGCATGGAATGCGTACAAATATCGGCAATGCTTTTGTATATGGTGAATTAGCTGCCGTGGATTCTGTTACATATCCAGAAATCGGTGGAGAATATGCCTCCGCAACAAAAGTCACTGAGCGTTATACGAAACATACAAGAACAGTAACAAAAACAAAAACGGTTAATGGTAAAACTCAGACATATACAGAAGTAGAAACTTACTGGACATGGGATGAAATTGATCGAGATCATGTTCATGTTTCCACAATTACATTTCTTGATAGTGAATTTCCATATGGAACGATTAATTATTTTCCTGAGCATTATATTGATACACTGGATACAGGGTATCATTTGAGAGATGTATATTATGGATCAGCGTTGTCTTATGAAGGAACGCTTTATGCAAGCCTTGCAGATAATACGATTGCAGAAACATCGTTTTATTGTGAGAAAACCATTGATGAAACAATTGAGTATTTGGAAACAGAATGGCAGCTTGTGTTGTTTTGGATTTTCTGGATTGCATTGACTGGTTTCGCCGTATATGGGTTTTACTATATAGATAACAGATGGCTTGAATAATATATGAAAAATAGAAACGGAGGGAGATACTTATCGTAAATGCGTTATCATTGACAAATTATTTATCAAACAATGTAGATGCGTGTATCTCCCTCCTTGAAAGCATGGAATATACGCAGATCACATACAGACAGCAAAAAAATGAACTGCGTTTTAGTCGAGAAGAAGGTTTAAATCCAACAGCAATGCGTTTGAAATTAGATACTTTGAAGTTTGATGGTTTTTCAATTAATCTTCATGGAAATCTCTTTTCTCTGGTCATGCAAACACAAAAGCTGTCGTTCCCTAAAGCACTGCATTATATTGCCAATCAATTGGGTTTAGAGAAAAGTCAATTTAGTGGTAAAATCCGCTATCCGTTTTCTGGTTTCTATAAAGGTCTTATGAAAGAGATTAATGAACCAGAATACGCAATGAAAACTTATGACGAATCTGAAATTGATGAATATCTTGGCAAATACAACACAATGTTTTTCAAAGATGGTATCAACTTTCAGACGCAGGAGTTTTTTAAAGTAGGATTTGATTTGGAAAGCTGCCGAATTACTGTTCCTGAATATACTTTGGATGGTAAATTGTGCGGTGTTATGGGTAGATTGAATGATACGAAATGTTCCAAGGATGAACGGTGGTTGCCGATCATTCCTTGTTCTCGCAGTTTAACATTATACGGTTATCATCACAATTATGATTTCATTCAACAGAAAAATATTGTTGTTGTAGGGGAATCAGAAAAGTTTGTCCAGCAGCTTCATTCAATGGGGAGCAGGATCGGACTTGCAACTTGTGGTTGTGACATAAGTGATGTTCAGGCTAAATACTTAAAGTCGCTCATGACGAAAAAGATTGTCCTTGCTTATGATGAAGGTCTGGAAGAGGACAATGTAAGAATGCAAGCTGAAAAGCTGGTATTAAATAATGCAGTGTTTAAAAACAGAGTCGGTTACATCTATGATAAGAATAATCTGATCTTACCGAAAGGAAGTAAAGCAAGTCCATCCGATTTAGGTAAAGACGCATTCTTAGAATTGATGAAAAACCACATTGTTTGGTTGGAATAACAAGAAATACAAGGTGAATGAAATGGAATTTTTCAAGGGAATTCGGTTGTATCTCAAAGATAAAGAAACAGGTTTACTTGCAATGAAATTTGTTTGCTGTAAATGTGGAAAGGAAATAGATGATCCAGCATCATTTTGGATGCCATGTTCTTCTGGTCATGTTCCATTAATCCATCAAACTGAATTTATTTGCAAAGAATGTCATAACGGAGGAAGCAATAATGGCAAAGCGAGATAAAGACCCACGCTTACAAGAGTTATTTAAGTCTGGAAAGGCGGTATATAGTATTTCCAAATGTAATACAATTGAGGAATGTTTGTTCGAGGCATATAACACCTATATTCTTCATAAGAAAGGCACAAATGGAATTTACGGCGTTCTTGGTACAAAGATTCATGATAAGTTGCAGGAGATTATTGAAGGTACTGCCACAGAAGCAGAGTTGCCAGATGTTCTTAATCAAGAACTCTTAGATTTGGAAATGCTTGGAATTGAGTTCCCTAAAGATTTTAAGGGAAATGACACAATCCGAAATAATTGGGTTGCTGATATGAAGCATTTTTGCAATACCTTTAAAGCCCCCAAGGGTAAGTTTGTAACTGAGGAATTGGTTATCTATCCTCTGTCTGAAGATCGTTATGTTCAGGGTTATATCGACTTGATTCGTGAGAATCCAGATGGAACAATTTCTATTTATGACTGGAAAACATCGACAGATTTTAAGGCTGCGGATTTGCTTCATCATGGCAGACAGTTAATTTTCTATGCTTTGGCAAAGGAACATGATGGTTTTAAGGTTCGAGATGTGTCTTGGATCATGTTGAAATATTGCGAAGTTACTTTCATGGGAAAGAAACGAGCAAACTCTAAAGAAAAGTCTGAAATTACAAAAGTAATTAGCCGTGGTAAGCTGATCAGCGAACTTCGTAACCATATCGAATATGATTTAACAGAGTTGGGTTATGACGAACTGGATATTGAGTTCATGATCAAGACTGCGTTGGACAACAATTCTTTTGATAGTCTGCCTGAAGAAATTCAAAAGAAATATACAGTTAAGCCTTATGTAAGAAAATATGATCTGACAGATGAACTCAAAGCAGAGGCGGTAAATTATCTGAATGATATGGCAGATAAATTTGAAGCACTTGATCCCGATGATGAATCTCATTGGCCTCCACGCTCTTTTGTCAGAATTAATGGCAAGGGTAATGAATCAGAGGATACTTTCTTCTGCAATAACCTTTGTAATTTCCGAAATACCTGTATTCACATTAAGAGATTCAATGAGCAGCGTATGCTTGCAAAACAGGAAAAGGACGAAGATGCGAATTTATTTTAAGTAAAATAACAAGAAATACAAGGTTTGGTGACTTATATGAGATATTGTCTACAAGTGAGTTTCATCATGGATGATGTCAATGACGATCAACATGAATTAATTGAAGAAATTCGAAAAGAAGTTTCTGATACTATTTCTAATTATTCAGATACATGGAAACCAAATATCAAGATTTGGGAAGAAACATAAGGAGGTGAGAAAGTGCAGAATTATCATAGACATACATCATACAGTAACATCTATGTTGCCGATTCTGCTGCCGTCAATGAAGATTATGCAAAAAGAGCAGTAGAACTTGGACATAAAGTTATTTCAAGTGTGGAACATGGATGGCAAGGTTATTATTTTGAAACCTATGAACTGGCAAAAAAATATGATCTCAAATTTATTTTTGGCGCAGAAGCCTATTGGGTAAAGAATCGACTTGAAAAAGACCGTACCAATGGTCATATTATCATGCTGGCAAAGAACGAAAATGGACGCAGGGCAATTAACAGCATTCTTTCTACCGCTAATGAGGATGGCTACTATTTCCGTCCTCGTGTGGATGTTGAATTGTTATTGAGCCTTCCTGCTGATGATGTAATGATCACAACCGCTTGTATTGCATTCTGGCACTACGATGATATTGAAGATATTCTGGTGCAATTACATAATCATTTTAAGAAAAATCTCTTTCTTGAAATTCAGTATCACGATACAGAACCACAAGTAAAATTAAACCAGCGTATTCTTGCCTTATCTGAAAAGTATGGCATTGAAATGATTGTTGGTATGGACAGTCATTATATTTATCCTGAACAGTCAAAAGAGCGAGATTATATTCTTGCCGCAAAAAACATTCATTATGAGGATGAAGATGGATGGTTTATGGACTATCCAGACGATGAAACTACTATGAATCGTTTCTTGAAGCAAGGCGTATTTACCAAAGATCAAATTCAGAGAGCAATGGATAATACGGATTTGCTTTTGGAGTTTGAGGATTATGCAATTGACAACCGCATTTTCTCCAAAGATATTAAGTTGCCTTCTCTTTATGACGGTCAGCATACAATTGACGGTGTTTTACTCCCTAAATTAGATCAGGAGCAAAGAAATAAGGAATATAGCAAGCTGATTTCTAAATTGTTCAAGGCATATGTCAAAGATGTAGACGAATCTCAGCATGAAGAATATTTTGATGGTGTTAAGAATGAGGTTCAAGTCATCAAGGATACGAATATGTCTGATTACTTCCTTATTGACTATTACATGGTTAAGAGAGCGTTGGAAAAGGGTGGTGTTTTAACTGACTCAGGGCGTGGCAGCTCTGTTGGTTATTTTACAAATACACTGCTTGGCTTCTCAAAAGTTGACCGTTTTCAAAGTCCTATTAAGCTGTATCCTGAGCGTTTCATCAGTAAGAGCCGTATTCTTGAAACAAAGAGCCTCCCTGATATTGACTTGAACTGGGGTACGCCAGATATTGCAGCCGAGGCACAGGAAGAAATTCTTGGCAAGGATCATGCTTATCCTATGATTGCATTCGGCACTTGTAAGAAAAAGAGTGCATTTAAGCTGTACGCCAGATCGCAGAATATGGATTTTGATTTAGCAAATACCATTTCTGGTCAGATTGAAAAATATGATGATGCTCTCAAGTATGCGGACGATGATGAAAAGGATGAAATCGACATTTATGATTATGTCGATGAAGAATATCATTCTTATATTGATGCAAGTAAAAAGTATCAAGGTATCATCATGGATAAAAAGAAAGCCCCTTGCGCTTACCTTTTATATGATGGTAGCATTCGTGAGGAAATCGGTCTGATCAAATGCAAGAGCGAAACTACTAAGAAAGAGTATATGACCGCCGTAATTGACGGTGCAATCGCTGAAAACTACAAGTTCCTGAAAAACGATATTCTGAAGGTTGATGTTGTTTTGCTGATTGACCTTATTTACAAGCGTATTGGTTTGAAGCATCATACCGTGAATGAGTTGATGGAACTGGTTAAAAATGATCAGGCAGTTTGGGACATTTACGCAAACGGTTATACGATGGGAGTTAATCAGGTTGAAAAGGCATCTACAACCAGAAAATCCATGAAGTATAAGCCTCGAAATGTATCTGAGTTGTCGGCATTCATCGCAGCTATTCGTCCTGCGTTTAAGTCGATGTATTCAAAACTCGAAAATAGAGAGGACTTTTCTTACGGCATCCCTGCTTTTGATAAGATTTTGCAGACAGAAGAACTTCCACAAAGTTTCATTCTGTATCAGGAGCAGACTATGAACACGCTGAACTATGCTGGATTCCCTATTGATGAATGTTATGGCATTATCAAGGCAATTGCAAAGAAACATCCAGAAAAAGTTAAGCCTTTGAAAGAGCGTTTCATTACCGGATTCAAGGATAAAATCATGCAGGATGATGGAATTCCAGCAGATAAAGCAGAGGAAGATAGCGCACGAGTATGGCAGATCATTTCTGACTCTTGTGGTTATGGATTTAACTCCGCTCATGCTTACTGTATGGCATTGGACAGTTTGTATAACGCATATCTGAAAGCACATTATCCTTATGAGTTCTATGAGGTTCTGCTTCAGACATACTCCGATAAGGGCAAGAAGGATAAAGTCGCAGAACTCAAGCAGGAAATGAGCAAAGCATTTGGTATTAAAGAGGGCGAATATAAGTTTGGTCTGGATAATCGTAAATTCAAAGCCGATCCAGATAATCAAACAATCTATCCTTCACTTCTGTCCATTAAAGGATTGAGCCAAGGTTGTGCAAATGACCTGTATGCAATGGGACAAAAGAAATACGAGAATTTCTATGAATTGTGGAAGGACATGAAAAAGAAAAAGAATCTTAATAGTGGTAAAGTAAACACGCTGATTGAGATTGGTTACTTTGATGACTTCGGCACTATCGGTAAGATTAAACGATTCATTGATATTCTGGATCAGCTTTATGACCGTTCTCAGTTCAGCAAATCCAATCCTCCTGTTGAATTTCTGCCAATTATCAGAAAGTATTCCGAGGAAACTGACAAGCAATATCGTAAGTTTGATTATGATGCAGCTCTGACAGAAATTTGGGAAACTCTTGAAGATACTGATATTCCTTTTAACGAGAGATTGAAATATGAATTGCAGAACATTGGGTATGTCAAAACACTGGTTCCTGATATGTCCCCTGATTATGCTTTTGTTCAGGAATATGAATGCAAATATAAGAATCCCAAATTGACTTTGTATCGTCTTGCTGACGGCAGCACTGAGATTGTTAAGGTAAGACGCAAGAAATATGACGAGGCTCCAATTAATGTCGGTGACATTATTAAGACTATTGAATGTTCTGAGGAAGGTCGATGGTCAAAGGATAACAATGGGGATTGGCAGCAGGATAATTCCGATAAGGAAAGCATCTTGAAAAAGTGGAGCTTTGTCAGAGATGAAGCAAAAGAGGACGAATAACATGAAAATGAAAATTGGATACATAAGAGAGAACGATCTAAAACTCAATCCACATTTGACTGAGCGTTTTCAATTTAAAGAGGCAACTTTCACAAGACGAATTTCAAATCGTGGGGATAGAGTATATTCAAAAATACTACTTTATCCTGTTGATTATGAAGAAATCGTGAGCAATGCCAAAATTATGAGAGATAATTCTTCTGTGATATTGGTGTGTGAACCATTTTTGCTTGATGATGAATTGCGTGAAAAGGTAACAAAATGGGTTGAGTGGGCAAACAATGCTGATCCAAGTGAATATGATCCTTTTCATTCTAAGGAGGGCGTATGAATTTAACGAAATACGAACAAGAAACAATTATCAATTATAATAACGAAGAAAAGACTGCTTCCATCTTTACATACGACAAGTCGTTAATCCGCAAACTGGACAAAAGATTGGCTGAAATGTCAGACATGAAACTCATTCGCAGAGGCGAAGATTTTGCGGAATATAGTTTGCCTAAGAAGTGGATTAAGGTTGCGTTCCCAAGACAATACTCTGACGAACAAAGGGCAGAAATGGCAGAACGAATGAAAGCTGCACGAGAGAAATAATTATTAACCCCGATAGGGTACAAAATACTTGTGAAAAGAGTTAAATGTTCCCTATCGGGTATAAATTGGAGATTGTTATGAGAACAAAGGATGAATTGTTTTTACTTGGTGATATTGGGATCATGCTACAATATCTTTATATGAATGAAAATCATCGTATTACTTTCAACAACGGCATCACTGATCTGCAAATAAGAATGGATGAAAATTTCAACATCCTTTGTAAAAATTTGAGTTTTCCAGATGTTCCAGAATCATATTTCAGTTCGGAGATGGTTCCTGCGCATTGTCTTGGTGTAATTCAGATTTTGCAGAATATGCCGCCAGAAGAGCATCCAAATCATTTTAAAAATAGATGGGAAGAGATTAAAGACATTACAATGATTAATCTTTCCTTGAATAGAAAGTAGGTGATTACGATTTTATCCCTATATAAATACACCGATAAAGAACTTGAGCAGCTTGTAAAGTCTATCGTAATTCTTATTGATACAAGAGAAAAACAAAATGCTCATATCATCGAATGGCTGGACAAAAAGAAAATTCCTCATAAGTCAAAGGCTTTGTCCAATGGCGATTACAGTTTTTACATCCCAGCAAATCCAGATTTGAACATTGACCGTGATCTCTATTTTGATCATGAAATTATGATCGAGCGCAAAGGATCGTTGGAGGAATTGAGCGGTAATTTCTCTCAACAGAGAGCAAGATTTGAAGAAGAGATGGCTACATACAGCGGCTTGAAATATCTGTTGGTAGAGAATGCAAATTATCAAGATGTTGTTGATGGGAAATATGATACTAAGTTTTCCAATAAAGCATATCTTGCCAGTCTGCATACCTTTAATCAGAGATACGGACTTCAACTTATGTTTATGCCTGATCCGTCTTACTCAGGATGGTTTATGTATGGCGTGTTCACATATTATTTAAAACATAAACTGCGATAAACCTCTTGACAATAACCAGAAATGCAAGTATAATATAGGAGGCAGGATAGAAAGCCTCTATTCTTCCTCCGAATAACAATAAATACAAGAAAGGAATTGTTGCCTATGGGCGAAAAAGTGAAACGAATTCACGAACTTGTGAAGCAGCTCAATGAATACCGTGACGCATATTACAACAGAGCAGAATCGCTTGTAGTGGATTCAGAATATGATCGTCTATTTGACGAGCTAAAAGCATTGGAAACAGACACGGGTGTTGTTCTGATGAACTCACCAACCAGCACTGTTGGTTACGATGTAAAGAGCAAACTTGAAAAGGTTTCTCATGATATTCCTTTGCTCTCTTTGGATAAGACAAAGGATGTTGATGAACTTGTAAAGTTTATGGGAAATCACAAATGCTTGCTGATGTATAAGTATGATGGTCTGACTGTCGAATTAATTTACAATAATGGTAAGCTGATTCAAGCATCTACTCGTGGCGATGGATACACTGGTGAGGACATTACTCACAATGCAAAGACTTTTAAGAATATCCCGCTGACGATTCCTTATAATGGCTTCTTGCGTGTGGTGGGCGAGGCAATTATTTATAAACATGATTTCCAGAAAATTAATGATAATCTCCCTGCTGGTGAAAAGCCTTACGCAAATGCCAGAAACCTTGCTGCTGGCTCTGTACGACAGCTTGATAGTGCGGTTTGCTATACGAGAAATATTCATTTTATGCTGTGGGATGTGCTGGAAGGCTTAGATGATCTGCCGACATTGGATGATCTTTTCCCTGCATCGGATAGCCGTATGACAAAATTCTTTGCTTGTGAGAGGTTGGGTTTTGAACTGCCATATGCTTGCCGTTTTGAACAGGAAAGTTCTGCTTTTATTATTCAAGATGCAATTGAGCATATGAGAGATCAGGCAATTGAAAAAGGTATTCCTATTGATGGCATGGTTATGAAGTATGACAGCATTTCCTATTCCAAGCAAAAGGGAGGTACTTCCCATCACAACAATGATGGTATTGCGTTCAAGTTTGAAGATGAAACCGCTGAAACTGTACTCCGTGAAATTGAATGGTCTATGGGTAGAACTGGTCAACTTACTCCTGTTGCGATTTTCGATCCAATTGAATTGGATGGAACGATTGTCACGAGAGCCAGCGTTCATAACCTGAGTTACATCAAGGACTATGATTTGAATATTGGCGATAAGCTGAAAGTCTATAAAGCCAATATGATTATCCCTCAGATTCTTGAGAATATTTCTGCAACAGAGCGTGGTACAAAACATGGCGTTCAGTATCCAGATGCTTGTCCTGTTTGCGGCGGCAGCATTCGAGTAGAACAGGTGAATGATACAGAGTCAGTTTATTGTGATAATCCGAAGTGCAACGGCAAAAAGCTGGGTAAGTTTTCTCATTATGTCAGTAAGCCAGCAATGAATATTGATGGTCTATCAGAAGCAACTTTGGAGAAATTCATCAACAGTGGATGGCTGACTGATTTCACCGATCTCTATCATCTTAACAGATACGATAAAGAAATCATGAGAATGGAAGGCTTTGGTAAGCGTTCCTATGACAAACTCATGACCGCCATTGAAGCATCAAAATCTACTACGCTGGCAAGACTATTGATCTCTTTGGGTATTCCGTATATCGGTAAGACAGCATCAAAAGCAATTTCAAATTATTGTGCTGGTGATCCGTACAAGTTCATTGAATTGATCAACGATGATTTTAATTGGATGCAGCTTGAAGATTTTGGTGAGGTTATGTCTGCCAGCCTGAAAGACTGGTTTAGTGATGACGATAATTTCAAATTGTATCATTGTATTGTTGGGCATTTGAATATTCAGATTGAAAAAGCTATCACAACGCCTGTTGCCGATAATCCTTTCAATGGCAAAACTGTTGTTGCTACTGGCAGCTTACAGAACTTTACCAGAGATGGTATCGGAAAGAAGCTGAAAGAATTAGGAGCAAAGGTTGGCAGTTCTGTTTCTAAGAAAACAGACTATGTAATTGCTGGCGAAAAAGCTGGTTCTAAGCTGACAAAAGCAAAAGAACTTGGCGTTCCAGTCCTGACAGAAACCGAATTTATGGCAATGATCGGAATGTAAGCCTAAATAAAATAGGCTGTCCGACATAGACAGCCTATTTATCTTTTATTCGATTGTGATGCCGAGTTTTTCTGCAATTTCTTCATTGGTCATTCCAGATGCTTTTGCTTTATTAAGCAGTTCTTTCAATTGACCAGCTTTGGAAACACGAGGAACAGGATTTAAAATAGCTTGCTTTTTAACTTCGAGAGCGGCAATCTTTTCTTCCTGCTTTGCAATGGTTGCTTTACAGGTTGCTATTTTAGCATCAATCTCAGCAACTCGTTCTTCAGCAGAGCGGCGCACGATCTTACGCTTTTCAGTATCAGCCATAATAGTCACTCCTATTTTAAGATGGATATGATAATTGTACCACATTCAATGATTTGAGTAAACAAGAAAGAAGAGAATAAATGAAGAAATATACTTATTCAAATCAGGATTTAATGAAAATGCAAGCAAGGCCACTTGAAACAAAAATTCAAGTTTCTGCTGCAAAATTCCTTGAATTCTGTCAAAAAACGAATTGGAATGTTTCTCTCTCATTTTCGGGGGGGCAGACAGTTCAGTTTTGTTTGATATGTTTGCAAAGCATTGGTCTATTCACCGTGATCAGCATCATGACAGTCCTTTGATTGTTATCTACGCAAACACAAGTAATGAGTTTGCGTCAATGCCAAGTCATGTGAAATCCTTTTGCAAGTATATCGAACAGAAATATAACATTCAAGTTGATTTACATATTGCAAGAGGAAAGGTCACTTATTTTGATGTTGTTCGCACAGATGGTTATCCTGTGGCAAGCAAGAAAATTGCGAGAATGGTTCGAGATGTAAGAACTTATTTTAAAGCACACGACATTCATTATAGTGACATTGAAAGCTATTTAGACCGAGGCATGGAAACAGCAGAGTATTTTCGTTCTCTTAACTTTCCGCACTCAGTAGTTTTGTACTTATCTGGTTATACCAGTAAAAACGAACTTTGTAAAACATGGTGTATTCCAAAGAAATGGAGATGTTTAATTGATGCACCTTTTGATGTAAGTGAAAAATGTTGCTCATATTTAAAAAAGCAACCAATTCGCTTAGTAGATAAAGAAGTCAATACAAATCCTATTTATGGAACACTTGCAGAAGATAGTCAGATCAGAAAAGAGGCTTATCTAAAAACTGGCTGTAACGCCTTTAAAGCATCAGGAAGGTCTAAATCCACTCCGATGGGTTTCTGGACAAGACAAGATGTTCTCCGTTATCTTTATGAATTTAATATTCCGATTGCACCACCATACGGTGAAATTGTATTACACAAAAACGGTAAATATGAATTCACTAAAGAACACAATACTGGATGTAAACTTTGTCTTTTCGGATGCCACTTAGAGCATGAGCCAAATCGAATTCAGCGTCTTGCAGAATTGGAACCAGCTACATATCGTTTTGCAATGAAAGACCGTAGTGAAGGTGGTCTTGGCTATCGTGAAATCATGGAGTATTTAAATATTCCATACGAAAATAAGAAAGAGGAAACCGATGAAATATCCAATAAGACTGATGTTGATTGTTGTTGTGATTGTCATCTTGATTCTATTAATCACAACAACAGTTTCAAGTCAGAATAACACAAAAACAATGGTACATTATAGCCCTAATCCAACAAATGAATCTATGGACTCTACCGTACTGCAAGCCCCCCCGCCGACAACGATTTACATAGAGGAAGAAACTTCTGAACCTGAACCTGAACCAGCAGCTTATCAAGAAATTGCTGATGTAATCACAGATGACGAGATTGAAATGCTTGCCAGATTGCTTTTCTTGGAAGCTGGCAATCAGTCAATTGAAGGACAGAGAGCCGTAATCGAGGTTGTGTTTAACAGGCTTCTGAGCGATGAATTTCCGAACACACTTAATGATGTTGTGTATGCAGAAAATCAGTTTTCTCCTGCTCATTTAATTCCCAGCACTACTCCAACAGATGAACAGTATGAAGTGATTCAGATTGTACTCACAGATACAGAAACAGTATTGGATCGTGGAGTGGTATTCTTTTCTCGTGGACAATATAATGATTACCTTTACGATAAGATTGGAGATCATTATTTTTGTTATTCAACTAAATCATATCAAAACAAAATGAAAGGAACAGAACAATGAAGCGAAATTATTATCCGAACTACAAGAACTGGATGGAGCATCCTAACTCCGAGTCAAGCAAGCAGCGCAATGAGCAGCGTATGAAGAATCCTCCCACGAAGATTTGTTGCGCTGACTGTGGTTCCAGCAATGGCACACTCCATAAGATCAAGCGCAATGGCGTAAAGACATATGTTTGTGACTATTGTTTCCAGTCCATGCAGGATGACGATTAAGCACAAATAACAAGAAATACAAGTATATCATAGGAGGTTTTCAATGAGAGTAGTAAGTCCAAGTTTTGAAATTCTGACACCTATTGATGCAGATGAAGCCTTAAAGCTGATTGAGAATGTTGGTCGAACTTGCTATAAGAGCGAGGATAAAATCACTGAAGAGTCAGCACTGCCTTTTGTTTCTGGCATTATCAAGCGTGGACATGAAGCAGTTATTGAGCATCATTCTTTCATCTTTGAATTAAGCAATACCAGCTATACAAAGTTGAGAGGTTCAGTCCTTCTGCTGGAACGCTGTGGATTTAACAGCTTTATTCGCTTTACATCTACCAATCGTCATGTTGTGTCTGCCAATGTTCGTGCATGGAGAGATTTCTTTAAGGCTTGTTTGGATAACGATGTAGTGATTCCTGAATTTGTATGGGAATTCATTCATGGGAATGAAGTGTTTTTCCCTGAATTTAAGGATATTGGAATGGATGTAAATGTCAATCCTAATGATCTGTTTAAACCCCTGACCATTTATGAACTGCAAGAGGGTACAGAGCAGCTTACTCATATCGACATGACAGTTCGCTTAACCAATGATCGTGGCGTTTCTCACGAGGAAGTCCGTCATCGTGTGGCAAGTTTTGCACAGGAAAGCACCAGATATTGCAATTACGCAAAGGATAAGTTCGGTGCTGAGGTTACATATATCGACATTAAGGGCGGTATGGACTATGACAGCAAGGTTCATAACCTTCCCGCTGAAATTCAGCAACAGATTTATGATGAATGGGTTCAGGCGTGTATTGATGCAGAGCGTCACTATAACCGCATGATTGAACTTGGTGCAACACCTCAGATTGCTCGTTCTGTTCTGAATAATTCCACTAAGACTGAGATTTGTATCACTATGAATCTTGCAGAGTGGAGGCATTTCTTTAAGCTGCGCTGCGCTCCCTCAGCACATCCTCAGATGCGTGAAATTGCCATTATGCTGTTGAAGGCTTTCAAGACACTGATTCCTCATGTCTTTGATGATATTGAGGTGGCGGCATGAAAGTAATTTGTATTTCGGGCAAGGCTCGTCACGGCAAAGATACTCTTGCGGGAATGCTTGATGAACATTTGAAGGCTAATGGTCATCGTGTTCTGATTGCTCACTTTGGCGATCTGGTTAAGTATATCTGCGAAAAATTCTTTGCATGGGATGGAGCAAAAGATGAAAAGGGCAGAACATTGCTTCAGTATGTCGGCACAGATATTGTTCGTACTCAGCGTCCGAGTTACTGGACTGACTTTATCGTAAGTGTTCTGCAACTGTTTCCTAATGAATGGGATTATGTTCTAATTCCAGATTGTCGTTTTCCAAATGAAGTTGAGTGTTTCCGTGAAAACAACATGGATACAATGCTGATCCGCATTAATCGTCCTGATTTTGCATCGGATTTAACACCAGAACAGGCAAATCATCCTTCGGAAACGGCAATGGATAATTATCCTTTTGTTGATATGTTTGTGATCAACAATGGTTCATTGCAGGACTTATCTAACAAAGTAGAGGAAATTGCTAAGTATTTGTAAAAGGTGTTTGGTATGGATCGAGAAAAGAAAATTATTCTCTGTGACGCAGATGATGTAATCGAAAATCTGATTGATTGCTGGATTTCAGCAATTAATCAGAGATATGGAACAACGGTAAAACCATCAGAAGTTACAGATTGGGATGTAAGTTTATTTTTCCCGACTCTCACAAAAGAACAAGTATTTGCTCCGATTAAGGAGAAAGACATTTGGAGCAATTTGGAACGCATTCCAGATTGCTTCGAGGTCTTAAAAGAAATTAATGACAAGCATATTCTGCGTATTGTTACAGCAACGCATTACAACACTTGTGATAAGAAAATTGAGAGAATTTTGGAATTATATCCGTTCTTGAATTGGAAACAGTTCATCATCACTTCTCACAAGCAGCTTGTTCATGGAGATTATCTAATTGATGACGGAGTTCACAATGTAACTGGCGGTGATTATCAAGGTATCTTGTTTAGCCGCCCACATAACCAGTCATTCGATGCTCAAGCGGCTGGTGTGATCCGTGTATCAGAGTGGAAAGAAATCCGCTCCATTATTTTAGATTAAGGAGGGAAGTATTTTGAGCAAGGTAATTCTTTATTCGACTGGATGCCCATCATGTAATGTTCTGAAAAAGAAGCTGACTGCAAAGGGTATTCAGTTCGAGGAAAACACTGATCAGGAATTAATGAGAAGCATGAATTTTGTTCGTGTACCTGTTCTTGATGTAGATGGTAAGCAGATGGATTTTGCGGCAGCTAATAATTGGATCAACGAACAGGAGAATGTGCAGTGAATATTAATATCGAACTGAAAAAGAATTTTATCAACGCATACAATAAGATGCAAAACGAATACGGTGAGGAAATGGCAAGTATCAATGGCTTTTCTGCTGGTCAGTTAAGTTATACGGACTTCATTGATAATTTCATTGATTCTGATACTGTTGCCGATGCCTCTGTCGATGGCAATGCCAATGTCGGTCAGAAAGACATTGTTACTTTGATCAATGAGATGCCTAAGCCCCATCAAAAGCTGTTGGCATTCAATAAAATTCACTACGAGATCAATAAGAAGTACGGTTTTAAGGTAGCAAATGATTGGTTGCGTAATGAGTGGGATGGACACCTGTATCTGCACGATGCAAACACTTCAACCTTTGTTCATTACTGTTTTGCTTATGATCTGAAAGATTTGGCAGAAAAGGGCTTGTTCTTTATTGAAAACTTCAATGCCGAACCTCCCCAGCATCTCGAAACCTTTGTTGATTTCGTAAAGGAATTTGTAAGCTGGACTTGTAACCGCAGCTCTGGTGCTGTTGGTTTGCCCAATCTGATTCCTTATATGTATTATTTCTGGAAGAAGGACTGTGCTGAGAATCTGTATGTCGATAATGATCGTGCAGCTCGTCAGCAGATTCAGCGTTTGATTTATGCACTGAACCAGCCTTTCCTCCGTGGCGGCATTCAGTCTGCATTTACTAATACAAGCATCTTTGATAGACCTTATCTTGAGGCTCTGTTTGGTGGTTCTGAATTCCCCGATGGTTCTTTCATGATTGACGAAATTGACGGAATTATGGAGTTCCAAAAGGTATTCCTTGAAACAATGGCAAAGATTCGTTCTAAGAACATGATGACTTTCCCTGTTAATTCTATTTCTCTGCTCCGTGTTAATGGCAAGTTTGTCGATGAAGATTTCGCTCGTTACGCTTGTCAGCACAATATGAAGTGGAATGATAGTAATCTGTTCATTGATGATTCTGTTACCAGTCTGTCTAATTGCTGCCGTCTGAAGAGCAATATTGAGGATTTGGGTTATTTCAACTCCATCGGCGGTACTGCTCTGAAAGTTGGTTCTGTAAAGGTCAGCACGATCAATCTTGCAAGACTGGCTCTTGAAAACAAGACTGAGGCTGATTATCTGGCAGCTCTCAAGGAACTGGTTATTCTGAATCTCAAGGCTTTGGACAGTATTCGTCATATCATCAAGCGAAATGTAGATAAGGGTTTACTGAGAAACTTTACATTGAATCTGGTAGATTTTGAGCATCTTTATAACACCATTGGTTTTATTGGAATTTATGAAACCATGAAAACCTTTGGTTACATTCGTAAAGATGAACTTGGTAATACATATTACACTCAGGAAGCAGAAAATTTTGGTAAGCAGATTTTCGAGGTAATTCACAGCACTAAGGCTGAATTTGCCAAGACTGTCGATTATCAAATCAACTGTGAACAGATTCCCGGTGAAACCGCAGCCGCAAAGCTGATGAAAAAGGACTTGTTCTTCTATCCTGAAGAAACCGTTACCGATCTGCCTCTGTATGGCAATCAATTCATTCCGCTGGGTATTAAAACTACCCTCAAAGAGCGTATCAGAATTGCATCTATGTTTGATAAGTTCTGTAATGGCGGCAGCATTCTCCATGTAAACATCGAGGCTCCTTTTGCTACCTTCGATCAGACATGGGATATGCTCAATTACATTGCAGATCAGGGCGTAACCTATTTTGCGTTTAATACCAAGATTCAGGCTTGCAAGAACAATCACGCTTTCTTTGGCAGTGTGTGTCCTGAGTGCGGTTGTCCTGTGGAAACAGAATACACACGCATTGTTGGATTTTATACTCCAATCAAGACTTATTCTAAGGAACGCAAGGCAGAGTATCAAATGAGGGAGTGGGAAAATATTGCGTATTAAAGGATTGGTTGACGAAGATTTTGTAAATTATAAAAAACCATCCATGTTCATCATTTTCCCATACTGTACCTTTAAATGTGAGAAAGAGGCAAAAGTTCACTGTTGTCAAAACAGTGAACTTGCCTGTTCTCCAAATATCGAATTCGACATTGATGAAATTGTTGAACGATATATAAATAATCCGATTACATCTGCAATTGTCTGTGGAGGATTAGAGCCGCTGGATAGCTTTGATGATTTGTCACGATTATTATATAGTTTTCGTGACAAAACAGAAAACGACTTTGTGATCTACACTGGATATACAAAACAGGAATGCGAAGAAAAAGGCTATCTGACACAGTTATCTAACTTTTCAAATGTTATTATCAAATTTGGGCGTTACATTCCAAATTCAAAATCTCATTATGACGAGGTTCTTGGAGTGACATTGAATTCTGATGGGCAATACGCAGAAAAGATTTCATAAAGGAGATTATGATGAATAATGAGAAAACTCTTTCTGTTGAATTCACAAAATCTCAAGTAGATAATTTAGTTGAGTTCATTGAATGGAACTTTATTGATATTATTCGGAAAGATGAAGAAGTTGACAATATTAACTACATTATTGACATGATGGAGGCGTTAAAGAAACTTCGTGTAGTTGCAGAGAAATTAGATAACGAACCTATCAGAGAGCAAGATTGTGATAATATTGATGGATGTGAAATTGTTGGCGGCTTTATCAAGGAGGCAAATAATTGATGAAAATCATTAAAAATCCTGATCAAGAATTAGTTCAAGAAATTGAGCAACGCAAGAAAGAAAATGATGGCTATTGTCCATGTTCTTTAGAAAAAACACCAGATACCAAATGTATGTGCAAAGAGTTTCGTGATATGACAGAGGGTATGTGCCATTGCGGACTTTATATTAAGGTGGTAGATGCTTAATATGATTTTCAAAAAAGAAAAATGCCCAATATGTAACTACCATTTGAATTATTGTCAATGCCGATTTGGAGGCTCTGCACATCCAGATAGAAGTAAAAGGCGAGAAGTAGTATTAGATCATCTGCATCTGCTTTCCAAGCGTCAAATCAAGCATATTATTAATTTGCAAAGATATTGGCAAGTTAGTTACGGAGATGATGAAAGAACTAAAATTCTTGCAAATTTACAAAATTCAAAGGAGCGATAAAATGAACAAGTTTGAATTAATTTCCGAAAAGGAATATGAAAAGACTGTTGCTGAGGAATTTAAGGCAAAGAATGGTGTTCTGAGTTATCAGAAGTATGATGAACTGAAAGTACCTCGTAGAGCAACGCAGGGCAGTGCTGGTTATGATTTCATTTCTCCCATTTCCTTTAAGCTGAAGGCGGGACAGACAATTAAGGTTCCCACTTGCATCAAGTGTAGTTTGAGCCGTGGTAATGTTCTTATGCTGTTCCCTCGTAGCAGCTATGGATTTAAGTATCGTATGCAACTCGACAATACTGTTGGTGTTGTTGATCAGGACTATTACAATAATGAATCCAATGAAGGCCATATCTTTATCAAAATCACAAACGACAGTAAGAGTGATAAGGTTCTGACCGTCAATAAGGGCGATGCTTTTGCTCAAGGAATTATCATGCCTTTTGTCATTACTGATGACGATGATGTAACTGCCCTCCGAACTGGTGGAATTGGTTCTACATCAAAGAGTTGATTGATAAAATGGAGTAAACAATATGGATATTGGAGATATTGAATTCGCCGCAAAAATCGTATATGCAATTTGCAGAGAGCATCCTGAGATTTGTCCTCATTCGCACGAATGGAAATGGAGCGATAAATTAAAAGAAGATGGAACACGAGAAGCACATTATAAATGTCGTTTATGTGGGCATGAATATGTGAAAATCGAAAAAGGCTAATTGCATAACAAGAAATAAAAGTATCCGTAAAAAATAGGCGATAGGGTATTAAACCTTATCGCCTTTATTCAAAGTGAGGTGAGATAATGGAAAGAATAAAAATTCCATATAATCAAAGACTGTGTATTTCAATTGAAGAAGCTGCCGAATATTCAATGATCGGAGAAAATCGTCTACGCAGCATCATTGATAACGATAAATACAAGAAGGAACTGGATTGGGTTTTACATACAGGACAAAGAGTTCGAATTAAAAGACCTTTGTTCGAAAAATGGGTTTTGCAACAAAGCTATTTGTAAAATATGCAAAGTAAGTTTTTAGTAAGTTAATGATTATTTTAAATTTATGCGGTTGACAGAAGATACCGCAATTCGTATAATTAATATGTATGCTTGTATTGCGGTTTCTTTTGTCGGAAAGGATATGCGATGGCTAAAGAACGGCGTGATACGAAAAATCGACTGTTATGGAAAGGAGAATATCAAAACGCTGATGGCAGATATATGTATCGCTACACCGATGCCAAAGGCGTACCAAGATTCGTTTATAGCTGGACTTTAACTCAGTCAGATCGGACACCGAAAGGAAAACAGCCGGGAATTTGCTTGCGAGAACTCGAAAAATCAATCGCAAAAGACTTGCAGGATGAAATTGACACATTCAATGCAAGAAAGACTACGCTGGATGCTTTTTGGGAGGACTATATATCTGACAAAAAAGAGTTGAAGAAAAGCACACGCAGCAACTATAAATATATGTATGACAAGTATGTGCGTGACGAACTTGGAAACAAAAGACTGGTAGACATTAAATACAGCATGATCAAGAAGTTCTACAACTCTCTGCTCGAAAATGGTTTCAAGCCAAACAGTATGGAAATCATTCATACGATCCTCCATCCAGTGTTTGCGATTGCAGTGCGTGATGGATATATTCGTCTGAATCCTACTGATGGAGTTATGACTGAGATCAAGAAAAGTCATGATTGGGAGAAACCAAAGCGTCATGCTCTAACCGAGCCACAGCAGGAAGCATTTGTGAATTTTGTGCGAGAGCATAAGACTTATAATCACTGGCTTCCAATTTTCACTGTGTTGCTTGGCACTGGATGCAGAGTAGGAGAGGTAACAGGACTTCGGTGGGAGGACTGTGATTTTCAGAACAACATCATTGAGATCAATCACAGCTTAATTTACAGACCTGAAGAAGATACTCGAAAGTCTGTATTTCATATTACAACGCCAAAGACAAAATCAGGCATTCGTGAAATACCGATGTTCGCAGCCGTGAAAAAGGCGTTGCTGGAAGAACGATTACGACAAATGCGTGATGGATTCAACCAGACTGTTATTGATGGATATTCTGGATTCATTTTCTCCAACAGATACGGCAGTGTTTTGTCACCCCATAACATCAACAGAGCGATAGAGCGTATCATTAGAGATTACAACATCGAAGAAGCTGAACTGGCAAAGAAACAAAAGAGAGAACCATTGTTGTTGCCGCACTTTTCAGTCCACAATCTGAGGCATACATTCTGCACTCGTTTCTGTGAAAACGAAACGAACTTGAAAGTTATTCAAGAGATTATGGGACACGCTGATATTTCAACAACGATGGACATTTACAACGAGGCAACCAGAGAAAAGAAAAAAGAGTCCTTTGCAAACTTGGAGGGAAAGGTAAAGATATGCTAAGGCGTACTAAAAATCGTACTAAAATTGCCGAGCATTTTCTAAGAAAACCTAAGAACTTTTAAGAAATTTCTATTGCCTACTAAAACAAGAGGTACTAAATATGGGACGAAAAGACCTGAAAACAACAAGATATAGTAGTAAAAACTGTCCTTGTCACGAGGGTTTTATAATCCCCACCATGAAGCCATTGGACAAGTGAAGCACAAGATATAGACTCTTGCAGCATAGAGAACACTACAAAATGTGATTTTTCGCAGTATCAATCATTACCTTACTAAAAATTTACTAAAAATGACTTGCAGACAATCGCATACAAGCATAGAGTAATTGAGAGGGGCTGTCCGATTCATTTCGGCAGCTCCTTTCTTGTTTGCGCTTATATAAACCCACAAAAGCCGCAGGATGGCTTTAAATGCTTTCGGCGTGTAAATCCTTATCAAGAACAAAACATCGCCAGAAACGCTTTAAAACGGCTTGTGAAGTATCTGTAAAAAATGGGGAGCAGATTTCTCCACTCCCCATCCTAAAACAGTTGCTTTTCCAATTCGCAACCAATTACGATTGCGTTATTGATCGACTTTAGTATATCCACGAGCATCCTCAATAAAAGAATGAGTGCGAATACGCTGCTCATAAGATTCCTGAATAATTCTATGAGCAATATCGACCTCACCATTAGTCAATTCATGTTCCTCAAGATATTTTTCATATTTGTTATATACTTTGAAGATTCGATTGAATTCTTCTCTGGAAACAATTGACTTTTCATCTGCTACTTTCGTGGCAAAATCAATAATTCTATCACGACTGCTTTGGATAAACATTTCCTCAGTCAACTTGTTATTGTCCTTCAACGCTTGTGTAATCTCTAATAATGTTTCTTTCAATTGCTTAATAGATTCATCATATATCTCTGCTCTATTATTAACCCACTGAATCCAATCATCACGCTTTGCGATACTATCTGCTGAATAATGACTATTAACATCATTCAAAAGAACTTGAACATTTTTCAATGTCTGTGCAGCTTCGGTTTTTTCATTTTTCTTACGAGCAAACCATTTACGAATTTTGAGAAATTCAGGTACTACTTTCCCTTTAAACTCAAGAAATTCTCCGATGATCTGTATAGAGAAAAAGATAACTACCAATACCAATGCGATCTTAACAGGAATATTTAAGTATTCGATGTAATTCAACATAATTCTTATTCACCCGCACTTTCAGTTGCGGGATTAATGATTTTGCTAAAATCACAAAGACTGTCGATCATTTCACTGATTGCCTGATAATCAATATCATAATTGATACTATCAGCAGAAGCCTTCAACATAGACAAAACCCATTCTTTTCGTTCAGCACCAGATTCGAATTTTGTTTCTGCGGTTTCTATCAGGTTCATAACCATTTTAAGAACTTGATTCCAGTTTCTTTCTTTTACTGCTTTCTGGACATATTCAACAAGTTTGATCACCAGAGGAATAGCCGCAATTAAACCAGACAAGATTGAAATAATCAGTTTTACCCATTCCATTTCCATGCTCACCCCTCCTTACATTTTTAGATTGCTGGACTTTTATTATCTTCAACAATGCCAAAGTTGTTAGCTTTAGCAGTTGCATATTTAATACCATCTCCATCGGCACTTGTATTTTCAACTTCGCTCTTATGTACGATCTTGTTAAGTACAATACTGCAAGCCGTACCAATAGGAGTAAATACCACTGTCCAGCACATTAATGCGCCAGTATATCCAGTGACAATACTCCTAAGAGCAAGATAAAGCCGCCGACCAAGCCAGCAGCCAAAAACAATAAAATATAAATCGCCAAACGATTTGTAAATCCCAAGGAGGCAAGATGTTTCAGAATCGCATTTAAGATTTTGGTCATCAGATTTTGTTTTTTCTGCAACCTCCGTCCTTTTTAGCTTGCACGAGCCATATGCGTCACCCCCTATAAAAGATTACGCTTTGCCCATCATCTGTGCAAAACGATAAAGAACAGTAACAAACTGCTCACGAGTTAAGAAATCCTGCCACATACAGTTAGGTTCGCCGTTGATCTCAGTGCCGTTACCAGCAATTAAACCAGAACTGGTTGCCCAATTTCTTGCCTCATTACTGTAAGTACCAGCATCGTTGTCTTGCAAACCCTTACGCATTTCAAGGAACAATTCTTCAAATCTCTTTACATCCATATCATCATCCTCCGATCCATTCAAAATAGCTTGTACTTCTTGGCGCAATGCGTCCATACTCTTACCATGTTTCGGCAACCACTGTCCCATATCAGAATGATTAGAACCATAACCAGCACGATAACTTTCTGCATGATCAGAAATTCCATTAATGTCATATCCGAACTTTTTGACCAGATAAACATTCCATGCAACGAGCATCTTCCACATACGATTAAAATAAACCTGATTCTTTGCAACATCATAAGCAATCATTGTGCCACCAGCATATGTATGACCAGCGGGTTCACAAACTTCCCATTGAACTTTTGTGTTGTTCCAAGAACCTTTACTACCAGAGCCACAACCCCAAGGACGAGCATCCAAAGGAAGAACAACCAGAATTCGTCCATCTCCTTTATGGAAATCACCAAGCAGGGCATTAACACCCCATCCAGCAGATGATTTGTTCATTAAATTAAAAAACACATCAACGGAAGGCTGTGCGCAACCGACAGAATGATTGACACATCCTTGCGGATTGATCTTTCTGCCAGCCTGATACGCTCCGTTGGATGTGGCATATTTGACTTCCATGTGGGATTCAACCCAAGCAATACATTCACTTACTGTCATTTGCGTTCTCCTTTCCATGATAGATTAATCAACATATTCTCTACCCCAATAGGTATCTTCTTTCAGGACGGCATAAAATGATCTGCCGCCGTCTTTACGAAATGCTGGATTAATCGTCTTTGCACAAAAACCAAAATCTCCGTCATCTTCAGAAAGATTTGCTCGACAAATAGATTTATCGCATTCCGTGTTCTTTTGCGGATCACACTCATAGAACAATACTTTTTCACCTGTATCTGTATCTACGAGATAACCATTTTGTGCAACAATATTTTTAATATTCATCTTGTTACCTCATTCTTTCTCAATTTTACATATGAATAAAACGATGTAAAACAGTTACCATTTGCTCTCTTGTGATGAAATCTTGCCACATATAATTTGGTTCACCATTTTCCAGTGTTCCACTACCAACAATTAATCCATTAGCAGTAGCCCAATTTCTTGCTGCAAAACTATACTCACTACAATTATTGTTTCTTAATCCATTACGCAATTCTGTAAATAACTTAGCGAAATCATCACTATTAGGCTCAATTTGTTGATTAGCAAATTGATCATAATATTTCTGACCAAATTCGCATCGCTTTGTTTGAACACTTTCATCTTGATTTGCTGGGCGTTCAAAATTAAACAAAACCGAATTCGATGCTTCAAGAACAGAATTTGCATTGCGAAGCGTGTTTAAAACACCAATATATCCTTCAGTCAACTCTTTAATTAAAAAATCAAGTTGCATATTCAAATCACCAATAGACTTTTCTCTGCTTTTAGCAAAAAGAAAAAGAGCCTTTTTACGGCTCCAAAAAGTCCACTGTGCCAACCCGTATCCTGCGCTATCATTTACAAAATTGGAATAAGATCCGCTATCAACAGCATCAGTGTAGGAAACATCTGTGTAGCCGAGCTTTTTCTCATAGGTATTTTGAAGATTTTGTGGGTTTAATCCGCTTTCAGCATAAAGATTTCCCATCAAACCTGCTGCACCATAATCACTTAAACCTTTTTGTTTTAAGTAATCCCAAATGATTTTTTCATTTGACATATACATCCACCTCCTTACAGGATTTTGTAATGAGGTTTTTCTTCACCAAACAGCAAATATCGCAAATAATCATCTACAACAATCGCAACGCCTGAAAGCAATGTCCACGCAAAACTGAATGGCAAACAAATTTGCCCCATAAAATTAAAGGGGAGGTTTGAGTAATCCCAAACCTCCAACTCAAGCCATACATTTACAACAATACCGAAAATCAATTCGAGTATAGTAACAATACCAGCCCCAATTAACATCTGCCAAACAAACCCAAGTTCCCACGGCAAAAATTCATTGATACCACCGAGCAGCAGAAAACAAATGGAACCAAGAATAAACATAGAAATATGACTATATCCTCTCCATGCCAATTCAATTAACATATAGGTTATACCACCAATAAGAGCCAAAACACATAACTTCAAAATTTGTTTTAGCTGCATAATTGTCACCGCCTTATTCTCTCAAAGTATTCAATTTAGTAATGATAGCATTCATCTGAGCCTGAGCAACAGACAATTTTTCGTTCATTTCTGTTAAATAAGGATCAGGTAAAGTCATACCATACTGAACAGCGGCAATATCTTCAGCTGTTTCCAAACTCTGAACATACATCTTCAATTCATTGTGATATGTAGTCTGTGTAGTAATCATAGTTTGTGCCGCAATGTAAATCTGTGCAATTTCAGCAGATGTATAAATACGACAGACACCACCATCAGACTGATAAGGGAATTCAGTACCGCCCAACTCAACAACACGGAACAAGTTTGCAATATTGCTTTGATCCTCAATACTCAGATTAAAATGAACAGTACCTTCGTTTAACTCAAGATCAATACCAGCAACAATCACACTATTGCAAGCATCAGAGATTTCTTTCAGTTTCGCAGCTTTCACAACAGGAAGAGAATCCTCGCCGCCAATAATTTCAACAGCATCTTCCAATGTAATCCACTTTTTTGAAATAGCTTTTAAAAGACCATCGGCAGAAATTGAGGGTTCAATGCCACTTTTCCCATTTTCATACATTTCTCTCAATTTATTTTTCATATCTTTAGCCCTCCAAAACAGACTGGATTAAACCATCAATCGCATTTTGATGACTTTTGATTTCATATCCACCATCAATCTTAGATACAACAACTGTATCAGTTTCTTCAATTTCATTATGGCCGACCAAATTATAAGCCACACTATTAAATGCAATACCAACTGCATTTTCTGCGGTAGTATTAGTAAAACAACCATTTTCTGAAATTTTAATATAATTCACAGAATCAGTAATACCCAATTCTGTACCATCAATCTTAATAATTCGATACATTTATACGACCTCCTTTGCGTCAACTAATTTTGCGATATGCTGAAGCACATCAATTTCTGCGTTGTAGAAGTCATAGTTCCACAACCAATGATCATCATACTCTTCTCGCTTATATTTCAAACAAGTCGAATCATTCCAAACCTTATCCCATTTTGCATTGTAAGATTCAATACTTTGTTTGGATCGGTTAAGAGCATCAAAAATGCTATCAATGAGTTTCCTGCGCAACTCGGCAAAACCGTCATCGTTCTGCGTAAAGAAATCATAAGCGTCTTGGCTTGTAACGCCGCAAATCATTCCCTTGTCACAATAAATTACTCCGTCTTTCGCAAAACAACTTGTTCCAAACGGAAGGTTCAAATCTCCACAAAGAGTCTTTTTCTTAATTCTCTTTGTTACAACATACTGATTGAAATATTTCATGAAATTAACTCTCCTTACATAGATAAGATTTAAAAGCAGATCAGTTATTCGATTCAACAGGCAGATAAAAATTCTCACGCAGCTCTCGTAATATAGCAAAAGCCTCTGCACTTTTACTTCTCTGTTGCATACGCCATTCCCAACGATCACAAAGCGGCACGAAGCCGTTCATATACCGCTCATATCGTGTACGATCCAATTCCGCAAGAACAGCCTTATACTCTTTTATGCTGGTGAAATAAATCCATCCAACCTCATAATCCCATTTAGCATCCAATGTGCATTTGAATTTATTATTTCTTTCTGCCAGTTCCTTTTGGAACAACTTAACGAAATAAATATCCATAGCATGAAGTGTCTGATAACTGTCACACCGTTGCGCATGAGAACGCCAAGACTGATAAGATGTAAAAGCATCTTCTGCTGAGAATTTTCCTTCATCAACCCATAACCTGAATATCTGTAATTTGCGCCGAATAGCTTTAATACTATTGCGACTAAGTTTCATCACAACTTTACCTGATGGCTCTAATCGAATACGCATTTTAAGAAAACGAAAACTATGATTGGCAAACGGTGTAATGACATTCTTTTTTTCATTTAATTCCAATCCAAGGGATTTCGCATACTCAATAAGATAGTCACGAATTTCCTCTAATTGCTTTAAAGAATTGCTGATTACATAACCGTCATCCATATATCTGGCATAACCTTTAATACGGCAAACATCTTTTATGTAATGGTCAATCGGACTTGCGTAATCTAACGCAATATTCTGAGATACCTGACTGCCCAATCCAACGCCATGTGGATTGTCTACATCTTGTTCCACGCCGCCAAGCGTAATAAAATCGTCAATTAACTGACAGCCTATTTCCTGCAATTTCTCGTCAAGAATATGCTTTCGCAAACGCTCTTTAGCTCCCTCATGAGGAATGGATGCAAAATAACCATGAAAGTCAAATTGATAGATTCCACCCTCAATACCATATTTGTGGTAATGATGGATCAAGTGATGTTTCAACCGTTCCAGTGTCAAATCCATACCTTTACCCGGTAAACTTACACTGTTATCATAAATGAAACTTCTGGAATAAGCCTCTGTCATCAATGCGTCACAATAACATTTCTGTATTGTTCGATCATGAATATCCAAAGCATTAATATCTCGTTCTTTACCATGTTCTATGGTTTTGAAATGCTTAAAGCCCTGAAACCGATATTCGTCATTTAAGATGCGTTCCTGCAAAGCATCAGCCTGAGTCAAGAGCATCGTTTCAAAATTAATGGTAGAGGTTTTCCATCTTACGCCAGTACAACAAGATTTGGATGCGTCCACCATGTTTTCATAAGTGAACACATCCTCAAAAGTCTTGCCGCAGATTTCCTCTGCTTTCTGTTTTCTTTTCTTCTGTCTGTTTTCGTATCTTTTCTGCTTTCTTTCTTCGCTCGTCATAATAAATAAAAGGTTCCTTTCTGTATAACTTTATCATCCACTGGTCAAACAGGCATACGCATCAATCCTGTTTGGTGGTTAGTTTCCGATCCTGATTTCCTAAGTTACTTAACGGTACATCTATGAAATCTGACTAAATCAGAAAAGTCATCAGACCATGCAAGCAGCGTCCAGATGCCCGTATCAGATAGAGCAGTACCATACCTTTCAACTGATACTGCAAGGTATTTAAGGTATGCCAAACGGCAGGAACCAAGGATTACATCCTCCTTCTGATTAACGGATATTGTTTTCGCTTTCGCTACTAAGTCCAATCCAAGTTTGTGTACTATAATCGTTTTTTTGATGCACCACAAACAGTATCAAGAATCCGGGGCGAACCCATTCGAATTGTTAGCGTTGTTGTTGTTCGCACTCCCCGAAGTGTTGACATTGCAGAAGTTGTTCGAGTTGTCCGCATTAACAGAGCGCAACCACCAGTTCGCAGGGTCTTTATCAGGATGTAACCTATAAAAACGGAGATTAATCCTCCGATTCTACCAAATCAAATGTTTCTTCAGGCAAAACAATTTCATTTTCTACGGCATCAGCAATTTCCTCTTTTACATCTTTTACTTTGCCGTTTCTCTGATAGGATTTATATCTTTTTCTGTCTGAATCCACTACGCCTTTTAGTAGTGCGGCTTCATAGTTCAAAAGTCTTGCCCATTCCTTAAAGACATTCGATGCAGATTTCTTATCGCCAAGAAAATTGTTACCCTCTAATACCAGAGAAAATGTAATCGTTAGCAAACTGCTCAGAGCAAATATTGAGGACTTTGCTTTTGAAAAGTAAATCTCTCGAAGCCGAAATTCGTCATTACTCATACCCTTATGGATATAAATTGAATTTGCTCTTAATACATTCTCATGAATCTCCATTGATAGGCGTACAATATCATTGATCAGATTAAACCTGTACGATTTCGGGAATTTCTTAGTCTGCTTTAATGTGTAGACGGCAAGCTGCTGTGCTACACGCAGAAACTCAACTTTTGATTCACTTCGTTTAGAAGCATAAACCGACATTTACAGACCTCCTAATATGATAGATTATTTGCTCCGAAGAACATTAAAATTAGAAAATATTCTCATTCCGACATAAGGATAGCAGATAATAATCTAAATGTCAAGAACATTTTTGATAATTATCTCATAAGTTGCGAGAAAGTCCATCCTCGCACCCCCATTCTCGGCTTGCGCCTTGAATGGAGATGCTGAGGATGAACAGAGTAGCTTACACGCAGAAGGCCGGGGCGAACCCAAGCGAATTGGAAACGGTGCTGACGGTCGCACTCCCCGAAGTGTCGACAAGGCAGAAGGCGGCCGAGTTGTCCGCACGAACAGAGCGCAACCACCAGTACGCAGTTGAGCCAGTAGCACTATGACGGTATTTCACCTTGGAGTTACCAGCAGAATAGTAGGCGTATTGTGTCTGATAATTCTGTTCAGCACTATTGGCATAGCTTCTTGCACCAAAGACCTCAAACTCTGCAAGCAAGAATACTTCTTCAGATGTTGCAGTAACATAAGATGCAGTATTAGAACCACCACCAGTATTATCAGAATACTTGGTTGTAGTTTTCAAAACTGCTTGCAGATCAGATGGCATAGCACTCTTAAATGCAGGACAAATAACAGTTCTCATACGACTATTATTCCAGCCACCGCTGTTACTTTGAGAATTGTTCATATTGAACCAAGAACCAGAAGTTTTATTACTACCATAACCACTATCTACAAAGCAAATATCAGTACCGCCAGATGCAGCAGTCTTACCAAACTGGAAATGGATACGATTTGCACCTTCCTTGGCACTGTTATGATTAATGCCAATGATATAACAGTAATAAGTTCCGCTTAAAGATAAATTACCAACAGTACCACTCAAAGCAACTGCTTTACGATCACCAACAGCAAAATAGTTGGATGCCAAGCCAGCATCAGAAATGCGCTTAATATCTGCCCAGCTAATATTATTCAAAGGTGTACCGACAGCAGGAAGGAACTCACAACTAACAGCGCAAGTCTTATTGGAAGGAGCGGTATGATTTGTTCCAGCCGCCACCTTAACAGTAATCGTTGCTTTACCAGTCTTGTCATTCACGCTGCTGACAGTAACCGTAGTGCCGTTCAAGCTGACAGTTGCAACGGTTGTATCACTGGATTCAACAGTGATCTTACCATCACCAGCACGAGTAACGGTAAATGTCGTACTCTTGGTAGAACTATTCAGTGTAATGCTGGATTTGCTCAAACTCAGAGAGCCAGCCGCTTTACCGATTGTCCAGTTGACACTCTTAGCGGCGGTAGTTCCATCAGGCCACATATAGTCATCCTTTGGAGTAAAAGATGCGGAATATGTACCAGCATTGGTTTGTGCAGTAACACTTAAAGTCATCTTAGAACTGTCATAATTACTCCAAGAAGGAGTCTGTGCAGAACCAGTATAAGTCAAAGAACCACTCTGATTTGGAACATTCGTAATCGTCAAACGGTTAGGAACTCCACTTATTACATTACTTGCGTTTGTATTTACTGCACCGCCATAAGCGTCTGTGCCGTAAGGGAACACAGCAAAGTAATAAGTTGCGCCGTTTTCCAAACCAGAAATTGTCAAGCCAGTAGACTTATACGCATTCTTAGTTGTAGAATTCAACACCAGAGTACCATCACTCTCACTGGTAGGTCTACTGCCTTTCTTATAGATGACCTTAGAGCCACCCCAAGCAACAGTAGTAATACCGTCTTGAGTTGTGTTATCGGGATCAGTCCATTTCAGCGTAACCTTACCATTACCAGCAGCCGCCACGCTCATGCCAGAAACATTTGCAGGAGTGACAGCAACAGGAGTGATTTCAACCAGATTTTCTTCCAAATCTGTGTAAACATTCTGCGTAGTATAAGTAAAGAACTTATAGTAATAAGTAACGCCATCTGTCAGACCACTATCGCAAAAATAAGTGTTCTGATAAGCGTTTCTTGTTTTACTGTCAACAACGACAGTACCATCTCTGCGGCTAACAGGTGCAGAGCCAGCCTTACGAACTAAAATCGTTCCAGAAAAAGCAGCCAAAGTAGAATCGGAAACAACAATATCTTCAGGATCAGTCCATTTGAAATAAGCCTTGCCATGAGAAACAACAGTGCTGACATTGCTTACTGCGCCCAAAGCAAGACCGCTGCTTCCACTACCGCCGCCAGTAGGGAAATTAGAAACAATAGGCATCTTTTAATCCTCCTTTAACCTAATAGAATTACGACAACTGGAATATCAACTTCTGGTAACTCTCCATCTGCCGAAATGATCAATACTCCATTACTCTGTCCAGTGATGGATAAGAGTGCGTTTCGTGCCGCATCTCTTTGAATGATGGTTGCGTCATGGGAAACATCAATGATTCCGTTTTGAGTTGCACCAAGTCCTTCAATTGCCAATTCTTGTGTAAATGGACTATCAACGCCAGTCCATGCGGAGGCTAAAAGAGTGCCTGTTTTAGAAAGACTGTTATCGGCTTTCGTATTTAAAGCATCTTCCATTTTTGTCATATTGCTATTTTCGTTGCCGCATAATTCTTGTCTCAAATCTATAAATTTTGGATCATCAGTAGGTTCGGTCACATAAAACCCATATTTTTCAGTTTGACTCAAAACGAAACACCATCCTTTCTCAACCAAGAAGTATCACAACAACAGGAATGTCGATTTGCGGTACATCACCATCACAAGAGAAAGTTAATGTTCCATCTGTTTGTGCAGACACATGAAGTTGTGCGGCAACAACAGCTTCATATACTGCGACTGAATAATTCTGAGGCAAAGATGCAATTCCGTTTTGATCTGCTTTTAGACCTTCGACTGAAATTGTTTGTTGCCCGTTACTCCACGCACTTGCGCTCAAGGTCGCATTAACATCATCACTTGCATCGCATTTGTTATTTAAAGCGTTATAAATCGCTTCATCATCAAAAGGCAATTGAGTATAAGTTTTTGTTCCATCTCCTGTCTTTGTTCTTTTTTCACCGCTTGCAGTATCAACGATGATCATCTCGCCGTTTAACAAAACAGGATTGTTCGCTGTCCAATTTGCACTTGTATCCCGTCTTACTTGAATGCGTGTTTTAAAGAGTTTTTCAGCCATAAGTCAAATACCCCCTTTAAATTTAATTGCTTGTATCGGCAGTAGGTTCCACAGAATTCCCGCCATCTAAAATAAAAATAACATCGTCATTTTCGATTAACTTGCTGACGTTCAATGAATCCACTTTCATAGTACCATTGTTTTCATCAGCCACAATAGCGTCCTCTCCATCGCTGGATTGGACAAGACCAGCTTGTGTTGGACTGACAAGCGGCAACTCGACAATTCCTTCACTATTGGCTTGCAGAACAGTACCATTCACTGAAATACTTAAACCGCTTGCCAATTTTTCGCTGATCTCTGTAAACTTTTCTGCTACTTTTTCAAAATTGTCATTGAACTTACGAGCAACTTCGGAACCAGAGTCAGAATCATTCTGTGTAGTTCCTGCTCTTAATTTCTCATAAACAAAATCAGCCAATTATTCCACCGCCTTTCATCCTAAGCATACAAATAACTGTCAGCTAATAATGTAGCGGTTTGGTAAAGAAATCCCCGATAATTTTCAGGCTGCCCAACTGGTGCAAAACAATCTCCGGCAATAATTTCAATATCACCACTTCCAGTTGGATCATACAAAGGGCTATCACTTGGATAGAAAACGCCAGAATAAAAACCACCAACTACACCAGACATATGTGATCACCGCCTTAATAGATAAAGCAGAGAACACATTCGTCAAGATCGCTCTCGAAACGCAAATCAGTAATTTCGGGAGTTGTACGACTGGCAATTGCAATACTCGTAAAATTGCCATTGCCATCGGTGGTGTAAGTAAAACCATTCATAGTGAATCGTTTATAAGCGTCAGTCTTAATTGTGATATGGAATAACTTATCTGCCAAAGAAGTAGGTTCAACCCTGCGAATCTCAGCAATACACTTATCCACAACATTTTCATTCGCCTGAATTCCTGTAATTAAGCCGCCTTGTTTTCTTACCATCTAATCACCACCTTCTTATTAAAGTTCTGCAATGCTTACGCAATTGTTATAAAATCAAGTTCATGCAAAGTCATATCGTCAAACTCGGATACTGTAAAATCATCCATCTCACTAACAAAACGATAACGCTTTATACTTGTGCTTGCCTCACATGATAAAACCATCGTGTTTTCGGATAGATAGATAATACCAATCAAAACTTCTGCCATTTTCGCAAATACATGAAGAACATTTTCGCTCGAAGTGAATTTTTCTAAATGCAAAATAGAATCAATAGATGCAGATAAATAGGTCATGACCTCTAAATCATGCAAGATTTTTTCCAACAGATAATCATCAATTGGATCAGCAGACAAATACATTTCTGTTTGACCAGATACAGATGCCAAATAAAACAATCCAATAGGATCGGTATATAACACCATATCTAAACCATTCAGCTCTGCAACTTTACTGCTTGCAAATTCTGATTCTGCAAATAGATACATTTTGCTATCGAACTTTTCAAATCCTTCTTTCAAGAACTCAAGCTGATCTGCAACTAACATCATATCGAAATCCACTGTGCCGAATGAATGAGCGATATAATAATCCAGTGGGTCTACGGAAATTTCCAGAACGGATTCACTGCTGATTAAATCTTTCATGACTGCATCAACTGCATCAGCGAATAAAACCATTTCCGTACTACCACCAGTTGTTACTCGACTTGAAAAATCAGCCATCGCACTCAGATACATTTCGCTGTTCATATATTCATGTACTTGTTCTTCCAAATAAAGAATTCTTGCGTCCAATTCCATACTTGCTTCGCCAGTAATAGTTTTCAGCAATTCTAATTCAGACAACGAACAAAGCAAATAGAGATAATTATAAAGCGTAAATGTATCTCTCTGTACTAATTGCGAAATAATAACATCAATTTCGGTGAGTCGTTTCTTTAAATAAACATCAAAGGTTTGCAACTTTCTCACCTACTTTCTATTTTGATTTTGTATTAAGCCTTGTTTGCCAAAGTCAGTTTCAGGCCACCGCTCTTGACAGTAACAATTGTTGCAGCTTCAACGCTACGAGATTGTGTCAAAGCCTCAAACATAAGCAAGTTGCCATCGACAATATCATCGTACAAAACGAAGTGAGTCATGGTTCCCCAACTTGCAGAACTTTCAGGGAAAGAAACATCAGAATTGTTTGAGATCACACCATTAACAGGTTCGCCCAAAGTGGTCAACTCGACACGAGAGTAACCAGCGGAATCCAAAGGCTCGGTAACGCCAGTGCCATCAACACTCGGAGCAGTAGAACTCAAACCAAGATAAACTTTCTCAGGCAATGCAGGACTCAGCTTTGTTTTGAAAACATTGCCCATGATACAGTTTAAAAAGTATGTAGAAGTCATACGCTTTCATCCTCCAATCTTTAATTCTTGCATTTGTTGTTATTTCAAAAAACTCTCATTGATATTGTGGAAAATATTAAAAATACCCTGATTGGGGATTTCAACTTCACCATCAATATCTTTGATCGTGATTTGGTAAATGTATTTACCATACAGTCCCAAAGTGTCATTTGGTAATAAATCAACAGTCGCAATATTCTTTGCGCCAGTAGCATCATCACCGATCAAAAATGACAAAGGCTTTGAAACCAATGGTTCATCGTTATATTTGTCAGAATAGTCCACAAGAGCAAAATTGCCTGTGCAACCTTCTGCATTGAAAGGAACATTCTGTTCCGTAAATAACCGCCAACGAAGTGTGTTTGATTGTCCTGCAACAAACATGGCTTCTGGCAGAGAATAAACATCATGCCGCATAACAATCACCCTCCAAAGTTCACAGGGAACTCGCATTTGAAATCCAAAAGGCAACTGCCTTTGACAAGCAACTTATTCAATCCTTTTTTCAACGGCAACCATGAAAAATTGCAATGCTGATACATATTTTCATATGCAGGATCAGACGAAACAATTTTCCCAAGTTCGTTATCCACTGAAATCGTCAAGAAATAATCCTTTGGTAAGTTTTCAAAACGCAGCTCCGCATTATTGCACGATTGATTAATAATCGAAATTGTGTTACTACCATTTAATGTAATATCCAGCTTAGGATAATACAGCTTATTGATTGTAGATCGACTGACTAACTTGATTTCTGTTTCATTCACACAAGAGTAACTGAACTTTTGTGGGAAGGTGTATCCATAAGGAGAATCACATACCACTTTTGCAGTGAAAGCCCACGGCAACCAAGAAAGTTGAATAGGCTCCAATTCACTGATGATACAGTGATAGCGAATGGTTTCCATATCTGGCTGTTCAATTTCAAGCCATTTATATGTGTCGTGACCTGTCAACCAGTTTGCGATTGCGTCCATTTCAAAACGATCTAAATGTTCATCCATCTTGAGCATCAATGGATCAAGACCGAAAACCAGTTTAAATTCCAAAGGATCGTCAAAAGAACGACCATATAAAAAAGTCCGTCCAGTGGACGGAATTACATCAGTCATCAATTTACCTGTACTTGCAAAGGGAGCAGCTTCATTTTTATTTCCATCAATATCATAAATCCGCAATCCAAATTCAGTACAGGGGATGCGATTAAATGAAAAGTTTTTAGCAATAAAACCCATCCACTCACCTCCGCTTATACATTTTAATCTGCCTTGCTGTCAGATTCAGTTTCCTTCTTTTCAGTAATCTCGCAATTACTCAAAATAGCCAAAGTTTCCTGCAAGATAGCAAAACATCCAGCAAGATTTCCAGCGTTTTGTGCGCCGCTTACTGTAATACCGCCATCCAGAGTCTTACAAACAGCATCAATTCTTTGCAGAACCTCATTTTTAACCATCGTCATTCTCCTTCATATATTGATTTAATTTTTCTTTCAACTGCTCAATCTCACGATACAGCTTTTGAATCATATATGTGTTCAAAGAGATAAAATCGGCATATCTCAAATAACACTGATCCAGATATTGATCATGAACATCATGTGCGCCAGCGCAACGAACAAAACCAGCAAAATCACTGGTTTTCAATCCGTTATTTAACAATGCTTCCTCAACATCCTGAGCAATAAAACCAATATGGAATCTTTGACTGCTACCTTTATTAAACCGATAAAAACTCGGCTTCAAGGACATAAAGAAACCACTGTATTTATCCATGTCGTAAGATATGGAATTTTTTATTCTTCGATCCGAACCAACCGTAATTTCCTCACTTGCGGAAATAACATTGTTCGTAATCGTAATACCGTTATCAGGTGCTTGCATACGAACACCAGAATTAGTTGCGATAAAATAATAATCTTCGTCAGAGCCATACATCTTTGCGCCATAGGTAACACTAATACCCGTACTGCCTTGCGCACAAGCAAAGCCGCCCCAGCCACTACCAAGAGTAACAATATCAGCATCAATTGTACCTGAGCGAATATAGTTCGCATTGATATAAAGTCTGTTTGTAGACGAATCGCTAAAGATACCAAATCTCGTGCCGCCACCAGTCAATACATCAAATATTTTCTTATCGGTAATGCGGTTTTCATACGCAAGATCATAAGCGTAATCCGCAGCGTCATAAGCATCAAGAGCCAGATCATAGGCATTGCCAGCTTCATCATATGCTACGCCAGCATAATTGAAAGCATTGTTCGCCTGAATGTAAGCCAAACTCATTGTAGCGTTTTGTTCTGTAACTTGCGCCCAATTGATGCTTGATCCAGCACCCATTTTAATGCTGCCGCTCACAGAAACATTGCCAGCAGAGTCAACAACAAATTGACCGTTACCAACATTAATACCATTCAGACTAAGATAATCAGACTTAAACTGCTGACTACTATTCATCATGATATTGCCGTTGTTATCCTTATAAGTTGCACCATAAACAGTGCCTTTGAAAGTACCGCTATTTGCTACCAGATTACCATTTGCATCAACAGAAAAATTCGGATTCGTGTCTGTGCCGCCAATCTTCAAATTACCCTGTGCGTCAACACGGAACGCAGTAGAACCTCCGACTTCCAAAGAACCACGAAAAATACCACCAACAGCATCAATAACGCCCTTGATATAAAGACCGCCATCCATATCCAGCCAGAAGTTTGCATTTGGAGTATCATTTACATCCAAATCATCAACCTTTGTCACAGACTCATTGTTTGCAGTTTTCACACCAATAGGATTATTAAAATTATCATAGACAAACATATTATCTGGATCATTACCGCCAACAAAACCTAAAATTGCTCCCATATCAATTCTGCCGCCAGTCGAACCATAAAGGTTGAACGAAGCATTATGCAAAGAAGCACCTTCAGCGTCCATCTTAAACACGGCAACGCCACCGTCTTGTTTTTCACTCTCGATGATCAGATTTTGACCAGCCAACAGCGTACCAACAAGGGCAGGGAGGACGATGCCATAAAGAGTGCCAAAGTTTTTATCAGTAAACTCACCGATACCAATTGTTGCGCTCTCCCAATTATCCTCTGTAAACATGATGGCGTTGTGAGCCATCCAAATTTGCTTTGGACTGTATGTACCGCTTGCCTCGTCATATTTCATACAGCGTAAGCCAGTACCATCAATCACAAGTTCATTATTTTCACCAGCCATGATATTATTTTTCATAGCGTCAATGGCAGACTTCATAAACTGCTCAACTGATGTTTTTGCACCACTACTTACAAAGCTGCTGTAAAGATACTGATTAAAATCCAGAGAATTACTACTGGAAACGGCTTGCTCAAGAATTTGACGAATATCCATAACACCTTCTTTAGCTTGAAAATACTCGTTAAATTCAATAGAAAAGTCTGTTAAATCATCAAAATCAACAGATACAGCAAGGACATATGGTTCATAAACATTCTCATTTAAGTGAAGATACAGTCTTTCGCCAAGAGAAAATTGCTTTGCAAATTCAACAAAATCGTCAAGCGCAAAGAAATTTCCGCTATCAACAGAAAAATAATATGTTGGCTGAGAAGCCTTTTTCAGATATTGATCTGCGTAATCATATAATTCCAGAGCAACAGATTGTTTCTGATACTCTGTTACATTTCTGGTAAAATACGCATTTGCAGTAGAAGTCTTAAACTGCAATGCACTATCGGACTTCATAACATTTGCGCCTAAAGTACCAGTCATAGACAATGTTGCACCAGAGAATGTTGTACTGTTATTCAACTTACCGTCATTTAAATACAAAGAAAGGACGAAAGTATTGTCACTATTGACTTCCAATGTACCTCGCACGATTTCTGCATCTAATGACAAACTGGAATGACTTGTTTCAATCATACCACCACGAACAGAATAAAAAGTTTTGTCGGATGTATATTCTGTTTCTCTAATTTCATTTAAACTTACAAGATTGAAAATTGAAGCCAAACCTCGTACCGTAGTACCATCAGTAGAATAACTATCGGTATTCGTAACAGCAAATGTAGAATCAGTTAAACTACCACACTTAAAATAACGATCCAGAACCGCAATCTGTTCTTCGCTAAAAAAGGCAGAAAACGCAGTCAATTGATTGATGTTTTTCAGTTGATTTGTCAGAGCAGTAATCTTATTCTCAATAGGAGCAATCACTGTTTTCTTCTGATTATTGATTTCTCTTTCTTTGGCAGAAATCTCGGATTTGACCGTATCTAAATCATCTTGCAGAGAGCTATCCATTGCAACGCCTTGTACTAAAGTTGCTTTCTTACTCTCCAATCCAGAAAGTTCGCCTTCCAAATCGGCAAGTACAGCATTTTCCGTAACAAGACTGCTAATTAGCATATTCTGTTCAACAGATATATCAAAATATGTTTGCTGATACGCATCAAAAGTTTGTTTCCACTTTTCCCATTGAACAATCATTTCATCTGAGAAATAAGACTGGTTCATGTACGCATCTAAATTATAGATTTTATTCGTACCCATAGGATTAACAGTTCGAATATCTAAATCATCAGCACCATGAACATCTAATGCGGTCACAAGTTCATTTGCATTTTCTTCAACCTCAATTTCATCTAAAAGATTTCTTGCAGATAAATACACTGCTTTCGTTGAAAAAGAATCAGAAAGACTTTTTACATTGATGGTTCGATTATATGTATCAAAATCAAAAATACAGTCATAAGACTCCTGTAATTTCGATTTCATAAAATCATATACAGATTGGTTGTCGGCACTATAAGTACGATACTTACCAATTAAATCACTTGAAACTGTTCCAATTGACCAAGATGGAAGTTCAGAAAGAATAATTCCCATAATTGTCCCATCGGGAGCAAGAGGATTCCAGAAATTATAAGTACCTTCTTCCAGTGTAATTTTCTTTCCCACTAATTCATATTCCAAAGAATATGCCTTACAGGATTTTATTTTGACAACTGTATCATTGTTTTCAACAGGACTTTGTAAAAGGAATTGACCATATCCTTCAACATCAATGACCCTCATACTTGTCAGAAGATCGTATTCGTCCAGTTTCTCTCCATTATCAGCAGACGGATATTTAAAATTCAATTCAGAAACCTCAGTGTAGCAAAATCTTGCATTCGGTTCTAAAATATGACCTAAATAACCGATAGGAGTTCCGTCTAAGTTTTTCAAAATAAACTTTGGACGATTTCTCATATCAATTTTGCTAAAATCAATAACCAAACAATCAACCTCCTTTCATTATGATGAAAGGGAAGGGCATATAGCCCCTCCCTTATGGTCTTAATCTACTTCCTTTTAAAGTCCCCTTGCCAGCCCTAATAAAAGAACCAGCAATTTCTTCACCAGCGATATTACCAATCTCTCGGCTTAACCGCTGAATATCGCTCTTATCCAGCTTTTCAGTAACCATCACATGAACTGGAACTGTCACATCGCCAATGCTCTGCGATATATGATTACCACCAGACGCAGCTTGCGCCTGTTGCATATCACGCATAACAGCATTATTGGATTGCATTTCTGCATATCCACTGCCGTTCATGCTATGATACAGACCACCACTAATGCCAAGTTTGCCAGCAATGGTTTCATCAGCTTTCAATACACGATAAACAACTTCCTGCTGTGGCTCGGTAAATACAGCCTCACGCTTTTTGAGCAGAGCAAACATTTCGTCCTGCTTCGGCGTTGCATCATCACCAACAATACCGCCAGTGTGATATGTGCTGTACGGATAAGTAGAGTAAAGCTGTGCGCCGCCGACCTTATCCAAATACCAAACACCATCATCGCCACGAACAACGGTGCGTCCAATCAGTCTTTGCAATTCCTCACCAAGATCAAGATTTTCTCGGTTTAGTCTTGCCTTTTCTTCTGTACTTGCATTATGGTGAGCCTGAGAGTTTGCCTTCATCTGAGCAACAATCTCTTTGATACGGCTCATAGTTTGACCGCCACTGGTGTCATAACTGCCAGTAGTACCAACGGTAGTAAATCCACTACTTGCATCAAAGGCTGCGATCTGCGCCTGAGTAGCCGCCACAGCGTTTAAATAACTACCATACTGCTGAACTGCGCCAGATGCCGCATTCCAAGCAGAAATCAATTCAGATTGCACAGTATTGCCGTACTGGTAGTTCCAATTGATCAAATCATCATAGAGAGTGTCCCAATGATTATTGATCCTGTCAATTGCCAACTGGTAGATTTTCTCAGCTGAAGAAATAGAGTCCTCAAGGACTTCAATCTCCTTCTGCTTTTCCTTTTCATAGGCATCAGCCATATTGTCGAGCATATCGCTTGTAGCCTCATAAGCATGATCTGCCTGAGTTTCAGCCAAATCAGCCTGTTCCTCAGCTAATTGTTCCTGAAGTTTACGCTTTTCTGCTTGAGCCTCACGGCTGTCATCCAAATCCAGCATCGCAATTCGTGCTTGTAGTTCGGCAATAGATTTCGTCTTTTCAGTAACATCCTTGGTGTACTTATCTTTTTCACGCTCTAAGTCCAAAGACTCTTTCTGTAAACCAACGATTTCATGGTATTTGTCAATCTGATCCTCTAATGCAGAGATTTGGTTTTCAACCTCTTGCTTAATCATTTCCTCAACATATTTGAGCAAATCTTCAAGCGCAGTAGATGTTTCCTCCAAAGCCTCTTTTGCAGAGGTATCAATACGACCAATACTGGTCACTGCCATATCTGTCAAGCTGCGCATTGCATTAATTCTCTGCAATGCATTGTTATATTGTTCATCGCTTAAACCAAGCAACTGCAACTGAGCATACACTAAATCCCATGTGCTTGCCGCCGCAATATTTGTTGCATTGGTCAGATTAAGCAAAGCAACCGTGTCATTGTTTGTCAGTGCGGTTCTAAGTTGCTGGATATAATTCAATGCAGATTCAATTGCCATTTGCTGAGTTCTGGCGGCAATGACCTTTTGAATGTTTTCCTCGTTAATAACCAACTGACCGTTTTCATCCTGCAAGAACGCAAGATATTCAACACCATAAGAAAGAATGTCTTGCAGAGAGTCCACAGTAATATAACCATATTCGGCATATTCCTGAGCGGCGTTCTTTAATCCGTCATACATACCCTGAATATTGTCCAGAGCGTCATTTGCGTTATCGACTACCTGTTCCCAAGCCTCAGCAGAAACAGTCTTGATCTTATCATAGTAGTCCCACCACAAATTATAAAGCTGACTGATTTCGTCACTGGTTTCGGAATAGCCAAGTGAACGGTAATATTCAGCCTGTTCGTGGACAGTGTTTTGCATATCACGATAGTGTTGAACAATGTCACCTGTATATCTGGAAATATCAGAAGCATTCGCAGATTCAATTGCCCGTTCCAACAGATTTTCAGTCAGACTAATAGAATTCTCGTGTTCAGCAATGATTTCTTCATACATAGATGTAATTGTTTCAACAATCGCATCATGATAATCCCACCATTGCTTTTGCAGATTCATGATATACTCAGAATCTTCACTCAAGCCAAGTTTGCGATATTTCTCAACCTGTTCATGGACAGCGTTTTGCATCTCTTTGTAGATAGCTACGATTTCAGATGGATCACCATTGTTCTTATCAATCAAGAAAATCTTGTGTTCATAAGCTGCAAGAATTTTACTGATTTCATCGTCCATCTCTTTCAGGGTATCTTCTAAAGATTCTTCAAGATCAATATCGGATTTTACAGTAACAGTAACATCAACATTGGAATTTGCAACACTATCTTTACCAAGACTATAAGTGCGATCAAGGAATGTAAAATGTGCATTGCCTTGTGCATATGCAATACCACGACTATTGATCCTGCGATTTTTCAGAATTTCTTTTGTTTGTTGATGATTAAATACAATTGCGCCCTTTGGTAAATCAACAAATTCAGCACCATTAGTACCAACTGTCTGATATGTTCCTGTTCGTGGATCAACAACTAATTCTTCACCAAGTTCACCAACTAATGCGTCTTTTTCATCAGTAGGAGTTCCCCAGCTACCACTTTCATAAGTATTACCAGAAACCACAGCAGTTCCAGTTGCTCTTGACGATTGCGTTCTTGTAACCGTAGTTACATAAATAGTCTTACTTTTAATCCCCGCAAGAACATTTTGAACATCAACAAGCCGATCTCGTGTGGTCTTGTAATTATCAAATGTTACATTGAATCCCTTATCATCAATAACAAAATTTTGAATCGTTTCCAGACTTGTCAATACGCTTTCATCGTCAATTCCAGCGTAAATCATAATCTGAGATTGCTCATTTTCCAATTCAGAAATTTTATTTACAAGGTCATCAACTTCGGACTGTTCAACACCAGCCTTAGCGGTATATGTCTTTCCATCAAACTCAGCAATTTTATCAAGTTCTGTTTGTGTTGCAGTAATTTCAGATTGAACTTGCTCTAAAGCAACTTGAATAGTTAATTCAGTTGGAGCCTCTAAATCATACTTTTGTTGAAGCAAAGTTGCCAACTCATTTTGTGCATCAGTATAGTTGGTCATGGTAGCTTCATATTCTGCATCTGTTTCATCCAAAGTTTCTAAATCTGCTTTCAGACCGTCAACTTCTTTTTGTTTTTCAAGAATTTCCTCATCAATTGTAATATGAGCAGTAATATTTTCTCTCGCAGATGTACGAAGTTCGTCCATCTTTGCTTTTGTTTCATCAATTTCTTCTTGGAGTGCATTCCATTCATCTGTACCAACTTTTCCAGCTTTACCTAATTCTGTTTGCTTTTCAAGCAATTCAGCCATTGCCTGATCGCAAGCATAAATTTGATTTTCCAGTGTTTCGACCTCAAGATCGCTCAAGAAATCTTCATGGTCAGCAGAATACTTAGAAATAGCATTACCTAAAGCAAATGCCTCTGTTGTTGTCAGGTTCATTGCCTCAGCAAATTCTTCAAGTGTGTTAATCTGTGGATTTAACTCAAAGTTCTCTAAAGTACCAGTAAATACAGTAGAATTTCCGAATGCCGTATTCAATCCATCTGTAACAAAGTTTTTGATATTATCAAAGTTGATAGAAATATTCCCATCATCAGAACTATAATATCTGGACAAAACATTGTTCAGATAATCCCAACCAGCCTCAATCTGATCTCCCGCATCTTCAAACTGTCCATAAATATCCTCTGGAACTAAAGCCTTAAAAGCAGTCCAGAATGTTTCTGTACCAAACTCGTTGTTTGCATAAGAATCAAACAGAGTTTGAATCATTTCTGCCAAATCATCAGTATAATCAGCAGCCTCGTCAATTTGCTGTGCATTTTCCATTTCTGTAAATGCGTTAGTTACACCAAGCAACTGCTGTTCTAATATTTTATACTGAGCAATCTGCTGTTTTGTTACATCAATCTGGTCAAGAATGGTGCTGATTGTATTCAGAGTTGCGTCATCATAATCCTCAACACCATTTGTAACATCGTGCAGTTGACCAACCAATTCATGATAATTCAATTTCTCATGTGATTGTGCCAATTTCAAATCTGTCATCAATGCCTCTTCAGAAGCCTTAACAACATTTTGCAAACCCTCTGCATTTGTTACCAAATATCCATTTGTTGTATCAATACACCCGGCAAGATTTGTTTCACCGCCAGCCAAAGTAACAAGCGCATTATAAGCATCTTCACTCAAATGAGTATTATCTGCAAAAATACCCTTCATTACGACTTGTGCATCTACTGCATTTTCAGTAGCAGATTTCAACGAATCGTAGCTTTTTCGAATTTGAGCAATAGAATCGAAATATGTTCGTGCAGTTTCTTGAGCTACATCTGCATTTTCTAATTCAATATAACCCAATTTATTAAGCAATACTAATAATTGCTCGACGCTAACTCCATATTCGTCTGCGGCAAATTTCAATCCCACATATGCTTGTTGATCGTCTGGAAGAGTATGTCTGCGGCTATTCTTATTTGGATTTTGATCATATTCAATTCCAGTATTAAGAACTTCATACAAGTCTACTTTTCCGTTTTCATCCTTGAACTTATCTACTGTATCTTTGATATAGTTGCCAAAAGTATCATCAGGATCGGCAAGAATTGCTTTCAGTTCTACCTCAAACTGGTAGTTTTTTGACTGTTCTGTAAACTTATCAAAGAAGTCTTGCATATACAGATTAACGGCTTCATTACTCCAACCAGCATTTGCCCAAGCCACTTGTGCCTCGTTCATTTTGACAACTGCGGCTGCGGCAGCTTCTTCATCGCCATTCAATAAAGCGTCTTGATACTCTTTTTGTGCGGCTAAAACTTTACCATAAACTTCACTATATGTTTCATCATATAGCAAAAGCCCTTCAACATAAGTATCAAAGATTTCTCTATTTTCATCTATAGCAGTATTAATTTCATTGATTTGTTTAGAATACGAACTCAGCATTCCTCCCACATATTGTTCGTAATTTTCACCAAAATACTGTTTGCCCAATCTTTCTGTCGTTTCAAATAAAGTATTATAAACATCCAGAATTTCATAAATGGACATATCGCCAGCATCCCATGCAAAATTATCTCCCAACATATCAGGGAAATCAATTCCATCTACTGCGCTTTCTACTTCTCGAACAAAATGATCACTAAAATCTTTTGGAACAATATCAAGATTTAAATCATTAATTCCTTTTTGAATATCATTTGTTGAAGGCAATTCAATTGTGATTCTGCCAAAAATATCTTCATTCCAAAAATCTAAATTTTTTGGATCAAAATTTAAGAACATATCTTGCGCTCTTTGAATTGCGTCCCAATTTTCTTTCTTGTAATCATTCCAATTAGCTTTTGATAAGTTATTAATCGCATCAATCTGATTGTTAATTTCTCCTGTAACTAAGCTAATTCCTTCTGCTTCTTTACCAAATCGAGAAATTAATTCATCTTGAATTGAAATCAATTCTTTGCGCTTGTTATATGCTTCTTCTTCAGAAAGATTACCTTTGTCAAGTTCCTCTCTCAAAGAAATAATTTTTGTTTTATATTCATCCATAGATGCAGCTAATTCATTATGAGAATTTGCCGCATCTTCTGCTGCCTGTCTTGCTTCTTCAATTTTCTGCTTGTAATTCTGGTATATTGCAATAGCAATACCTATAACCGCTACAACGGCTGTAATAGCACCTGTTGCAATTGTAGCAGCACTTGCTGTACCAGTTAAAGCAGTTGCCGCACCTTTCAGTGTTGTTATAAAACCTCCACCAGCACTTTTACCTTCCATCCAAGCCAAAGCTAAGGTTTCAAACATACTTTTAAGTTTTGGAATAATACCAAAACCGCTTGAAATCACATTAAATAATCTTGTAAAAAGCGCAGTTGCAGATTTTAAATTCAAAAACACTAAAGCAGACGCAACAAGCATTAAAGCATTGCCCATTCCTCCAAGTTTTTCGATAATTCCATCTAAAACAGTAATAGCACCAGTACCAAACTCAATAATTCCCTTTAAGAAGTCACTATTGATAACAGTCAAAGACAAAGCCTCAAAAGCAGCCTTGAACTGATTAGTCTTAGCCTCAATGCCTTCCAAATAGGTATTGTATTCCTGTATGGCAGAACCAGCAGATTCCAGAGAAGAATTCAAAGCATCTTGTGCAATATCAAAATTCTCCATGACAGCAGAAATGATATTGCCCTGACGCTTACCAGCAATCAACTCAGTAATGCTTGCCTGTTGAATGTCTGTCAATTCGCCCCATTTTGCGGCAAGTTCTTCGATGATTTGATAGGTAGATTTAAATGTATCATCATCTATCATAATATCAACGCCAGACAATGCCATGATTTCTTTACGCAATGTTGCGGTAGAATCAGCCATTCCCTCCATATCAAGACCAGCTTGTTCCATTTCCGTAGTCGCACCACGGATACGCATGGAGATCGTCTTAAACGCCGTACCAACACTGGTAGCATCCTGAACAACTGTATTAGCGGCAGTGATCAACGCAATAGTTTCATCAATGGTATTGTTAGCCGCAGCCATCGAAGAAGCGGAGCGTTGTAATGCTTCACCAATATCACCACTGGAAATTGCAAAGTTGTTGCCAACCTCATTGAACTTATCCAGAATGGCAGACACATTTTCTGCCTCAATGCCAAAGCCTTTCATAGTAGAAATCATGCTGTTTGTAGCATCATCAATACTACTCAAATCACCGACATTGGCATAAATCGTAGCAAGCTGACCAAGTTCCTCAGCCTCGCTCAAAGAGAAACCTAATCGACTAAAATTTGTAGTAGCATCAACCAGATCGACAACGGTTGTACCTAACTCTTTCGCTTTGGCGGTTGCTCTGGTCAAAAATCTGTCATAAGAGGCATCGGTTTCATCCGTAACCTTTCTCAGATTAACCATAGCAGCGTCCAGATTTTTAACATTCTGAACCATTTCGCCAAATTTACTGATAACCTTATAAATCACTCGGCTGGCACTAAAGAACGATGCAAAGTTCTTGAAAGCCTCCTTTAATCTATCACCTAAAGATTTTGTATGAAGTCCAGCTTGTTTTACTTTTGTATTAAATTGTTCAAATTCTGTATTCCATGCCTTGAATTGCAATGGAGTAGAAACAGCCTCTAATTTTGCTTTAAGATCATTCAGATTTTGTACCAGCGCAGGATTTCCCTTGATTGCACTATATGTCTTATCATACTCTGCAACTTTTTGACGGGTTTTTTCAATACTGGTTCTGAACTGTTCAATAGCATTTACATCTTCAAAGACCTTAGCATCTTTTTTTGTTTGCTGGAATTGTTTATTAAGAGCTGCAATACGATCAATTAGAGATTGATAATTCTGATCCGTAGTTGCAGTCTTATTTAATTCAGCTTTCAATGTTTTAGCTTCTTCAGCCGCTAAACGCAATTTTTCTTTTAAAGTATCAATACCAGAACCAGACATTCCAGAATTAGATACAGACGCAAATAAACTTTCAGCCTGAGAAGAAATACCTGACAGTAAATTTAAATTCTCTGATTTTACACCATATGTTGCGTTATATTCGGAAACCGCTCGTTTTGCATTATCTACGGCTATGGAAACAGCATCCCATTGTTTTTTTAATTTACCGCCAGTGGCATCAGCATCTACCTTTTCAAGAGCTGCATCCAATTCGGTAATCGCTTTAATTACTTTTTGAGCAGCCGCACTATCCCCAATGCTGTCATATTTGATTTTAAAAATCTCTAAGGAAGAACGAGCATCCTCAATCTTCTTTTTAATACCTAAATCACCAGATTGTGTCTTTTCTGCCGATCCTAATTTTTTAAGTTCTGCATTCAGACTTTCAATCATTGTTTGCAGACGCTTATAAGCCGACAATTTCTTTTGAGTATTATCAGCATTCTCAAATTGTGCCAAATTTGCTTTTAACAAATTTACTCGTTTTTGCGTTTCAGCACTTACATCCTTGAGTTTGCTAAATTGCTCCACAATAGAAGAGACACTTCTTGATACAGAAGTGTCCGAATTCATCTTTTTAACGGCAGCATTATATTCTTCGATTTGCTTTTTAGCAGATCGCAAAATTTCATTTGCCTTTGTAAAATCACCAGACGAAACAGCATGATTAAACGCATTCCAAGTATCTTTATTCAATGTTATGCCAATATCTTTGGCAATGTTTCGATACTCTTGCATTTGAGAATTTAATTTTGCTTGAGTGGAGGCAATTTTCTGTTGTGCTGCTAAAATGCTATTTACACTTTTTGCGTCAACTTCAACGCCCATCTTGACTGTTTTCTTATTAATTTTCGCAACAACAGCATCAATTTCTTTTTCCGTTTCTGCTTTTTCGATTGCAGTCTTGAGAATAATTTTTCTGGTCTTTGTGCTATTTAAAATACCGTCAAGTTCGGCTTGAATATTAGCTTGAGTTTGACTTACATCCAACCCCAATACAATCAAACCATCAGCAGCCATTTATTTTCACCTCCTATAAAATAATAAAACCTCCCTCTAAATAGGGGAGGAAATGTTCGTTAATATACTCGTCCATAATATAAAAGCGGCCTAATTACATTCTTTTGTTCTGATAATTGTAATCCAAGTTTGTTTTTAGAATTAAAATCTCGAATACCATCAGCGATCCAGTTCGATGCTTGCCGATAACCAAAATTCGGAATATTCTTAAACCAAACATTCTTTTTAACAACATAACCATCATTCAATAACCAAAATACATTCGCATCACTTTTATTCCACTTTTTGAAAATAGATGGACGAATTGAATTTTCAATTTTTAATGTAATGCTCATTCGATTACCTTCAACTTTAATATCTGCCAAATCAGCAGTAGAAATTGAATGTTGCATTGTTCTTTGATGGATTTTGCTTTGTATGCAATTAGATAACAAATTTGCAGCACCCACCAATTCTTGCCCATAAGTCAATCCAGATGGGGCTTTTACTTTTGTTATATCAAGATTATTCAAAATCTTAGCTAATGACATACAGCACCCCCATAACAAAAAAGACGAGGGCATAAACCCTCGTCCTTTCTTATTTCATTATTCATTTTCCGGGCTTCCAACGATGCCCACACCGTAAACAAGTCAATACTGTTTTACCACTTCCAATAAAACCTGTTACAATGCTAAACCCTCTTGCACCAGCATGATATTCTGTCGATCCACATTGAGGACAACAGATAATATCTTTATCCTTAGCGGGACTTGCAAAATTAACAGAAGCATCAGAATCATATATCCTCGCATCTACATTAACTGCCCGGAATTTCTGAGCAATCAAATTTGCCTGATTCTGACTTAATCCGTCTTTGACAATGATATAGGGAGCAGATTGTTCAACAAATTCTTTTGCCTCCGCAAGCCCCAACCCTGTCACTTCACGGACAACTTTAATTGCCGGAATTTTTTGTTGTGAAAACTCACTAAAACTTGGAATAGCTACCTTTTTTGAATTAGATATTGATGTTGAAACGGTTTGTTCTGTTTGAATAGGATAACCACAATGAATACAAGCAGGAGCCTTATCACTAATTTGTTTACCACATTCGGGACAATTAATCAAAGCCATAATACAATGCCTCCTTTAGAAACATTATATATGGTATAGTTCATAAAGTCAATATATTCTTGCAAATCTTGTTATTTATGACTTAAAACAGAATCGACCATTTTATCATAATCAAAATTCTTCATTGCCTCAGCCATATTATTCAAACCAGAAGCATTTGCCAGAGTTTCATTGAGCTGCTGACCAATAGCAGCTACCATAGCAACACCATTTTCAAGTTCTTCTCTTGCCTTTGAAAGCATACGCTCTTCAGCACAGAAACGCATCTGTTTCATATAATCCAGCTTTTCAACAGTCATTCCACGCAGCTCGGCAACCAATGCTTGAAATGCGTTATCTTTAACATTATGAATCAGATTAATAGCCTTACACAATTCATAAGTCTTTTCAATATCAATAACTGTTGTTTTGCTTCCATCATCTAACTCAATTTCACGCTCAAATACAGGAACATTAGTTGTCATCTGAAGTAAAGTAATCATAAAAACAGGATCAAGATATTGAGGAATGAAATCACCATCCGTATCAAAACAAGCATTTACAACTCGGTCAATAAAATTACCTTTATCTTCGATAGATAATTCATTCTTAACAGAAATCTCCATAATGATTTCTTCAGGATTTTCAGGATTAGCCATATGTAAAGTCACATCGGTTTTCTGATTGCGATAAACCTTTAACAGTGTATTCATAGACTTCTGAGTAATTTTTGCCATAATTCATTTCTCCTTCATACATTTAAATTTTTGACAAATACCATTTTGAATTTCATCCTGAATTCTGCCTTCTTTTGCTTTTTGCAGAATACTACAATTTCGCTTGTATCTACTACAACCGATGCAATTAGATTCAAATTCCTCCAATTGAGATATATTATTAAAAATACCTATGTAGTCAACAGGTGAAATAATCATTTCAATTCTTGGATTTTTGGAATCATAAAAAATTCCATTAACCCGTTCACACACAACATTATCATCATCCCAAATTTTTTTGCTATCTGTAATAGCATCCAACATACACTTAAAATAGTTATTGCAATCTTGATCAACCCGTGGGAAATAAAATATACAATCGACATAAAAATGTTGTGTTTTATTTGGCTTCAAAGGCCATTTTTGTTCTTTGACTTGTCGAATTACATATCTTGTAAAATTCTTCTGATACCGAATTGCCTCTGGTGTTTTATAACTCATTGCCATAGGTTTACCATTTTTCATAATGGCTCTATATGCCAAATAATGATTAACGGAGGGCGGTATCTCAGAAACTAATTTTAACTGACAAATATTGATCACACTCCAAAATATGAAAGGGGAGAGCCGAAGCCCTCCCACATCTTTCACTCTTCCTCGTTTGTTTCCTGCTTATTTTTTCTGGAACGAATTGCCTTGGGAACATCAGCGAAAATGTCCTCATTAGCATCCTCAGAAATTTCGCCAGCAACATTCACATTGGCAGCTTCAGATTCTTTAATAGAAATCTGACCTGCTAACTCAGCAGTTTCTTCCTGCTCAGACTGATTACGGGCAGCCTGAACACGGCGCAGATACTCCGCACCGCATTCAGGACTACAAGCAATACTGTGATAATTAAACGCACCAAGAGAGGCACTGGACTTATTGCAGGGAACAAACTGCTTACCACATACACGGCAAGCGATTGTTCTCTTTGCCATAAGTATCACCTACTTATTAGGCAGCATCTTCGGCATCTGCGCCAAAGACAGTCATATCCCAATACTTAGTAACACTATTGCCACAAGTTTCAGGCAAGCTGGTAGCCTCAAAGCCATGAGTAGTCTGAGAATCACCCATCGCCAGATCAAAGTTACCCGTGAAGTCAGCATAAGGCAAGAAGAACTGAACATGATAAATGTTATGGCACTTATCTTCAGCCAGAGCATCAACATACATCTCAACCATTTCAGAATAGTTATCAGAGATGTTGCTGATCACATCACCCTCAACATTACGGAAATAATACACAACGATAGAAGTACCGTCTGCAATTTCACCCTCGTTGAAAGTCAGAGCCTTAGTAGCGGGATCGTAAGCAAACTTGCCATCAGCAACAGTAGCGTCCTGAGTCAAACGCTTTGCAATAGTACCGTCAGCATTCTTGACAATAACCTCACCGATTTCATTACCAGCAGTGCCGACAGCCTTATAGTTGGTAGCGGCAGCATTACCAGTAACAGTCAGATAATCAGGAACCTTAACAGAAGTAGAAGTTCTGTGTTCGCCCTCAGCACCGACATTAACTTCAACCAGACCCAAGGAAACCATACCGTTAGTGCCAGAAACAGTAACAGCCTTGTTACGCTTGAGCTGACCGATTGTACGACCACCCTTACCAGTCAGAGCAGTATTCTCCTGAGTATTGGCAATAGTCGCATTCTGCAATTCATCCAAAGTAAAACGATGCACACCGCCATTAATGCCGAAACACATAATTGTTTCCAAGCTGGTAATGGAGAGATCGTTCACAACAATGTTACTCATAGTAGCATCCTCCTTTTTTAATTCAAATATTTGTCACACTTATTCTGGTGACAACCAACTGATTTTTTCGAGATTGATCTTTGACAAATCCACAGTACCGAAATATGCACCGTTCATTGTTTGTTCCCAATGCTTTTTCTTTTGGATTTGCCTCCAACTCGCATTTAATTTGAACACACTCAAATCCAATACAGATTCGTAATCATATTTAAATTCCTCGGTATTCACCAAGGAAATGATCATGTTTTCTAAGAATGACTTATACGGCTTTTTCGCAAGACGCTTTTTCTTTAAGCGATTTCTTTCGATAAGATAACGCTTTGCTTCAGCATTGCCAGCCTTACCAATCGGAGCCTCCCAAAAATGAATTTTGCGAATTGCATTACATATTTCAGAAGCAATCAACTGGTCAATTTTTATGTCATTTTCTTCATCCCACAAAATATGTTCGCCGTTGCTCAAGTCCTCAGATTCTTTGAACTTTCGCAAATCCAAATCACGAAACAGAATGGATGTATCCTGCTCGTCATAAGCAATGGACTGGATCATCAGAATAAAAAGCTGATAATCCGTGATCGTTTCGTAATCAACCCCTATATCGTCAAGTTCAACCATCAAATCAAACGGAGTAGAAGTGAGAGATTGAACCATATTGTAATATTTCTGATCACCGAAATTAAAAATCTCGTCCACCGTTGGTACATGAACGCTAATTTTATTGTTAATTGGGTAATCTTGAACTTTTAACAGATTGGGACGCTGAATCATTACTTAGCACCCGCTCTCGGATTTCCATTGATTGTTGGACGATTAAATTCCGAAACAGAATATTCCAAAGCAACACCATGGAATTGCTCTGCTGGGCTAATATCATCCATGCCCTCTAAACTTACACGACCAACTCCTAAATCCATTGAACCATTCAACAGTGCTTCAATGCGTCCAGCGATCAAATCAGGACGCAAACCATCACTGGTTCGGATATAATCTTGATGCGAAAAAACATAAAAGCAGATATTCATCCTCTTAAATGTCTTATTCATGACCTCTGGTACATAAATACGAAAACAAACATAAGTGTTGGTTTCCTTTGTCGCATCAGGCGTATAAGCATAAGGAAATACTCTGGAATACATCAAAGAACGATCAGGGACGGTGGAATTTTCTTTATCCAAAATCAAATCAACAATTTCCTGATCACTGCAAATCATTTGCATGATCTTTTTTCGATAATCCGTCAACTCTTGTAGTAAAGCCAATCATTCCACCTCCTTAAATCCAACTGTCATTCGGTTTTTCCTGAAGTTCATCTCCTGTTCCAACAGGATCATCGTAATAGTCCGCAACCATTAATTCTTTGTTATCAGTCTTTGGATTAAACTGACTCTCCAAAACAGATAATTGAATATATCCACGCTGATTACCATCAGAATAACTAACAGTATCAGCTTGCTTAATTTCAAATGCAGTAGGCAGTTCCTTGTTTCTATCAATTAAAAAACGAACTCCACTATCCAAAAGAACAGTGTGTTCGTCATAAGAGATATAAACGATCAACTGAGATGTACCAAGTTTGATATACTCTTTTGCTGTTTCACCACTACCATACTGAGTAGCATTAATTAAGCTAATTGGATATTCTACAATTTCTCCATTCAACGGAGATCGGAACTTAATACTATGATTGCAAAACTGTAATGTACCTTCCCACTGAATACCATGCAAATTATTTGATTCTACACAAAGCCAATAACCATGATCAGGCCAAGGAATTACATCACCCAAATAAAATGGCTCATGAATCTGCGTCTGAATACTTGCTTGTGCAGGGGAAGTGGTACGATATTTATGCAGATAAATACGAGGATGAATCAATCTATCTGTTCGATGGATTGTTACGCCATCAGGAATATAAGAAGGATCGTCAGCAAAAGTCTGCTGAACCAAACGCATTGCATTCTCAATTTGTTCGCCACTCATGCTATTGCCGCCAGCTTTCATCCTCAGAAGGAAATTCTGAAAACCTCCCACAGAATTCACCCCCTTATGTATTTCTGCGAATATAAGAATAACGAACCAGCAAAGTTTCATTATCCTTACGATACTTTTCTCTCATTTCTATCATCTTATCAAGATGATTGGCAGGGGAAAAAGCATTGAAGTCTTTGCTCGACAATGTTTGTTTCAAAGCAAGTGGAACTCGAATGTAATTACTATCCAAATATGCAATCGTCATATAATTGGCTAATATCTCAACCTCAGTATCAGTTAAAGTACATTCAAATCCAGTTTCAGTCCTTTGTGAAATATCTTGTTTACAGCCTCGAAAAGCTGCAATCGCAGGACGGAGATAATCTGATAAAACCTCATATACCTGTTCTTGCTCCATATTGAAAAAATCATAATCCCTGATTTTACTCAAAACACTGTCGTAAAGATAAGTAAAGGGAGTCCCCATAGGGCTTCACCTCCTTTACACGAGCTGCATCAGTTCAATACCAAGCTGTTCCTCCAACAGACGAATGATCTTAACATTTGCGATCTTTCCGTTCTTAACAGCATCAGTAACCTTCTTAACCAACCCAGCCTTTGCGCTATCATTAAGACCAGCAAGCAACTCCTTAGCAGCTCCCACATCAGAGCCGTAGAACTTCTTCATATCAGCAGCAGTAATCTTTGCCGCAAATACGGATGTAAGATTCAGTTTCTTTAAAACCTCGTCATTACAAATCAGAAGCCACTTTTCAGTAAAGTAGCGTGGATGCTTTGCCTTCATGGTCTTAATTTGCATATAAGTCATTTCCTGCTCGTCACCGACTTCCTCCCAAGCAAAGCTATCCATCGTCTTTAAACAGGTGTAATACACCGCTGGAACCAAAGCACGAACCTTAACTTTGGTATCATCCTTTAAAGCGGGGGAAGTGGGAGCAGCACCAGACTTCTTATCTGATGCTGCTGTATCAGGAGTATTCAAAATCTTTTCTTCCTGTCCCAAAAATAACGCCTCCTAAAATTTATTTGCGTATCAATTACGCCAGTTCCCAGCAACCAACAATGTCACTGGAAATAACAGCCAGACCAGCCTTAACCTGAATCTGACCTTCGATAGTCTGATCCATGTTCTCACGGTTGTCATTAACTTCCTTCAGACGAGAATCGCCCTCATAAACGAACTTGATGGGCTTGCCGTTAGTAGCAAGGATCAAGATGCGAGTAGTGGACAAAGCGAACTCAAAAGTACCCTGCTGGAACACTTGAGGAATAACCATCAAAGGATAGCCTTCCCAATCGCTCACAACACCGTTCTTCTTGCGCTCTTCCTTAGCGGAAGCAGCAATCCAGTTCTCGTCAATGTTTTTCTGCAACTTACGCAGAGCTGCACCAGTGCCAACCAGAACAGGCTTAATACCACCGTTAGCGGCAGAAACCTTATCAATCAGTTCAAACAACTGATCACGCTCAGTATCGGTAGATAATGCGCCGTGACCAGAGAACTCGGCTGGCATCATATCACCCATACCAGAGAAAGCAACATAGATTGCGCTCTGGAATGCCTGTAAGAAGGACTTACGAGCCTTATCCAGCATCTTAGCGAAGCTGTCAATATTCTTCATGAAACGCTCAAATTCGTTGTAGAAATGAACATCCCACCAATAAGTATCAACGGAGAACTGAGTACCCAAATCCATACGCTCACGGGCAGTATCCCAATGATTACCGCTAAACTTGGAAACAGTCAGATAACCATTATCCTCGGCATAGAATTCATTCTTATCGCCCAAGTCAAGACGAATTTCCTCAACGAAACGATTGAAGAACTCATTCTCTTTCCAACCTTCAGGCAAAGTCTGATCCAGAGTAGTTTCCAGAATCTCATAAATGTCATTCTTATACTTACGATAAGTACGGTAATTCCACTTCTCGCCATGCAGAATTTCCTTCTCAAAACGAGAACGGATATTATCATCAATGCTGCCAGCGTTGGTATCAACATTAGCGGCAACAAAGTTGCTCAATTCACCTGTGTAACTATCAACACAAGTTGCAATTAACTGCTGCTTCTCAACGGAGAAGTGAGCCAGTTTTTCCATATTACAAGCCATATTCAATACCTCCAATCATGTATTTCTTGTTATTAGCCCACAATATCGTTACGCAGAATCTCGATAAAGTAGACAACATAAGGATGACCGTAGGTTGCACCGCTCTTAACAGTCCAGCCCAAACCACGCTTTGCAGAGCCAACGATCTTGCCGTAGAAGCCCTGACCAGCAATGCCGGTCTCGTCAACCATCTTCACAGTGGTCTTACCGTCCTGAGCAATGACATACTTGCCAATCTCAATTTCACCCTCACCAGCGTCAATGCCGCCAGCAGTAACAGCGTACATATCGTGAGCCATCAGATCATAACCACGGAAAGGACGCTCTGCTTCATTCACGAAATTGCAGAGAGCCTGATTACTGCGCTTGCACTCGTCATAATCCCACTCAGGATTAGCAACCAAGATAACCTTGCTCTTATTGATCAAATCGGCGGTAGGAGCCAAGAACTCATGAGTTTCAATGCCCTCCACATCTGCCGCCATATCGCCAACATAACCGATATGACCGTTTTCCACATCCACATCAGAAATCAGGCTATACATATGACCGCCGCCACGAACTGCTGCAATTTTAGAAGTTTCAACGACTGTATAATTCTTATTCATAGTCCTATACCCTCACTTTCATATTATTTCTTAGTGGGCAGAATGCCATAGCGGGAGTTCACTTCCACAGCGGGCTTCTGCTCAAACACATCTGCAACCATAGGCGCAGGATTCTTATCCTTGCGGCTAAAGTTTGCATTCAAGTTTTTCTCTGTAAAGAGAATAGCGCACTGATTTTGAATCTGCTCAACAGTGAAATCATTACGATTTTCCTTCATGTTGATATAATCAGCGTTATCGCCCAAATGCTGATCAAACTTTGCAAACTCAGCATCCTTTGCCGCCTCAGCAGCATCAGCCTGACGCTTCTGTTCATCGGCAACATAAGCATCATACTTGGGCTTCATTTCGTCATAATCGTTCTTGACAGTGGTGTAATTCTGCTCGGCGGTTTCCTTTTCCTTGGTAACTGCTTCAACCTGATTATTCATGTAATCTGCCAGACCATCAAAAGCCTTTTCGAATACATCAATCTCATTCTCACTGCCAGCACCCTCGATATTTTCATACTTGGTCTTTTTACGAACCGCAGAATCAAAATCAATCTTGATCTCGTCATTTTCCATACTGAATTTCATACCGTACATACGATAATGGTCAGCACGATCCATGACAATCACTTCATCGTCCTGAACATCCACGAAGCAGAACTGAGAACATTCCCAGCCCCATTTATCACGGAAAGTCTTTTCATCAAGGATTGCATAAATCTCGTCTAACTGTTCCATCAAATTCAGTGTGAAATTAGGAGCAACATCTTTTGCCATGTTGTCATCCTCCTTTCCAGTTAATTCTTTTCCAGCAGCAGTAAACAGCGAGTATTCCTGCAACTTCTCTTTAATTTCCTGTGCAATGTTTGAAACGGTGTACTGAGCAACCGCCTCGCTATCAATCATTGCTGGCTGAATTTTTTCGTCAGTGGATGACAGCAAGCAACATCCATCGAATTTGAATTCAGTGAATTTAAATGTGCCGTCCTCCTGTTCTTCGCCAGTGATTGAAGAAAGTTCCAATTCCATACTTTGTGGTTTGCCGCCATCTCGTTCAAAAATCGTCACTGCATCATCGAATTTAGTCCACAACAGCGCATCGACCTGAAAGAATTCACGACAAATACCATCAGAACAAACTTTTTCAATCCAGCGATAGTTACAAGATTCAGGGATCACACCATATGCAGAACCAGCATATACATATCGCTTACCATTTTCATCTTCGATCAACTTGTATTTATGACCTTGGAAATCCAATTCTCCGTCTGGATTCAGAGCGATATACCCCAAAACTGGTGTATTCTTAATGCTTTCGGCACAAGCATCAACAACTTCCTTATCAAAAATACTGCCGTTAAAATTCAAGCCTGTATGTAAAACATCAATTGTGATGGCAAGAAATCTCGAATCATCTGTTTCAACACATTCGTTGATCGTAAATGACACTGGCAATCTTTTTTGCTTTTGACTCACTTTCTTAATCACCGCCTTTCTTGGAATATTTTAATAACACCTTTCGGTGGTATTAACGATTTAAGTCTTTTTCTTTATTAGCAGACTTTTCGCCTTCGTCCGATAAATCCAAACCTTTGCTTTCATTTGTCGGTCTGCCATCGGAGCCATCTCCGCTTTGTGTATAAGAGGTAGAAAGAGGAATGAAATAATCTTGCAAATGCAAAATATCCACCTCTAAAATTGCATCGCCAATCAATCTGGACTGTGATTTTCCTAAAGAAGCCGCATAATCCAGTTTAAATGGCAAACCGTTTTGAGCCGCTTTCAAATAAGCATCTGCGGTTTCGTATCTATTAAATACCGTAGAATCCTGAATTCTCACAGCGAACTTATATAACGGCTTATTATATTTACGCATCTTAATGAAACGATTGAAAAATCGTTCACATTGACGGTAAAAAGCATAAATAAAGGAAGCATCATTTTCCAAAGACAACTTAAACGCCGTTCCAGCAGAACCAGCATTAAACAATTCATGAGGAACACCAGCATTATCATAAAGATTTGTCACGGCATCGCTCAAATTGTTTGTGCTATTAGTATTGTCTTTAAAACTGACTGCTTCCGCATTGCCGGGAACGTGGAGCAAACCAACATCCTCTGGCATATTTGCCTTATTCATCTCGGCAAAAACTGTTAATGTATCTTCCGTTAAAAGAGGCTTATCAACAGCATCCTCGTCAATAGGAATTTCCACAACAATTGCTTTATAGTTATCAACTCTTGCCTTTTGCAGCTTCAACTTTTTGTAAACATCCAAATCCAAAATATCTTTTGTCAAAGCCATCATAAATGGCATTGGTGTCAATAAAGAAGTATTGAATTTGAAACAAACCTGTTGATCGGCAGGGGGAATATACCAACCATCATGATATTTTTCTCCATGATGATAATCCAAATACGCTTGTTTGATATTATCGGGATATGTACCAATTTCCAAAGGACTGATACCGCTTAGACGAATGCGGTAATTATAAACGCCATCCTGAATCTGTCTAATTTCACAAATCACAGGATTTAGCTTTAGAATAAAGAAATCCGTAGAATCCTCAAAAACCAATCCATAGAAAACATCTTCAGGCACAATTGTTTCCATAATTTTCAACATTTCATGTTTTAAGTTGATTTTCTCAAATTCACTGCATACAGCGAAATATGTGTCACGCAGCTTCTTTTGTTTTTCCTCGGTATTGAGTTCATCAACTTTCAAATCATATACATCAATCACATAATTGAACAATCCCATTTTTGAGAAGTAATTATTGATACGCATATAAAATGGAGATACATTCATCAAATATCTGCTTGTTTCCAAAAGAATAGATGAATGAGAACGAGGATTTTGCAGTGCATCTTGAATTTTTTCAATGGAATATGCTCCAATTTTCATTGAATTCAAAATGTTTGTATTACTACATAAATCATGAACCATCAATCTCTTGAATGCACTTAAATCAAGCGGTTTTTTGCCAGACTCCGCATCCTGAATAGCTTTTACATCTTTTTCGTAACTTTTACTCGAATAAATCACTTGTTTGCGTGGCATTTCTATCACCGCCTTTCTTTAATACATTCTTGGCTTGCGATTGAGTGCTTGTATTTTTTTTGCAAAAGACTTTGCATCAAAATCACTCTTTTGGTTATCTCCCTCGCCAACCTTTACAATATAGTACAAGAGATATGCCACAGCAGAAAAACGGTCTTTATCAAACTTATTGACAACCTTTTCTACCGAAAGGTTCTTACCATTTTGGATTAACTTTAAGTTACCAACCTCTTGGAAGAATAATTCTTCCTGAACAAATGGCATAACTTTAGAGTTCAAATCGTCATTGTCTTTAATTGCATAATCGCCGCCATTTCTACTCTCTAAAAATCTGAATTTACCAGAATCAATCATATCAATGAAGTTAGACAAAATACTTGTCTGTGCAGATTGTGCCTTTAAATCATATAAGCACTTTTCTGCTTTTGCGGTTTCTGGTTCCGCAGTAGTATTGATCGTATCCCAAGCTGGATATGTTTCACCAGACTTCGGATCATAACTCTCTTTCAAAAGTTCATCTACCAAACCAGTACCCAAACCGTTACCGTCCACAACCACAATTCTTGCGTTATATCGTTTTCGAATTCTCTTTACAATACACGCCTGAGTTGAAAAACTTAACATATTAGATACATGAATGATGTTGACTAAATTGATATTTTCAATCTTTCCCTCGCTGTTACGAATTACTTGACCAACAGCAATAGAAGATTGGTTATTGCTCTTATTTTGTGAACGAGCCACATCCATTGCCAGATAAAATTCATCGTTGTCATTAGACGAACTTAAAACAGGTTCAGTCAATGTTCGGCAATTCATCAAGCGGTTAATATTAACCAATGCGCCTGTTGCACTGCCAACCCATTTGCCACCATAGTTCATATCAAATGCAATAGGGGAGGAATCTCGTTTCTTTTTCAGAATGGTACTCTTACTGGAACCTCTTCCATACCAGCATCCAAGCATCCAGTCAGACCCAAGCACAATCTTACCTTTCAGATCACGCATATCCTGAATCATCTGCAAGCTGCGCCGATATTCGTCTGAACCTCTAAAGCCCGGTGTAGTAAAAAAGTTGATTTGCTGATTTAATTCCTCTGGATTTGTGATTGCCAGCTTGCCAGTCGTGATACGACCAACCTCAACAACAGGTTCAAGAGCATCTTCAAAAGTCGTATTATCCATCAAGTTTGATTCCTCAATGTTCAAACGCTTTCTACGCTGACCCTTACTGGATTGAGCATTTGCCAATGCGTCAATTCGTGCATCGTTTTTAAACACAATCAAAGCATCACCTTTTACAAAACTGGTCTTTTTAATCTCATTTAAGAGCATTGGATAATAACGCACCAATTCGTTGTATTTATCTTTCAACAAAGAAGCTGCGTTTTCTTTTGTCTGAGCGGTCAAACCAATCTCAATGTTGGGATACCTGATTGCTGTAATAACCATCGTTGCAACCTCAGCAAAGGTTTTGCCCCAACCACGAGGAAAACAACCATACTCACTAAAAAATCTTGCGCCGCATCTCATAAAAATACGCTGATCAGAATGTAATTTAATGCCACCCTCTTTAGGAGCCATTAAATCAAGCGCAAGATCGGGATACCACAACCATAAATTTGCAATTTCCTCATATTTGTCCATACTTGCTTCAAAAGCAGAATCATTATTCAGACTATTACTCATTACTCGTCACCTCGATTATAATCAGGCGGCAGCGTAATAAATTCTTTGATGCGTTCACGATTTGAAATTGTTGGATCATCAGCAAAAATTCCATATGGATCACCATACTGCTGGATATATTCAGCCACTTTTTCATCATAGAACTTATACACATCTTCATATGCACATTCAGTCTTGCCTTCCAAACGGCGGCAATAATTAATAAAGCACCAGATTACAAAATCCAGTGCATCATTTGGTCTATAACGATATTTTGGCAGAATACGAATAACATCTTTTGTACGCTCTACCTTTTGAAAAAACTCAGAGAAACTACTGATACCACCTTGAAGATCACTTTGATTAAGCTGTTTCAAAGCATCACTGGACAGTTTACCCCATTTTTCAGCCTCAGCAGTATTGCCACTATTCGTTGCAATCTCTTCTCTTGCCGCAGCTCGAACATAACGCAAAAGCAATTTCTTTTGACTTTCTGTAATGCTCGGATAGTCATTTTTCATTGTGTCATAATAACTGAGCATTACCTTATATTCTTGAGCCGTACAACCTTCGCCAAATAACTTAATAATGTCCTCAGTTACCTCAAAATTATTATCGGTCAAATAATATACCTGATCAGAACCAATAGATTTTCGTCTGGAACTTTCCACACGATTATCAATATTCTGCTTTGATTCAAAACAACTATCTGCCCAAGTCTTTGAACGATGCTGCTGAATAGAAATATTCTTAATGTATTTGCCGATAATCGGATCATAGGATACTTCTTGTGTCCCAAGATTTTTACAAACCTCGTTGACTGAACTTTCCCAAATGTCCTGAAGAAATGGTCTATCTAATTGACGCAAAATTGAATACAAATTATCAATGTTGAACTCACCGTCATCATCATAACAAGCATTTCGAATACATTCCTTGCATATCGGCATTCTGCCATCACTATGCAATGGATTGTAGCTTACATAGAACAAACCATCTCTCTTTTCCTGCTGACACGCAGAACAATACTTTTTCTTAATTTGCTTGGCAGTAGAACTGCCTGATTTTCTCGCCATACTGCCACGCTCCTTACTTTAAAATCACGTTCCTGATTTTAAGATATTATCAATTAAGTAATCATCTTCAAAATGAACGCCACAAGTCTGTCCATTTTTAGGATATTCATATCTAAATCGAATTGTGGCAATCGGCGTTTCAGGAACTTTTAATAAATATATTTTATCTCTACACAAGTTGTATAAAGCAAAATAATCAACTTCATCAATTGTATATTTATGGCGCATACCATTTTTTCTATGAGCAGTTGATGATGTTAAATCAAAGATAACATTTCCATTTTTGGCATCAATAGAAGTTTTTACCTGTACTTTATTCAATTTTCCATTAAATTCAACTACTAAATCAGCTTTTTCATTATCACCAAATGGAATATATACAGGAAAACCCAATTCAATAAATTTGGATAAAACTTTTGCTTCACCAATATTTCCAATTTGCTTACTATTCATCAACGCTCCTTTCTCCGCAAATAAAAAAGACCAAGGATTTCTCCTTGATCTTTATTGGTCTGAGTGGTGGGACTCGAACCCACAACCTCGTGAACCCAAATCACGCCGTCTACCAGTTGGCGTACACCCAGTTATGGTAGGGGAGAAGGGGATCGAACCCTCACGGTGCTGCCACCAGCGGATTTTAAGTCCGCATCGTCTACCAGTTCCGACACTCCCCCATATGGCTGGGGTAGATGGATTCGAACCATCGAATGCAGGAGTCAAAGTCCTGTGCCTTACCGCTTGGCGATACCCCAATATTGAATTATCCTGCTGCGTTGCAAGCCGCTCTCGCCATTAGGAAAGACACTAAGACCATTGTGATACAGGATGAATGGTACAGATAGTGGGACTCGAACCCACACACCTTTTGCAGTACAAGAACCTGAATCTTGCGCGTCTGCCAGTTCCGCCATATCTGCATATAAAATGGTGCGGGTGGTGGGACTTGAACCCACACGGTATCACTACCAACAGATTTTGAGTCTGCCTCGTCTGCCGATTCCGACACACCCGCATATAAAAGAAATATTATCGTAATTTCACCATCGGCAAGTTGGTTTGCCTCATAGACGATGGACTAAAACCATAGGACATTCATTTCATACAAAATGTTTTCCAACAGTCCTGTTTGGTGCGCCAGACGGGACTCGAACCCGTGACTTACCGCTTAAAAGGCGGTTACTCTACCAACTGAGTTACTGGCGCATATTCAATTGATAGAATGGTGGAAAATAGCGGAATCGAACCGCTGACCTTCTGCTTGCAAGGCAGACGCTCTCCCAACTGAGCTAATTCCCCATGTGGAGCTGGTAGACGGATTCGAACCCCCGACCTATTGATTACAAATCAATTGCTCTACCAACTGAGCTATACCAGCATATTTAATAAAATGGCGGGAAGGGTGGGATTCGAACCCACGCACCGCTATCAACGATCTACTCCCTTAGCAGGGGAGCCTCTTGAACCTCTTGAGTACCTTCCCAAATGGTTGCGGGGGCAGGACTCGAACCTGCGACCTTCAGCTTATGGGGCTGACGAGCTGCCAACTGCTACCACCCCGCAGTATAATGGCGATGCGTAGGGGACTTGAACCCCTGACCTCTGCCGTGACAGGGCAGCGTTCTACTCTTCTGAACTAACGCACCATATGGTGATCTGTACGGGATTCGAACCCATGTTACCGCCGTGAAAGGGCGGTGTCTTGACCGCTTGACCAACAGACCATCTTGTATTTCTTGTTATTAAATCAATCTTGCAGGAGGACTATTGCCTCCTGACATTGACTATTATACTTGTATTTCTGGTTATTGTCAATACCTTTTGAAAAACTTTTTTGAAAAATTTTTGGTGGAAGGGAGAGGTATCGAACCTCCACCCTGCGGTTTTTCAGACCGCCGCTCAGACCTCATAAGCTACCCTTCCATATCAAGGAACAGCAGATCAACCGCTGTTCCTTAAAACATTTTTCAAGGTATTTCCGGGAGTGACCTTCACAGATTCAGAATCAGGAATATCAATCAACCCATTATTCTTTAAATCATTGCCCTTATGACCTTTTCGCTTTCTACGCTCAAATTTCAAAAATCCATGCAACGCAACTACTTCATTTCTGCGCATAGCATCATAAACTGTTTCTTCATAAGCATCTACCATCTCGGTAACTGCTTTCTTGGTTTGTCCAGTTCTCTCTACGATTTCTGCGATTAACTCACTTCTATTCATATTCCACCTCATAACTTAATCGCATATTCGATAGTTTTACCTCGACCATGCTCCAAAACTAAAAATGTTGCGCCAGCATTTGATGTTTTATTGATCGACATAGAAAAATCATCAACGCCAATAATACTCGGAACATTAATGACTTCCTGATTAATACCAACCGTTTCACTCTTTGCATGGTGTTTATGACCAGCGATCAGGAAATCAAGCTGCACACGATATTTCTGAGAAAAGTCTTTGATGGCTTGTTCCATGCTTTTAACTTCGCCGTGGATACCACAAACCTGATAACCCAAAATCTCCGCATAAATCAATCCAGTTGGATTTTCAATAAATGTAAAATTCGGATTTTCTGAAAGTCGTGTACGAATCATAGCATTCACAACCAATGCCATATTTTCTTGTGTAAATGTTCCTTTTGGCTGACCAAGCATACGAAGTTCAGAATGATTTCCGCTCGTGGTCTGAAATTCCACCTGAACATATTTGCTCAACTCATTCAGCCAATTTACGATAAACTCTGCATAACGAACAGTGCTTTCTACAACGCCATATCGAAGCTGCATAAGCTGTTTTACACGCAAAAGTCCATCCTCAAAATCTCCCATAGAAAAAACATAGATTTTTGAAAAATTCTCTTTTTGTACGATCTGAATTGTCTGATTCAGCAAATCCCACATACGATCCTCAAAAATTTCAGGACTATATGCGTTGATTATCTCATTAGACAATCCACGAATTGTAAATTCCGTACCATAATGTTCATCACCAAAAATAAGAATACCCGCACGATGATTGTTCTCTGCAAAAATTGGAGCAGGAATATCCAGCGGCTCCAATTCTGCTACTGCTTGACAAATATGTTCAACGATCAATTCATCTCGTGCATTTTCTCGCAACCAGCGATTCAATTCCAGTTTTTCTGTCTGTAATTTATATCGCTCTTTCTTAATTTGGTTCAAAACATTTTCTGTATTGGTAGGGGAGAGAACATCCTTAACTTCCGCAGGATCATGAAGCCATCCTGCTTCCAAATATTCATAAAGCAGTTTTGCTCCTTTGCGGATCGTATCACGATGTTCAACCTCTCCTGTGTATTCTGTTCTCAAATCAGCAATGTCTTGCCATTCAATTGTAGAATCATTTAAGCGTCTGGTAAGTAAGTCATATTGTCGGGCTAAAAATTCCGCTCGTTCTATGGCTATCCGCCTCCAAACTCTTAATCTTCTTCTGCCTTATCCTGTTCGTCCTGACCGCTAAAATCCATACAATCATCCATTGTCAGAGTAATGCCAAGGTCTTTCTTAGCACTCTCATGGAACTTCATCAGCTTAGACAGCTTTTCGCAAACAAGATAATGGTCGCAGTTATCGCAAATAAAATTGTTGATCATAATTCAAAATCCTCTCATTCTTGTATTTGTTGTTATTTTAATCTAATAGGTCTGCCATTGCAGCCGTTTCGCTTCGTTCAGTTTTTAAGAGTTTCACAAATCCAAACCGATGATGACCTTTCAACCGATCAACAGCAATCATCAATCCGTTATTCTCTGCAAATACTTTATGGTCAGTCTGGCGATAATCACCGTTTAACCACAATGCAGAACCATTGCCAACACGACCAAGCAAAAGCTGAATATGTTCCTTTGTCATATTTTCCGCTTCACTGCACATAATAATCGTGTTTTTAATATCTCTGCCTCGAATAAATCCAAGATGTTCAACCTCAATTTGACCATTACTAATAAACCGATCCAATCCCTCAATGCCGCCAACATGATCAGCTAAAGGCATTGCAAAGGGAAGTAGTTTATCAAATGCGTCACCGGGGAGAAAACCAAGCGGCTTAGAATTTTTAACCTCAACATTATTGCGAACCCACATGATTTTATCATATTTACCCTGCATCACTAAATCCAGAGCCGCCGCACACATCAAATAATCCTTACCAGAACCGAAGCATCCAGAAATGATTTTCACTGTAATATCATCATTGTAGAGCATATCCAGTGCAATTCTCTGTTGTGGGTTTCTTGGCTTTACATCCTCTGTATAGCTATTCTTAATCATCCGATACCCAACAAGCACATACTTCTTTCCATCCCAGCGATAATAGTCAACAACATTACCATCGCCGTCATCAATCAATACATACTCGTTTTCAAGACAACCAAAAATATTCTGTCCCATGTTTCCATAGAATTCAGGCAGTCGAACATCATCATTTCGGATTTCCTGAAATCCTCGATATTCATTCATGTAAAAACTCCTTACTGTATCGGCGTTTAAATGATCTCGTCTAAGTCGCAATCCTCGCCAATAATATAATCAGTTACACCAAGTTCCTTAGCCTCGTCAGAGAACATATACCACTCTTTTCGCATCTGAGCATCATACATCTCTGATGTAATCTTGGTTCTGTCCAACACATATTCCTTAACTCTTGCCTCAATGCGCTTATTAAATTCCATCTGGTCTTGTGCTTTTGCACCAGAATTATAAATGAAATTAGAGCCATCGTGCATCAGGTACTTTGCCGTCTTAGAGCCATAACGCTTATGACCAGCCAAACCAATCAAAAAGCCCATAGAATACTGATACCCAAGATTGATTGTGTAAACAGGAGTCTTACTTTGACGAATCACATCAATCAGTTCAAAACCGGGATCAACGTTGCCGCCATTGGAAGAGCAATAAAGCAGAATAGGCTTGCGTTCCTCAACTGACTTTCCCTTGTCATCTGCATTGTACTGCAAAATATGAGAAACAATATCATCAATGATACATTCATCAATATCACAAGTCAGAAACAGCTTTCTATCCTTCAGATTTTTCAGATAGAAAACTTCATTGACCCCCCAATTTTTCAGGACAGTTGCTTCGTCAAATTCAATATCATAAAAACTTTTTTCGATACGAGTCATAACATCCTCCTTATCCACGCCACTTGCGTCTGCGTTCACGCTCTTTGTCGATTGTAGCGCAAATAGCAGCCGCCTCAGCATTACTTCCTACGATCAAACGCAGATACTTTTCAGCTTCAGGCAGATAATAACGATGCCGCTTGCTCTTTTGAATACAAGTCCTTACAATCTCCGCACGAGGAAAAACCTTGCGAACTGCCTCGGACTCAGATTTCGTAATTTTAATCAAACAAATCTCATTCCTTTTCAATAGATTTGGGCTTCATAGTTCCCATAAATATGGGGGTTCTTTATACTTATCCCTTGGGAACAGTTAGCAATTTGAGTAAAAACACCATGATTATGGCTTTTTTACGAAATTCATGGTATTTTCATCAACGATTTTAGAACGAAAAAGTTCTTAATTATACCAAACCAAGCCACTTCATATTTAATTTGTATTGCTTCATAAAAGAACACAAATTATAACAATCAGACTTAGATAAGGTTTGTGTTTTAGACTTAAACTTTTTGAAAGAACTAATGCTAATACCAACCTGTTCAGCTAACCATTCCTGCTTAATTCCATATTCTTTTAAGAATTTATCAACCTCACTTGCAAATTCTTCTTGATTATTGTAATTCAAATCATATTCCTCGCTTTCGCCCTGTGTTTTCAGATAATGAAAATCATATATCTGAATATCTCCGTCAACATCTTCTCGCAAAACACTTACTGGCGAAACGCTCTTTTGAATGATCTGATGAAAACCAGAAAGCATAAACCCACGCACTTGTTCCAGCAGCGAAAAGAACAAAAATCTTGCTATATCTGAATACTCTTCTTCCAATTTACCAAGTAATTTTCTCATTGTCTTTTCATTAATCTGAATTTCTTGCAACGCTGCGGAACACTTTTCTTCAATCTCATTTGCTTGTTCTCTTTTTTGTTTGTTGCTATATTCTTGATTATTCCATAAAGAATTAATATCTCGCTTTGCAACTCGTGCTAATTCAATAATCTGTTGTTCGATTTCTTTCTGATATTCACCCTTAGTATCACTAATAGGAACTAACATATATGAAAGACCATGATTGGCTTCCTTGTCACGAGGAACATAAAACCGATTAATACATTTCTGCAAATAATCCATAGATGTTTCATGCTTTATATAAGACATTCTGCCTCTTTCGATCACGATATTATTTGCAGATTCTTTCTTTATCGTCTGAGCATCCTTATATTTGTCTGTCTTGAACAATTTCTGGAATTCGTCATCTTGCTCCACATACACATGATAATCGTCACGATAACCCTTATACCCATCAATGTACTTAAAGAACAAAGGTCTAACATGACGATTCTTTTTATCTCGCACATCATATTTTTTCTTCAGCAATTGCAGCTCACGAGTATTATTCGCAGGGTTTTCACGCTTTGCGGAGTCAATTTCCAAATTGCTCATAACATCCAACTGAGATATGTCACAATAAAGTTCCATTACATCATCAATACTGGCTCCTTTGTTGATACGATCCCAAAGAATAGAATTAAGTTCCTGTGACAAATTAATGATTTCACCAATCTTATTTACACTTGTCTTAATATCGAGATCGGCTTTTTCACGGTTCGTATATCTACGATTTCTCATTGCAGACTCTACCAGCTTAGTCGGAACAGGGAAATTCTCATAATTCCGTTTTGCCGCCATCACCAAAATTTCATTATCGGTAAGCAACATCGTATCAGAGTCAAAATCCGCACCGCTCAAACGCTCAAGCAAATTCTCCTGAATACTGTTCACATACACGATTTCATTCGTTGGATTCATATAACGAGCAATTTCAGGACGGATCACATTTCGAGTGACCAGAATATTACCAATCGTCACATGAGGACTGCGAGAGCCAAGCAGCTCCTTACCGCTTTCAAACATTTCACAATGAACCGTATTTTTTTCAATGATAGAAGATCCATCGAATTGACCAATTGACATTTTCAACATCTCAATCGGATTACCGCACAAGGTACTGTAATTGCCTCGAACCAACACATGACCGCAACGCAGATTTTTGATAAACGACTTGATTAAATCGTTGCAGAAATTACGGTACATCTTTGTCTTTGCAAATCGGTCATTCATGCCAAGCAGTCGATAAATAATATCATTCTTGGATGTGACTGCCTTTGTATAGAAAGTATCATCAGGAGATTGATACTGATAGCTGATCTGATGACGAAGCACCGCAGGATCAGTCTTAATCATCCTTGCATAGTCCAAAGATGGCTTAATAAATTGCTCAACCTCTTCATATGTCATCTGCAAGGTATTGATAAGCTGATAATGTGTCTGCACCATACGCCCATCAAAGAAATGAGTTTTCTTCTCATATTTGACAACGCCAAAAGTCGTTTCCAAAGTATCAAGCCAATGATCCAAAGTGCCAAACTTGAGATATTTAATGGAACTCGGTGTCGTAATCAGCTTAACATCCTCAATTTTCTTTGCACGAGTATATCCGTTAAGCTGGCTGACTTTCTTAATCCCATGATCCGCAAACCACTGCTGAATATTTGCATTAAAGCAACATGATTTAAAGAATCTGGCTCGAAGCAAAAGCATACCCTTATTGGAATATTCTCCAAACAAGCTGCGATCCATCAAAGACTGTCCATCCCAAATACTGTTCGAGATTTCGACATCTTCAGGTTGCGATACGAGCCGCCCATCAACCAACCTTGTAGCAATTGCTCGTTCATGAAATACGCTTTTATAATCTTTTACGACCAGAATGTTTTCTGGCTTGATCTCAATTGTGTCGATAATACTGCTAAGTGTCAGCGCAATATAAGGTTCAAGAGCAGCCAAATCAATATCTTGACCTTCATCCACTTGAATACCACACATTTCCCACTCGTGCATAGCATTATACAGTCGTTCATTAATAAACAAGCATTTACCTACACGGCTGGAACCAGAGCTGCGTTTAAATCGGACATACTTAATACCTTCGCAGACAAAACCATTTTCATAAATGTCAGATCGAATATCTGCAACATTATTACAAGTCTTAATATTGTCTTTTGCTCGATACATCCCATCTTTAAAAATAAAATAGGGAAGTTCTTCAGCATCCACAGGATTATTTACTTTCTCGCCAGTCTGAACACCAACAATTTCACCATCATCCCAAGCAATGCAATCATCAAACACAAGATCGTCAATTCTATATCCGAAACGAATATAGTAACTGCCTCTTACTCGGTTGAATTCTTTATTGCTGTATTTGAAAGTTACATTGATAACCTGACAAGAATACTCTTTGCCTCTGGAATGAACTTCGTCATATTCGTTGCCTTTTTCATCAAAAGAGAACACAGTTTCCAACTGCTCTGCATTAGCAACAGGAAACAAACTTTTATGTACTTGCCGCATTTTAATTAAATCAAGACTGTAATCCAGAGAATTAATAAATCTTGATAAATTCAGATTTCCAGTTTTATTTTTCAACCTGTATCCATTCTTGGGGTCTAAGCTATTGGAAATGTAAATATCTTTACCGTCCAAAGAAGGGATATAAACCGCATTCGTATTAATAATTTCCACCACCAATCAATGAATTCGCAAACTTAATGTGTTCTGGTGTATAGAACTCTGCATTATCTGGAAGTTCTTCTCTGAATTCCTCTGGAATTTCGCCTTGACACCAAAGATTGTTTGTCGTAATAGTTTTTCCATCAAAAAACCTAATCCAAAACCTTCGTCCAGCACACCCTAAGAACGGATGCTGATCAGGATTTTTGACTTCACCTCCATCACAATAACATTGTCCACCAATAACAATGTGTTGTTCCTTTTCGGAAATTAACTCACGCCAAAAATGACGATGAAAACATTCACCACTGCACAACACCGCATTTGTGTAACAACTCTTTTCAATTTCTTTTCCGCAAATCACGCATTTCAAAATATCACCTCCATGCTTGTATTTGTGGTTATTTATTTGTTTGGAACCTCAAACTTAAAATCAAAATACTGTTCAATTTCAGGACAAACTTCTAAAAATTCTTTTGTATATCGAATGGTAGAATGTTCCTTTTTTGTAATCCCGTCATGAATTTCTACAAACTCACGATAGGATTTCTTTTTTGAAAAACTGAACTTGATTACACCATCTTGCCAAATTTACATACATTCCTCTATACGGAGAATTTTTATAATTATTGTGACGCATAATATATGGAACGCAGCCATAAGATGCAAGAATTTGAATACGCTTAAAAGCATCTATAATATCTTGAATCCAAAAATCGTCATCACAAACATCCTTAGAATGTTTATAGCCAACAAAAACATAAAACTTTAAAATACGATCAGTATGCTTTCTTACAAGTTTCAACTTACTCTCAATCAAATCTCTGTCTTTGATATTATCAAAAGCAAAAATATAATCACCAATCCATTTAGACTTCTCAAATATCTCAACACATTTTTCATCAGTTAAAAGTCGCTCGTCACATCCTTGCTTAAACTGAAACCGTTTTCCAGTTGCTTGCAATTCATGAAAAATCTCTTTCCATTGCGCACAAGCCAAAATGTTATCGTCAAGACAACATATATATGGACGATCAGGATCGACAAACTCTTGAATAGAACTATGACGAATACATTTTTTGTAATTTCTATTTACACAGAAATCACAACCACGAATACATCCTCGTGTTGCAAACCCTATTGAAAAATCTAAGTAATATTCTAAAGATTTACGACTTGCCCCCCCCCGCAATAAGGTCATTGACTACATCATCATACAAGTGATAATCTGGCATGATATGTTCAATCTCCGTAGGGAGTGGGAGAGCTTTATCATAAAAGAAACCAGTTCCTCCATATTCAACATTCGGCAAACAAAGCAATGGATGATCAGAGTAATATTCTCCTACTGTTTCCTCGTTCTTCATTGCCTTATCTTCTTTTTCCATTGGTATTTCTGTATCTATGAACACTTTAGAAATATATACTTTGTCGTATTGCTCTAAATTTTCATAGTCCATTTTTAAAATGACATGATCCCCTTGACTTTTATGAAAAGCAGAAATCTTCATAGCAGCAAGATTTGGGAACCGATGATTACCAATACCAATCAAGTCAGCGTCAATAACAGCAATATTCATCAATTCACCTACTTGTATTTATTGTTATTATAGTTTATATAAAGCAACATCGTGCTTTGTAAACTCATTTTGAATTAATCCATATACGGATTGCCAATCGCCACCACCATTGCCACAGCCAATCATATAAGGCATTGCAATATGTTCATATACTGGAACGATTTTGATTAATTTCTGAAAACAACTTCTTAAAGCAACAAGATCAGTATATCTCTTATCGTTTCCATATCGCTCTTGAGCAAAGAGATTGCAAATTACTTTACCATCGTCTGTCGGAACAAGAAGAACACGACCAATTAAATCTCTGATCCGATGTTCCTCGCAATAGCTTTGATAACGGCGATATACATCAGGATACTTATTGCGAATTTGCAAAGCAAGACCTTTTCCCATAACGCCGCAGCAGTTCACTTGATGGACAAGATAGGTTTCTTCAGCCTTTAAAAGATCACCATTCACAATTTGAATCCGTCCCATATCAGTTTCCTCCGTAGACCAAGTTTTCCAGAAGTGCAACTCTTGTCATTAGTCCAACCCCACCGAGAACAGGCGTAATTAACATCTGATCTCCATAGCAAGATTTATCCACATCGCCACACAGTTTACCATCCTCACCACGACAAATACCTACATCAATTACAATTTGGTCATCTCGAATCTTTTTAATTAACTGAGGCTTACCAGCCGCAGAAATAATCACATCAGCAGCAAGAATATATCCCTCTAAATCAAAAGCCTTTGTATGGCTATTACACCACAAAACAGTGGCATTATATTTCGTCAACAAATCAACCATTGGCTTTCCAACTTCGCCTCTGCCGATTACACAACACAACTGACCATCCACATCGTAATTCAAATGATCCAGAATCGTCATTACTCCTTTAGGAGTGCAAGGCGTAAACCCACTATTATGCTTAAATCCGTCTACATCCTTGCTATCTGCAACGGCATTAAGAATACCGTCCTTGTCCAAATGGGGAGGAAGAGGAAGCTGCACAATAATTCCGTTTACTAAAACAGATTCATTAGCATCTCTGATAGTACGAATGATTTCATTGGTAGTTACAGAAACATCAAAACGCTTATGTAAAAATCGAATACCTACTTCCATACAGTCTTGCATCTTGCCACGAATATAAGAATTAGATGCAGGATCATCGCCTACTTGGATTACCATCAAACATAAATCCTTGTTATTCTGCTCAATATATTCTTTCAAATACTTTTTTCGCTCTGCGGCAATAGTCTTGCAATCAATCATTTACTATCATTCCCTTCCTCAATTTCTTCCATGATTTTATAAAAATCACTACCCTTGATTTCTTGAAACATATCTTCTGGCATTTCAACTCTCTCCGCATGATAAGAACAATACAAAATTCCCTTATGATCAAACAAACGACTTGAACTCCTGCCAACAAATACAGAATTATACCAAGAGGGAGAGGGCTTGTGATATAACTTCATTTCGGCAACTTGTTTAATCCAAGCCTTACCAATCACAGAATTTCGTTTAAACAAACACAGTCCATCTTCCAAAGCGTATTTCGTAAACTGTTTTACAAATTTATTTTCGTCATTTTTTTGTCGGAATAATACCAATCTGATCCTTTGAAATCCAATACCTTGTTGCCTCAATTCCATGCTGCTCAAAGAAACCAATAACAATTTTATTATTCTCAGAAACAGAATTTCTCCATTCCCAATAATCAGTATGTAATCGTGAACCCTCTTTAACGATATAAAATTTTTCCACAACAATCCTCCTAAACATGAGTCCATATTTCATTTTTTACAATTCTGGAAATCAAACCGACACTTACACCAAAATAAGCGGCAAGTTCTTGTCGGTTGCACTTTTGCCCTTTACCTTTCGGTATATAATTGGAGCGTATGTAAATCACATCATTCTCAGTCAGCTTCGCCATTCCATTGTAGCTGCCTTGATAATATCCAAAGCGTGAATTTTGCGCCAACTGATATGGAATAGAGGGATCAATTAAATCCATTTCAACAGCATGGTTATAGTTATCTCTGCGAGAACACCATTCCAAATTATCCAGTCGATTATTTGTTTTCCTACCATCAATATGATTTACAATTTCATACCCATAAGGATTGTTTAAAAATGTTTCCGCAACACAACGATGTATGCGGATATTTTTATTCCTACCATTGACAGAAGTACATATTTGCAAATATCCGCTGGAACACATATGTAAAGAATAAATTCTTTTATTCTTGGCATTTCGAATTCTTCCATATGTAGAAACCTCAAAACGCCAAGAATAATCTACTCCGTCATACCATGCTCCTGCCCATTGTTCGATTTCCTGCTCATACCACACCGATCTCAACTCACTCTCTTATTCCATACCCTTGCGGCTGCTTCTTTTGTTCGGAATGTTCTCGGCGTTTCAATACCACAATCATCACAGGCGATAAAGTAAAAGAATGAATTCGAATATGCAGAAGGTTCTACAACAAAGAATGCTTTTCCACCACAACACGGACATGGCTTTAAATCATCATCGTTCATATTCCTTATCATTCTGCTCACAATATTCCTCCCATGCTTCCTTGCAAAAATCTCCTTCACAAGCACCTAATCTGCTTACTGTTCCATTCATATAAGGACAGTATTTTGCATCACAAATAATTTCAGCCTCACACGCTTCTATAAAATCATTATTCTCCTTTTGACTCATGTACTGATTCACCAGCAGCACCTCTTTTCCAATTTTCAAGATACTTGTCAAAATCTCCCTCAAAACCAGTGCAAAGATAAATTGTGTGCATGATCTTATTGTGAAATTGACAATCACTGCAATTTAATCCATTATTACAGGGATTCTCGCAAAACTGACACATACAGTTTGTGTTGTCAAAAGGACACAAATTTGTGCAAACCATAACCCACCATCCAATTAATGCTTCACATACAGATCATAAATGGGAACACCGTTTCTTTCTGAAATTTCAGCCTCTCCATTTTCAAATTCCTGCAAATATGCCTGATTTGCTTCTTCGTTCTCAAAACGGTATAGGTTCTCAAACTGAAGTGATAGTGGAGAGCCAAAAATCCAATTATCTGCACCGCAATGGAACATACCGCCAGTCATTGCGTTATGGCGAACACCTTTCCACGGCAATTTAGAGCAAACAGAATACATTGGCTTTCCAAATAAATTGCTTACCATCACAAAGTAATTCTCTGACACTGCTTTAACACGCAGAGGTTTCGTCCAATCATTAATCTTGACCAAATCGCCAACCTTGATCGTATCAAGAATTTCTCGTGTAATATCTGTATAATGCACATATTCCTTTTTCATATCACACCTCCATCATAGATCGAAGCTGACTGGTACATTCTGCAATTGCATGAGCCGCTTCCACCATATCAAATCCGCTATTGATTAAACTCATAGAAATACGAATCGTACAGCTTGCATCATGCTCTGATAAGCCCAATGCCAACAACACATGAGAAGGTTCAAGAGAGCCAGCCGTACACGCCGATCCAGCAGACACATAGACCTGTTTCTGGTTCAGCAGCAAAAGCATTGCTTCGCTCTCGCACCCCGGCAGTGTCAAGCTAATAATGTTCGGAACGCCAACATCAGTATTAACTTTATAAGAAACAGACAGTTCATCCAAAGTATCAAAGAATGTGTTTCTTAATTCTCTGAAATATTCCTCGTTTCCCTTCATATTTTTAGCAAACCCCTCTGTCGCAGCTCCCATAGAAATAATGCCAAACACATTCTCGGTTCCTGCTCTAAGACCTCGTTCCTGACCACCGCCAGTAATAATTGATTTTACAGGCACTCCATCTCTCACATACAAAATGCCGATCCCCTTCAGTGCATGAATCTTATGCCCTGATGCGGCAAGCATATCAATGTGCTGTTCATTTACATTCAGCGGAATATGACCATATGCCTGAACTGCGTCTGTCATGAAAAGTGTATGATATTCCTGACAAAGATCGCCAATATCCTCAATCAACTGAATAGAACCAATTTCATTATTCACTGCCATAATGGACACAAGACCAATCTGATCCTTATATTTTTCCATGACTCGATGCAGTTCCTCAATATCTACTCTGCCATCCTGATCAATAGGCATATAGATTACAGTAAATCCATCCTTCTCCAATTCCTTGCAAGTATTCAAAACGGCGTGATGTTCGATTTCCGTAGTAACAATCATTGTCTTACCAATACTTTTCAGATACGGAGCAATACCACGCAGAGCCATATTATCTGACTCACTGCCACCAGCAGTAAAATAAATCTCAGAAGGCTTTGCCCCGATAAAATCAGCAATGATTTTTCTTGCATTCTCAACCGCATCGTTTGCCTTACGACCAATATCATGCAAGCTACTTGGATTTCCATACTGCTCATATATAGCATCGTTGACCATATCCATCACAAAACGAAGCGGCTTTGTCGTACTTGCGTTATCCAAATAAATCCTTGATTTCACCAGAACATTATTCGTAGCTTTTTCCATCATCGTACTCCTTCATATATTTCCAATATTCATTTCTGAATTTTCTCCTGCCATTTTCTACTCGCTGCTCAATCTCAGCGTCCGACAAATCAATCTCATTACTGCCATCATCATAAAATGCGCAGGGCTGTTCATCCTCGCATTGGTCATTCCAAATACAGGTTCGGCATGAGTGCCGATTGGTATTTTCGTTCATAAAATTCTCCTTTATGTAGTTTCATATTTTGTCCTCCGATACTTGTATTTCTGGTTATTAGTCAAAAAGAAAAGAAATAAAATCACTTTCATCCATTTCTTTGCCATTATATCTCTGAGTAGAAGAAACATACAAAACCTTTTCTGCTCTTGTAATAGCCACATACATTAGGCGTTTTTCCTCGTCTGGATTTTGATTTTTCCCATGCGGCAGAATACCTTGATTAACTCCTGCCACAAACACAATAGGAAACTCCAATCCTTTGGATTTATGAATGGTCATAAGCTGAACAGAATTCGGATCAATTTTCTTTTCCTTAGCGAACTTCATCATAAAGGAAACAAAACGCTTTACATCCTTATAGTTCGATGCCATGCTCTGCAAAGTATTCAAGTTTTCAACTTTGCTATCATCATTCTCGCTCAAATCTTTAGACACATAAGAATCCAAATCAAGAATTTCTCGCAGATCAGCAATCATATCTGCTACGGTTTTATAATGGTTTCCACTGAGCTGCTTAACAGTGCCATAAATTGAATTAGCACTCTTATATCTCCAATTCGTTTTAATCACTCTTGACATGGCGCAAAACAAAGAGATTTTTTCTTTTCTGGCAGCTCGTTTTACCTCTTGCAAAAACTGACTTCCCAAAAAACGATTAGGACGATTATAAATATATTCAAATGCCTCGTCATCATTAATATCGCATACCAGACGCAAATAAGAAAGAACAATCTTGATTTCCTTGCGATCTGAAAATGACAAACCATCTACAACAGTATATGGAATTTCACTGCGATACAAAGCCGTTTCAAAATACTGAAGCTGGGCATTTGTTCTGGTAAGCACAGCTATATCATTGTAACGATACCCCGCCTCTACCAGTTCTTTTACTCTCTTAGAAATTTCAGCCGCCTCCGTGGTTTCATCAGTGAACCGATCATAATGAGGCTCTTCAAATTCTCCCTTGTCTGCAACGCTCTCCACATAATGAACATGACCGGACTCAGGAATATACTCTGCGAAATGATTGGCAGCACGAACAATGTTCAAACTGCTTCGATAGTTTTTATTCAGTTGAATTGTTTTTGCATCAGGCCATTCCTGATCAAACTCCAATACAAACCGATTGTCTGAACCTCTCCACTGAAAAATGTTCTGCAAAGGATCATCCACTACGAAAACATTCTTGTGCTTTGCACCAATCAATTTCAAAATTTCATACTGTACTGCATTTGTATCTTGCATTTCGTCTGCCAGAATAAATTGGTATTTATCCTGACAATAAGCCAATCCTTTTTCATTGCTAACCAGTATCTCATAGCACTTGGTAAGCATATCATCAAAATCTAACTGGTTATGTGCGCTTTTGTAATCCTCGTATTTCTTATAAAATTTCCCGAACTTTTCTCTCGTATCTGGCTTTTTCATCTGATTTTTCTGCACAGAAATGTAATGCAAAATTTCCGCTACTTCCTCACCATCGACTTCCTTGGTTCGATAAACAGACTGCATAATCTCTTCGATAATCTTAACCTTTTTCCAATCGGCATCTAAAATTTCAAATTGCTCTCTTGTAAACTGTCGAACAATCCTATATCCAAAAGAATGGAATGTTTCAATGTTAATGAAATTTACATACTCAGGAATCATTTTAGTCAGACGCTCGATCATATTCTCTTTTGCCTTTTTGCTAAATGTAATTGCTAAAATCTTTCCCGGCTCTACATCATATTCATCAATCAACTTTACAATTCGATTTACAAGAACCCTTGTTTTGCCACTCCCTGCGGAAGCGATCACATTACAACAACCCCTATAAAAATCAACCGCCTCTTGCTGTACTTTGCTTAATTCCATAATCGACCTCACTTATTCATCCACATATACGATATGAAAACCGTATTTCTCTTGCGCTTTTTCTTGATAAGATTTCTTACTTGCTGATGGCAACTTATCTCTTACATCCTCTGCGGCAGGATTTAGTGTCAAATCGGAAAGATGCTTAAAATGCTCAATGTAATTGTCGCATAGCTGCTTTTTCTCAGCCCGATTCTCAGCATTGGTATCCAAAATATATTTTAGAGCCATACCAATCTCTTTTCGCCGCTGGGGGATGGTCATATCCGAAAAACTTTTCAGCGTTTCTTTACACCTTGCCGTATCGACTTTCCACAATTCGAATGCTCTACATACGAACCAAATTCCATGCTTTTGCAATAATGCAGATAATTCAGAATTGTACCTCGCCGCCTTTTTACCATACCACTTTTCACTATTTGTTCGAATACCAGCTTTACGGCTGGCGATCTCGTCTAATTCGGAATACAATTTCATTTCCTCTTTAGTCGCAATACGAACCTCGCCCTTTTTTACATAAATCTCTGTACCTTCTACATCAACTCGCTCTGGCATTGTACCGATCATATGAGTTTCATTGTAAATTACACAGTTCATACTTGCCAGATATTTAATGCACTGCCGAATATAATCATCAATGCGGTTATCTGCCTTATTGAAATACTCAGATACAATCTGAAGGGGGATACCCATATCAGTATTGACCGCCTCCTGATTGAACTTCATCATGTTATAATTTCCAGTGATCAGAGAAACATCGGCAGCTATATCCATAGAGGTTATCACTGCTCTGCGATTCTTTTTATCATCGCCGTATAAAACACGGTAAAGCATCAGCGGCGCAAGATACTGATAAATCCCCTTATGAATTTTCGCATCACTCAAAGTCTTTGGATAAGAAAAAACCTCTGTGACTACATATTTCTTCTTCTCAGCATCAAACTCATAATCACAATATCTTGCCAAAGTATCAAGAAACATACTCCGATGTTTGCCGCTGGCGAATTTCTCTTTTCTGTGATATGACTTCTTTTGAGCATCAGTACATATCTTGTCAACCAGCGTCACTTCGTTGTATTCTCCCTTTTTCAACCTGACCAGATTTTCACTAATTTCAATCATCTCCTTCAATTTTGGTAAGTTGCCCTCCAACTGAAAACGCTTGAAACGCCCATATTTATGCTTGTTTCAAAGGTTTTGCCTATGTACCAAAATCCCATAATAATATATATACTTATTATGGCAAAACGGTACACACAGAAATCCCGCTAAAACACCATTGAATTGGGCTTTTTAGCCGTTTTTTCAAAAGAGCAAAAATACAAAATCCCACAAATATGGTCATTTATATTCATGAGCATTGCCGTAGGCGATGCGAATGACAGTGAAGGCAACCAGCCGTAGGCTGTGTTGTCGAGCTGCAAATCATTCTCTCGCCTCAAAGAGCATTCGCCTCTACAAAATCATCCATCTCGGACTGACTGCGCCCTATATAGTGATAGGTAGTTTTTACATTGCTGTGCTTCAAAAGCTGAGATACCATTACCTCGTCCTCAGTATGGGTACTATTAGTAATAATATGATAGGGCATTGTCTTACGCAACGAATGAGTTCCAATCCGCATATCAATTCCCAACGCCTCAACTGTACGCTGAAGCATTCGCCGCATCCCATCTACACTCATATGTTCGTCATGGTTATTCAGTTTCGGGAACAACCAGTCAGACATACGGTATTCTTTCAAAGTATCAAAATACAGCTTTAATGCTTCCACTGTCTTGCTGTTCAGCAGGATCATAGAACGCTTTCCAGTCTTTTGTTCATGATCAAAGATAATATGAGTTTTAAAAGTACCGTCCGCATTCAATACATCTCGAACTCGCAGCTCAACAATATCTCCGCATCGTCTGGCTACATTTAAAGATAAGACGAAGTACGCATAGTTTCTAATACGAGTATTACCGTGTCCCTTTGTAGTAAGGAAATACTGTTTAATACGCTCAATATCATCCAGTGAACGAATAGGTTCCACAGGAGTCTTGTTCCGATGATCGCTCTCAATATATTCCTGATCTACAATAGGAGCCGTTACACTCATGGTCTTATTCTTTTGTTTTTCCAGTGCTTTTTCCAGCCAAGGCGCAATCTCAATTACGCAGCTTCCATCTACTTGATATTTTGTCATCGTGATCTTCTCCTTATTTTCTTGCATATCTTGTTATCTGCTTTGTGAATGAAAATCCTATAAACTAAAGGATTTCCGCACTATTATTGTACCAAATTTCAAGGCGTATGTCAATAGGTACCTTGCATTTCCTGTTATTTATTTTTGTGAATAATTTGTGATCATCGGATGAACAAATCGAGAATGACCATAGTTATGGTGATTTCAGGAGTTTAGTTAGTTCGGTGTGAGAGCTGCTGGACTGGATTTTGAGATCGGATGATAGGGCAATATTGCGATAATTATGGGGACTTTACGATGCACTTCCCGATCAATCGTTTTGAAAAATGTGCTGCGTAGTTTGAGCAGATGTACTCTGGCTGCTGGACAAAAACAAAAACCGCAAAAAGTGGAAAGTACCGCCCTTCATGATCAACAAAACGGCGGCGGCGTATATCTTCCCTTATTTATGGGCGTTTTGTTCGCCTTACACCAAAAACCGAACAAATGCGGATATAAAGCCCGATCCGCTTCAGGTTTAACCAGTAACACGCAAGGCGCAGCCAATCCCACTATAAACGCAAGGCGGCGCAGCTCTTTTATTTTCGCCGTATTCAATCGACAAAAGCCCGTATATTTTAAAGCGGTCACTAACTCAAAATATAGTATAGTCAAATTGCACAAAACAGCGCAATAAAAAGCACTGTATTTTTACATCCAATTTTACAATTTGTTCTTGCATTTCTGGTTATTATATGCTATACTATAATCACAAAAGGAAAACAAAAGGAGATCAAACAAATGGGATACTTCGAAATTAAAAGCGCAATGCAAGCCGCCGCAGCGCAGCAAACAAAATATAATAAAGCCGCTTGCAATGGGATCATGAATGCAATCTTTAATTACTATATGGTAACTATTAATTATTATGCTGAAGATTGCATTAATACATTTAACCGCTTTTTGAATACTGGTATTCTTTCCTTCAGCAAATAACCATAAATGCAAGTAACAACAGAAGGAGCGGAAACAATGCAAAATGTTTATATCATGTATGAAAACGGCGTAAAACTTCATCATTCAAAAAGCCTTGAAAAGCTGATCAATTACACGACAAAAACCAAAAACGCAAAAATCTATTATAACGGCGTTTTGATATGGGTACAAAATACCGCCGAATATTACAGCGGCAACAAATAACCAGAAATAAAAGAACAACGGAAAACGGAACAACGGACAAATAAAAAGGAGTGTAAAAACCATGCTAAGAAGTAACAGCAAAAAAGTTATTGAGAAAATACACAATTATATCATTAACGGCGTTGATCATGAATACTTCGAACTTGAAGCCGATCCCGATTTTAACACGGCTTGCAAACTGATTTTGACGGCTTGCGAAAATGAAAAGAGATATAGCCGCAGCCGCTCAGGTTTTGAAACCTTTAAAGACTGGGCGCAAGGTTTGCCTTCTGCATTTAATACCATGTATTACTATAATGTTTCCGCTGTTGATATGCTGGGCGCATGGCTTGAAGAAACTGAAAGCGAAAAAGCAAAATACAGCGAATGCGAAGCCGAAGAAATGATCACAAAATTGATTTATAGGGAACTGACGAAAGGAGCGGCGAAAGCATGAAAACCATTAAACAAAAAGAGATCAAAAACCTTGTAAAGCTGGGCGCAACCGTTGACATTACCGCCGAAGAAGGCAGCTTGACCAGATACAGACGGCTTGACCCTATCGCCGTTAGTCGTGGCAAATATGGCATGAATGGCGGTTTACTGAAGGATAATCAAACAGGCGAACTATACGCAATTACAGCACGAAGCAGCGCATTGTTTTATTACTTTTAAAGGAGCGTTTACAATGGTATATTACAGGATCAAAAAAGAGTTTGACCAGAAACGGCGCAAGGTTTGCCGCATGAAAGGAGATTAACAAAATGGAGATTGCAAAAGCCTGTTACAGCGTTTCTAAACTGAGAGCCGCCGCCGATATGGTAAAGGCTATTAATTGGAGCGTAAAACGCAAAAACGAACACTTCGCAAAATATACAGAGATTGCGAAAGTTTACCAGTATGCAAGCGATAATTTAAACCGCTGGTTATTTGATCCAGAAATTGAATTGAAGGAATACAGACAAGCGGCGTATAACCATAAAGCATATAAAGCGGAAGAATTAAACAAAATGCTTCGCCGTCAGTATAGATATATTTGCAATGAGTTAAACGCAATTTTAACGGCTATTAATAGCGGCGAAGTAGATAATTGCGAATAATAACCAGAAAAGCAAGAAAGAAATTTGATATTGATTGTTTGACATTGAAAAAGATCGAAGGGAGAAAATAAAAATGGTACATACTGAGTATATCGGCGCAAGAATGCGTTACAGAGCAGAACAGAGAGCAAGACGGAGAAAACACGCATTGACGATTATGCGCAATGTTTGCGGCGTGGCGGCGTTTGTGTTCTTTATGTTGGTATTTGGAAAAGCTGGGGCTTCCGATTGCGGCGCAGCTTGGGAAGAAATCTTTCCTTCTACCTTGTATTTTACCGCTGGTTTTGTTGTTTCGGTTTTGGCGGTGGAATGGCTAGAAAGACTCAGATAAAAATATTTTGAAAAAATTGAAAAATGTACTTGCATTTCTGGTTATTGTGTGGTATAATAAAGAAAACAGAGAAAAGCGGAACACGCTTTTAAAAATCAGACAATAACAAGAAATGCACGAAAAAGGAGCAACGGAAAAATGAAACGCTATTACATTAATAAAGCGGATACGGAAAAAGTAATTGACCAGATCACGGCGGCGCAGCGGAAAGCAAATAACTTTTGTAATGTAGCTGTAAAGCCGTACAAGGGCAAGAAATACGATCCAGAAAATACCGTTGTTGTCGTTGTCGGATAAACATTAAGGAGGATGGAAAAAATGAAAGCAGTAAATATCCAGTGGGATACAGACAGAGATCGGGAATTGTTAAAGGAACTTCCCACAGAGATTGACATTCCTGATGGAATGGATAATGAGGACGAAATCTCCGATTATATTTCAGATGTAACAGGATTTTGTCATTATGGTTTTGAATTGGAGGAATAAATCATGGCAAAGAGAGCGTTTGACCTTGGAAAATTGCTGAAGGTATCCCATAAGGAAGTCTGCTATGAGCAGGATGGAGAAACCATTTATCTCTGCGACAAGCGTGGATATGTTGGAATCCAGACCGATGATTTGACCGTTCTGGCTGATATGGCAAAGCGTGGAATTGAACTGACGGAAAAAGCTGGACTGAAACAGCAGATGGAACAGATTTTGAGAAAACATAAAGCGGAAGATATGTTTACATACATCGCAACAGGTATCCAATTCCCTTATTGGGACTCTTCCGCTGGAAAGAAAAAGACGATGACTATGTTCCGAGATCGAAATCAGGAATATTCCGTCAAGCTGGCAGACGCAGCTTATGCAGAGATTTTTGATCCTACATTTATCACTGGTGGAAAATCTTATTCCGATCCCATTATCATGATTTGCGCTGACTGTTATGGTGTGGTAATGCCAATCAGAGCAAACAGACAGTACACAGTTGACCAGAGGGACGATGTAAAACACTTGCTGGATTATTTCAATAATCTTCGCTGACGGAGGAAAACAATGAAACGAAACAAGAAATATGTGTTTCTCACGGCTGAGGAACTTGCCCATAAACTGACTTTTGGAAAAAAGAAATCTTATGATTTTACTTTTGATGACGCAGAGAGCATCGCCAGCGGTTACGAGCCGACAGGCTGGTTTGGAATTAAGCTGATGCAACTTTTTGATGGCTATCTCCCGAATTGCCTTGCAATCGGTTATTGGGGCGGTGGTGATTTGAAAGTTTATAATCTGGAATGGGATTATGAACAGGCAGACCATGTAACGAAGGCTGAACATATGGAAAAGCTGATGGTGAAATATATCAATGAGTATTTTGCCGACAATGACGCAACGATTGCTTGTGTAGAACTGTAATGGAGGATCATATGAACTGGATCAATGAGATTATCGACCTTGCAAGAACTTATCGTGGGCTGGAAGAGCCTGAAATCGGTATCAATGAGAATGCACAGACCATTGCCCTGTTTGATTATCAGGAAATCAATGGAGCAGCCGTACATAAGATTGATATTTGCCCGATCCGAGTAG